GTCTCCATCATCACTATGTTCGTCTCCATCATCACTATGTTCGTCTCCATCACTCATCTCGTCGTCGATCATAACTTTGTCTTTATCGCCGATACCAGCCTTATTCATTTTATTCCGTCTCGAACTGGACTGCGTCTTTATTGAACCGTCCTCTTCATCAAATTCGATGTTACCAACAATCTCATTATACAGCGCGGATATTTTTCCGTACATGTTGTTCAACATCATTTTATGATTTTTGTTGAAGAATTCTATGTTCTTTACATACATGTCAAGTTGATTCCGTATGCTGTTATTGTTGGTCTCAAAACTATGGAGGAAATTATCCAGAAAGAAACCGCTGTTTGACAACTTTAGATGCTTATCCTTAATTTTGTCCTTCTCTATGCAGTATGAATTTAACTTCTTAAGTATACCAATCACTCGAGCGTTGACACTTAGAAGTGTTTCACTTCCGTAGTCATAGTATTCATCAAGGTCTTTGTAGATAGGTAGCTCATTATCATCATTTTTAATCCCGGTTAAGAAGACGGTGTCTTTCATTTTTTCTGTTATATATCGCATTGTCAATTCGCATAGTTTGTAGTAGTCGCCGTATATACGATTGTTGATAAGTTTTATCATATCCATAAGATTTTTGTATTGGTTGTGGAATATTTTATATTGGAAGTTCAAGAAGTCAAGTCCAAATATGTAAATTGGGTCATGGTTGGAATTTGTAAGGTCGTCATAAACGTCTTTTAGTTTTTTTATTTTTGTGTTGATATTATCAAATTTCACTTTTACTTTGTTCAGAATCTGGATGATTTCACCAAAATCGTGTCTGAGATTATCAATTGTCATAATATATTGAAACATAAAATATATTATAAATCTACTGTATATGAACCCAGAATTATCTCAAAATAATGTTAGGATAGATGAAAAAAGATTGAATGGATGGACGATTGAACACGAGAATGTATTTATTGAGTGGTCTGATAAGGCGATGTGTTATAGGTGGCTACACAGTAAGTCTTATAAAAACTATAGCTTTAGAAATGCTTGGTTTACAATTCCTGTTATTATAATGTCGACTGTTACCGGAACAGCCAACTTTGCTCAAGATAAATTTCCTCCGGAATATAAGGTGCTTGCGCAGATGCTTATAGGAGGAATAAATATTATTGCTGGGATTATGACGACTATCCAACAGTTCTTGAAGATAACGGAATTGAACGAGGGTCATCGAGTGAGTGCTATATCATGGGGTAAATTTGTTAGAAATGTAACTGTGATACTGGCTAAGAGTCCGGTTGAGCGCGAGAATACTCCAATAGAGTTGTTAAATAGGTACAAGGAAGAGTTTGACCGTTTGATGGAGATAAGCCCTGACATAGAAGATAAAGTTCTGATTAAGTTTAAAGAGGTGATATATAACAAGGAGAAGGACGATGATGACGGATTGTGTGACATGTTATTTCAATACATATGTATATGTGGGGCGTCTGGTGGACCTGATGCTAAGAATGCTGAGATTCAGGGACTCCAATCAGTGCCAAGTTCTTCTTCACCAAGGACACCTGGTAGTAAAAATAGTTCTGGTGACGATAGTGGAAGTCTTGACGAGTTTGCCAAGGAGCTTAAGCGGAAATATAAGTTCAAGAAGCCCGAGATATGTGGTGAGTTCGTGTCTGTTGCTGAAAATCGTCATCCGTGGTATAAGAATGAAAAGATTACAGAGGTGGTAGAGCGGATCGAGGAAGTTGTCGAAATCACTATGGATTATAGTCCATATATCCAAATGGTGAACTATAAAATAGACAGTTTTAAGAAAGTTCGTGGAAGAGACCCACTTATGATGGAAATTAGAAATAATATGAAGGGTGATATGAATGATGAAATACTTGAACACATCCTGTCCAAGTTGCCGCATCGTCTTGGAATTACTCCGAGTAATGTATAATTAAATTATATATTGATGTATTGATGTAATTTGAACTAATATATTGTAAACTTAAATATTAGTTCAACCTCGTTTGAAGCCAAAACTGAATCCCCCATGCCTTCGGTTTCTTGGATTATTTGCGACAGGTCTTTGTGGTTTTATGGGTGTGATGGGTGATGAAATTATGTTGTTACTGTTTACATTATTTGTATTGGTATTTGTATTTGTATTGGTATTATATTGGTTGGTTTGTTTAATATGTTCGGTTGCTCTTTTTGGAGATATATTTGATGTAATCATGAGGTCATTTTTTTCTCTCATGTCTTTTTCTATAATGTTATTATCATCGTGACTGGATTCGGTTTCAAATGATGTAATATTCAATATAATGTGTGGTGTTATGACGTCTGATATTTGAATATTGGTTTGAATATTATGTAGAGATGAAATACCGGTTGTTCCATCGTCACCGATAAACAACGACGGTATATTTTTATCTGAACTTTTTTTGAATGTATCGAATAAGTGCAATATTCTATTGTCTCCAATATTGAAGAAATTGTTTCTACTTATATATTTCCCTGCGCGTTTCAGTCTATTTTGAACCGCATTATCTTCGAACCCCCAGCCCCAGTAGTTTGGGAACCCATTAATTGACTCGAAATCGAGACAGGTCATAGATACGATTCCACCCAGGGCATATTGGAACCCATAAAAGTGCTTTATTTTTCCAATAGTTGTTTTATAGTCAATAATATCTTTAATATATGGGACACAATCGATGTCGTTGAAAACCATAGTGATGCGCTGGTATGTTTCGGGATATTTTGTTTTCAAATATATTAATCCAAAATTCTTCATAGCTCCACGATTGAATGTTCGTTTATCAACCTGGTGACAAAAAATAATGTCATATGTTTCCCTGGCATGGTCTTCGAGTATGTATTTCATATATCTCAAGAAGAATTCCTTATGAGCCAATCTGTCCCTATATGGGACGATAAAAACGATGTCTGGGGTGACGTCCATCGTTATATTATAGAATATAGTTGGATAAATTATCATCGTTTATACTTTAATAGGATTGAATTTGGGATAAGGCTATTCTCTATCACATACATCTTTTTGTAACATTTATTTATTGTGACTTCGCTTATATCGCTTATTTTGTGAACATCGTGTTTGGATATGTTTAAATCACATGTTTGTCCCACAAAATATACGATCCCCGCTGCTATGGAATTGGGTGTATTTTCAGGTATTGATCCAGTATCTTGTATTTTGGTAGCAACGAACATACATAGTCGTGTGAGCTCGTTGTTAATATTAAGCTTGCTACAGTATCTTTCGATGAAAGAAAGGGGTCCTGTTTTGCACAATATTGTTTTATCTTTATCACCCTCCTCGATTATATTCACGATGGAGCATGCGTTTTTACAACCTTTTGTGGCGCTGGTTTTATCTAAATTAAATATCCTGGCTATTTCGGTAGATGTTCTGGGAGTATTGTTTATTCGAAATGATATATAAATTGATGCTGCGATGATTCCATCTCGATTAACGCCCCTAAATGTTTGGTGTTCTGATATTTTTTTATGATATATGAATGCGTTGTCAATTATTAATTTGCTCACACCAGATTGCTGAGCCATCATATTTATTCGTTGAAACTCATCATATAGTGATTTTTCCTTATATGGCATCGATTGCCACTCGGTGTACCTACGTATCTTTCTCATTTCGTAGCTCGAATTATTTCCACCCATGACCTTACATGAGTACGAGCTCTCCCTCAGTAGTGGGTTTATTGGCATACCACATCTCGTTGGGTCGCTACCACCGGAGTCATCCGCACCATAGAACCGCCATTCGGCTCCCTGGTCGATAATATCAGTATAAATTATAGCACACTTGGGATTTGTACATGATAAGAATCCAGTTTCGTTGAATACAAGGTTGGTGTTACAATTTTCACAGAATTCTCTTTCCCCAGACGACCTATATATACACTCCATCTGGTTATTCTTATTGGGTTCTATTTCACTTTGAAACTTATTCCACATATCAGTCCTCTTGCCTCGCGTATTCTTTTTTGTTCCTCTGGTGGTTGAGTACGGCATATCCATATTTCTAAGTAAAGTTATTAAAATGTATTATCAATTTTATTTTATATCATTTATATATATTGTTATGGGTAACGCGATGTCTGCAATTAATTCTAATGGTCCCGATTTAAGCGATGAGTTGATGAAAAAAAATAATGATAATGCTACCGACATAGTTAAATTAATTGATGCGGTCGTTGCAAGCGAGCTTTTAAAATTAACAATTCCTGATATGGAGTCTCTTTTGGACGAAAAATTCTGTAATAATGTTGAGATTCTTACTGCCAAGACGTTTCGTAAGAGATTAAGTATGCATGAGGTTGATGTTATTGTTCAAAAGGTAAAAAATGGTGAAAAAGTTGATCAACGGGAAACAAACGACGTAGCTGTTGTTTTTCACAAGGACGATAAACATATGACGCCACGTGAAAAGTTTTTAAAAAAACAACATTGTCATAGTATAGCAAAATTCTATATAAAACTTGCTCACCTTTACACAGCAATTATGAAGACGGTTGATCCTCAATTTGATTCACCTGGAGCTGGTGGGAGTGATACAAAAGATGTTTTTCCTCTGTATGGGATAAATGATGATAGTTTGGACGGCAAGAACAAAAACAACGAGGCTCGAGATGTCGACCTAAATGATAGGTTTAACGGTTTCTGCTATCAGCGCGTTAGAGAACTTATACGGTTAACAGTTCAAACATACAAATTGATACAAAAAGAACAGGATGACAAAGAGGATGGGGGACTATCTGGAGGAGCTATGGGTACGGGTATGGGTATAGGTGATTTCATGAATAAATTACCTTTTTTCGGTACAGAAAAATCACCAAAAGAGACAGAATCAGTATTAGCACCAGTACCGAATCTAGACCTAGACACATCTGCGAAACCACCACCATCGCCACCATCAGTAGCAGCAACCGAATCAGCACCAGTACCAGTTCCAGCAACCGAATCAGCACCAGTTCCAGCAACCGAATCAGCACCAGCACCAGTTCTGGCATCAGTAGCAGCAACCGAATCAGCACCAGTACCGAATCTAGACCTAGACACATCTGCGAAACCACCACCGCCACCATCAGTAGCAGCAACCGAATCAGCACCAGTACCGAATCTAGACCTAGACACATCTGCGAAACCACCACCGCCACCATCAGTAGCAGCAACCGAATCAGCACCAGTACCGGTTCCAGCAACCGAATCAGCACCAGTACCGGTTCCAGCAACCGAATCAGCACCAGCACCAGTTCCAGCACCAGTTCCAGCAACCGAATCAGTTCCAGTTCCAGTTCCAGCAACCGAACCAGTTCCAGTTCCAGTTCCAGTTCCAGTTCCAGTTCCAGAACCAGCAACCGAACCAGAGCCAGATTTAGAAGTAACTCCATCCAATTTCCAAACATCACAATATGATAAAAACATGGGTAATGAACAACCCAAGTGCACGTTTGGAAAACTCGAACCTGATTTTGGGGCGCTCGAAAAACTATATAAAACTAGGTTTAATACTGATCTTCGCGGAAAAACAACCGAAGGATCTTCAACAGCGACTGAGTATAAGCCCAAATACGTAATGACAGATGAAAGCACAGAAGATAAACAAAAAATACTTAACGAGTTTTATGAAATATTTTCGGGGAAGCCATATGAGGGTGAGGACAAACTCACAAAGTTTAGTCAAATTAAGTTGATGGATTTTAGTGCACGCGATATATGTAAAAAGGATCTTGAGCGAATAAAACCGGAATCTCTTGATAGTAGTGCGGTCCAATCGAAAATATTGGACTACGCTTCGTTTATACGAGGTATGTTGTCGGACATAAACACCAAATACGAGAGTTTAATTCAAATATTACATAAATTATTTATGTTCACCGATGACGATAAAGTGATTGTCCATCCCGCGTTGAATGATTTAGAGGATGTTGATTCTCTAACTGGAACTGGACGAGAATATAATTTATCTGTTCTTGTCACCGAGACTCGTAAGATAATTGAGTCTATGTATCTTGATTGTGAGAAGAATTTCCAGATTGGCGTTCAAAAATTTGAAGATATCAAGGAAGAAATATTGAATCAAGATAATATGACAGATGAATAATAAATAATTATCTGGTCGCCAATTAAAATAATATATTTGCTTATATTATAATGGGTATGGGATTACGCAGAACTTTCACGGGCGGTAAACGCACCAAGCAGCAGAAGAAGCAGAACAACAAGACACGCAAGGGCGGTAAGAAGCAGATGAAGAGCCGCAAGCAGCAGAAGAAGAGCCGCAAGCAGCAGAAGAGCCAGAAGCAGCGCAAGTAAGCGACTATTGATTTAACATAATCAAAATAATCAAAATAATCAAATCAGTAATAGATACGAATTGATTATTTACAATAAAACATTTTTTTTACTCCAATACACAGACGCACATATCAAGACATGCGTAAAAATAGGATTTTGTGGAAAAGGACATTCTGGATCGGTTGAATGATGTATAAATTTATTTCATTATTTCATTATTTCTATACAAGACCCAAACCCCTCAGCCATTGGATTATATAATTCAGGTCTTAAATGATACAGATATGTTAACGGATATTGTTCATTAAATTGATCTGATCCTCTTATTTTATGGGTTCCATTATTTACATTTTCAAATAATTCATCGACTAATTCATAAAATATTTTTGCGTATTTTGGTACAAAATCTTTATGCATAATAAACGCGGTTGCAGTAACTAATGGAGGCCATTTACCATTATTCATTTTATTATCATTTTTAACCGAACAATTTATTTTATTTTTATCTAATAAATTCATTTTTTCTACATTTGGCCACATATCACATGGTACATCTTGTCTTCCTAGTCGATATTTACATAATGTAGCATCATACCAACAAATCCAATCACTTTTAATATCACCTTCTTTTATAGCTTTTAAACATAGATTTATTTTTTCCATCCATAATAACCATAATTCTTTTGAGGGACACCAATTACTTCCGTAATGTATGCTTTTTCTCATATTAGGGGAAAATTTATATGTGGAAAAATCGGCTATATCATATTTAATAAATGTTGTATTTAAATCTTTTCTTATTTCAGAAACTTTATCCCTTATTTCATCATCGCTATAAAAAAATATAAAATCGGATTTCAATAATAATGTCTTCTTCATATGTTGAATTTGTGCTGTTGCACCACCTTTAAATTTATTACCAACCGACCACCAAGCAGAAACACATGTAATGCTCATATACATATCGTAATGTTTATTTTAATAATGACGAACGTATTCGTGGTTTATCAAAAAACAATACCCCCACGTTTCAATACAATCTTTCCAATTAAGTGAGAGAATGTCGTACCAATAGGCGAGGCACTTGGCATATAATATTTGGACTTCGTCATGTATATAAATTCTCTGTCAACATTTTCATAATGAAGTGATAGTGGGTTGTATTCGTTTTCAACAAGCACATTAACCTCGAATCCCTCGCTTTTGAAAAAGTCCGTCATACATTCTAAATACTTTATATTGTGTTCCAAACACTCTGGATTTTCGGCATGTTTATGGAACATATTTCCAATTATTGTTACATTTTTCAGTCCATATTTTCTAATATCAATCACCTTTTTTTTATAATGGTCTATCGTATGTACATGTGTTGATATGATGGGTATAGTTACATCTTTATAAATAAAATCTCCGTGGTCTGGTCTGGACGTGCCAATAACATCCCCCATGCGTAAATGTACGATTACTTCGTCTTCATCTGGAAATTTTCGTTCGAATTTGAGCGTGTCCTTGTTGTCCTCTTCATATTCATTTATGATGGTATTTATAATATCTATATTTGTTCTCCAACCGTGAAATCGTCCAGGTACAGTAGTATAATTATATTTTTTAGCGTATCTATCTCCCAAAGAACCAGGAAAACGAGTATTAATACCTGACCAACAGGTTTCGCACCCTAATTTCTTACCACCACTCATGATATTTGAAATTCTGTAATGAACTGTCCCTATATTTGGTGACAAATTCATGAATGCTAATTATATATATATATATATTATATAGTTTTATTTCTTAAATGGGCGCATTAAGTCGTCTTTATAAATGCCTGTCGGTGCGTATGAGTTAGTTGATTTAAAGTTATGTTTTTGTGTGGGTGTATTATTTCCATATGGCATATTTGGTCCGGTAACCTTCTTAGAGTTCACTATAAATGAGTTAGGGTTCGGGTTTGATTGGTGGGTTTCTTCTGGTCGGGGTTCGTGTTTATTTATCATGCCCCCGTTACCATCGACTACCATACCAGTCCTCTTTTTTATTTCATCGCGAACATATGTGGGTACCCAGTGTTTCCAACTTATAAACATAAGATTTGGATGAATATACTTGGCTGAAAATCCGTTGTCGTGAAGTTTCTCGAGTAAGTATGCGATACATGCTCCGTGGTCATATTTCGGGATTCCTATGATTATTTCTGGAACAACATACCAACAAAATTGGTTGTCGATACTCTGTCGAGAAGTTGTTTTGATCCTCACATGTATGCGAGCCAATAGCTTCTTATAAATTGATAGTTTATTAAGGTCATAGTTCTTTTTCTTTTCATATAGTTCGTCGATGTCTATTTGTTCGCTGAATTCCTCTTCATTTAACTTGTTTAAATCGAATATTGTGGTCATAATAATAGGTTAGAATAATATTTTTAAAATAAATCTCAATCGTATGACGATAAAACATCTTGTTATTACTGGTGGGGGTCCATATGGGTTTTATTCATTTGGTATTCTCGGGCATCTCAAAAAAATGGGTTTTTTTGATTCTGAAAATATAGAAACGATTCATGCTACTTCGATTGGATGTATTGTGGGTCTATTTATGGTAATGAAAAAAACATCGTATGACGAATTGAAAGAATATGTTGTTAACAAACCGGTTGTTGATTTATTGGCGCTTACCACAGACCATATATTTGATATGTATTCTAAAAAAGGAGTATATGATAGTGTGTATATATTCAAAAATATATTGGAACCGATATTTCATGCGGAGGGTGTTTCACCTGAAATAACGATGGGTGAATTTTATGAAATTTATGGGGTGAGTCTAAACTTTATGTGCACCGACATAAATAATGATTTTGTTGAATATTGTATATCACGCAACACGCAACCCGATATGCCGGTGTACAAGGCGATTGCTGCGTCTGCGAGCATCCCGTTGGTGTTTTATCCGGTTACTTTGGAAAATATGTGTCTTGTTGATGGAGGTGCGGTTTGTAATTATCCGATGCAGTATCTCTTGAGTAGCGAACCCGATTACGTTCGAAGTGAGATTATCGGGATAAAGAATAATTATATTGATCCTCCCAAAGTAGTTGTAAACCAAGAGTCGACTATATTAAATTATATACATGCGTTTGTAGATAAATTAATGAATAAATTGGACTCTCGGCATAATCATGTGGAGTACGATCCGTTGATGGGTTCTGTTCCTCACGAAATATCAATTGACATAACTGGTGTGATTGGGTTATTGAATACTGATATAATGAATGACCTTGTAACGAATAAAGATTCCCGTAGTAAATTAATAACAGATGGGTTTGATATTGCTGACATTTATTTGAAATCGATTCAATTTACAAGTTCTCAACATGATAATGATATACACAAACATAAAGAAAATGAAGAAAATGGGGAAGATGAAAATGAAAATGAACATGGGGAAAATGAACATGGGGAAAATGAACATGGGGAAAATGAACATGGGGAAAATGAACATGGGGAAAATGAAAATGAAAATGAACCTGGTATATGTTGAGTCTTTCAGTTTCCGTGCGCGCTATACAAACCTTTTAACAAATTCCTCGATTGTGTCGGGGTCGGGTTTTGTATCATATAGAAAATGTTCTCCGTCCTTATCAAGTATGATAGTTGGGTACCCTTTAACTTTATATTTGTTAATAAGTGTTTTAATACCATCTATTTTGTTGTCGGTGCAATCAATTTCCTCTATAGAAACGATTGTATTGTTAACTGACATTTCGTCTCCGTGTCGTAGTTTAAATTTATTCCATGGACCACCTTCTTCCTTTGCTCTGGTACAATGAGGACACCAATCGGCATAGAAGAAGTAAAGAGTAGCGTCACCTTTTTCTTTGTTGTTTGAACCACATGTTGATGGTTCATGTTCCTTGTTTGATACGATTCCTTCGCGCATTCCTGATAGATAATGATAAATTAAATATATTATAATTACTAATGGGAGTACCAATATAACGGTTGCTATCTTATTTGAATACGTTGTCTTCACAAAAAAGGATGTTATTTTTTTAATGGTGTCGCTAATGTTTTTCATATGTATATACAATGTGTATAGATTAAAATGTTAAATATTTTTATTTGTAAATCAAATTAATAAATCAAATTAATAAATCAAATTAATAAATCAAATTAATAAATCAAATTAATAAATCAAATTAATAAATCAAATTAAAGGTTATTATCTATATATATCATGTTATTTAGAAACAGGGTTGGTATGTTGGTAAATATCGAGCGAAATAGTCATACTACCGACATGGATTATTATTTGAAAATATGTGAGCTTTATAAACCTCCCACAACTGACATAGTGGATGATATAAAAGAATCCCATATATTCAAGTATATCATGAATTTGATATAATTTAGTTTCTAACTATATTGTATGAGGTCGTCAAGCAATATAGTTAATATTCGTTTAAGGAAAAATAAACACACTCGACGCAATAGAAGCTCGAAACATGTGGGCTCAAATATACGATTAAAAGGTGGTGGTTTGACCAGACACAAGAATCGTATGTCTAAAAAAAGAGTATATGACCAGGAACATTATCATAGTGGCGATGGTATGTTAACGAATGTATGGGGACCCAGTTTATGGCATGTTCTACATACGATGAGTTTTAATTACCCGGTCGAACCAACTTCTGAACAAAAACGACAATATAAAAAGTTCGTATTGGATCTCCAATACGTTCTCCCGTGTAAATATTGTAGGATAAATTTGGTATCTAATTTAAAGGATATGCCTTTAACGAATGATTGTATGAAAAGTCGGAACACGTTCAGTATGTATATTTATAATCTACATGAGGTTGTTAATAAAATGCTTGGTAAAAAATCGGGACTTACATATGATGATGTTAGGGAACGATATGAACATTTTCGTTCAAGATGTGGAAAGAAGAAGGGGAAACTTTTTAAATTTTCTGGTAAAAAAACAAAAAAGCATCGGGGATGTACGGAGCCGGTTCATAAAGTGAAAAGTAAGGGGGTAATTCATATAGTTCCACAGAATACAAAATGTGACTCCATTATTATCGACAATAAGTGTGTTGATGTGAAATAATATCCTAATATCGTTGGAAAACAACGATTGTCACACCAATCAACTTTATGTGTCACCACCGAACATGTCGTCAATTAGGGTATCAAATGTATAGTCTCTCTTCCACCCCATCTCTTTAATGGCTTTCGATGGATCTCCCAGCAACAAGTCTACTTCACATGGTCTAAAATATTTTTCATTTATCTTTACCAGTATACGAGACGTCTTTTTATCTAATGCCATCTCGTCTGTTCCACTCCCCGTCCATACAATATCTATATTGAATTTTTTAAAGCACCTTTGTATGAAATCGCGAACTGTGTATGTTTCACCGGTCGCCAATACGTAGTCATCTGGAGTTTCTTGTTGTAACATGAGCCACATTCCGCGCACATAATCCTTGCTATGTCCCCAGTCGCGTTTACTATCTATGTTACCGAGAGTAATACTATAATCGCTGTCCCAATCATTCATAATTTGTTTAACCCCGTTTACAATTTTCATAGTTACGAAATTTTCTCCACGTCTTACTGACTCATGATTAAACAGTATCCCGTTGCACGCAAACATGCCGTAACCTTCTCGGTAAGATTTCACCAGATAGTGGCTATATAACTTTGCGCATGCGTATGGTGACTGTGGGTTGAATGGTGTTGTTTCTTTCTGTGGGACCTCTAAAACTCTACCAAACATTTCGCTGGTTCCTGCCTGATAAAATTTTATTTTTTTCATTACTTCAGGACACGTTGTCCTGATTGACTCAAGGACCTTGAGTGTTCCTATACCATCTATTACTGACGTGTATTCGGGTATTTCGAATGATATTTTCACGTGACTCTGTGCTGCCAAATTGTATATCTCAAGAACTTCAAACCCTGGATGGTTGTTGACGATCTTGGTAAGTATATTGGTCAAAGACGAACCGTCTCCCATATCACCGTATTCGATGTTCAGTCTATCTCTAATATGGTCTATACGCGTGTGTGAAAATAGAAGGGATGTGCGTCTTACTATCCCGAAGACCTTGTATCCCTTTTCAAGTAATAATTCGGCCAGGTAAGAGCCGTCCTGACCCGTAATGCCAGTTACAAATGATAATTTCATATATTTATATATAAATATCATTTAATATTGATTACATCGCAAATGTGCTAAAATCTGAAAGAACCGGTTTTGGTAGTATATTATTTTCACTATGGACATTATTATAATTAGGAACCTTTTTGCAACTAAAAGATGGTTCGGGGCATCTCCCGCATGGGGGGCATGGTGCGTTCGACGGTTTATTAAGTAAGCTCGCCACTTCGCTTCTAAGTACGTAGAGGTCTTCGTTTCCAACGGGGATGCTATTCTTTGTGACCGCTGCGATTGATGTAGATGGGCGGTTTATAGTAGTGGTGTTTGACGGTTGATTTTTAAGTGTATCGTTGGATTTAATTGTGCTTCGGTCAACTTCTCCTCTGCGTTCGACAATAGTTGATTCAATAGGGTCTTGTAATAGGTTGTTTTCGTCGATTACATCATGGTTGTGATTTACATTTTCCATTCCCTCGGTGCCACAATTTCCACCTAAAAATGAGCACAGCACCAATGCCAATAGTAGAATAATAAATACTTGGAGGTGGTATAACTTAAAGTTGAACGCCTTCATTGATATATGTCGGGAAATTAATATTGTAATCGTATTAAATATAACGCCCAAATATATATATATATATAAAATGTCAACGGTTCCGTTTTATCAAGACGACCCAAATGTTTTGGAGATAGGTATTGATGAGGCTGGTAGAGGACCACTTTTTGGGCGCGTATATACGTCAGCGGTTATATTGCCTAAAGAATCTTTTGACTACACGCGCATGAAGGATAGTAAACGATTTTATAGTACTAAAAGAATACTCGAAGAAGAAGCGTATATTAAAGAAAATGCTCTTGCGTGGAGTGTTTGTTACCGCGATGAAAAACGTATTGACTCTATTAATATACTGCGCGCCACTATGGAAAGCATGCATAGTTGTATAAAACAGACCACCACCGAGATGGGTATTGACAGAGAGTATTTGTTATTGGTAGATGGGAACTATTTCACAGAATATATATATTTTGAAAATGATAAACTTGGTACAATCGACCATGTGACAATAAAAGGCGGTGACGATAAATATTCGTCTATCTCAGCTGCGTCTATACTTGCAAAGTGTGCGAGGGACAGATATATAGATGAGTTATGTGATATATATCCTGAGTTAAATACGAGGTACAAAATCGGTTCAAACAAAGGATATGGGGCAAAAGTTCATATGGATGGTATTAGAGAATATGGTGTAACACAGTTTCATCGTTTGTCATATCGTCCGTGTAGTGATGTCAATCTTAACACAGTTTGATTTGATTTGTTTGATTTGTTTGATTGGTTGTGTTTTCGATCACTTCTTCACAGCATGAATATACATTCTTGTTTTATTTCCAACCTTTCCGTTGAGGACATGGAAATTATATAATCCATTTTTTAAAAAATCATCGCACGCTTTTTTTAATTCGGGAATCGAGTAGTCGTCTATAATAATGGCGTCTCCAGATTGCTGATATTTTTCAACATAATTGAGTTCTAAAAGAAGACTTGAATAACGATGGTCCCCATCCAAAAAAGCAAAGTGTATTCGGTCACTTTCCCTTGTCTTAAGTATTTTATTTGTGTCACCTACATTAAATTTAATGTATTTCTTCACCAAATCTGTAAATGGTTCGATACACTCGGTTGTGGAAACTGCGCGTTTCTTTAATGCCGCACACAGACATTCTTTCTCGGTCTTATGGTCATAATGTTTTATGTCGAATGTATTGATAATTCCATTCATATTATTCTTATCTAATGTATATGCCATTATAATTGAGCTAAACCCTCGAGCAGTACCAGTTTCAAATATGTTAAACATGCCCACGTCTTTATGACAGTTTATATACTGTTCAAGAGCAAAGTGTAAAATATACCCATGTAAAAACGATACGTTGGTTATATCATTCTTTCTGATAACTTGAAGATGGTGACCGATTTCATCTATTTTTGTATGATCAACATCTGATACATCGAAGTATTGTTTAATATCATTCATTGTCGTTGAGTTATTCGCGATACCAGTTTTAAATAATTGTGCAATTTGATTCTCGGTTGGAAATGTCATGTTTATATTATTATATTATTATGTAATACATTAATGTTAACATAAATACGGATTATTTCACAATTATACCCTTCAACATCTAAAATTTTGGCGGAATTTGATAATTCCTAAAATTGAATTAAATAATGAATGTTAATTACTTACATATACTATGAAGATTCTCGTATTTGATACCGAGACTACCAATATTCTCCCAAACGATGTTCCTATCATGAGAAAATTTTTACATCACTTTCCATCTGTTGTTCAGCTAAGCTTTATATTGTACGACACATATACGAATGAGGTAATTGAATCACATGACTATGTGGTGAAGATTCCAGAACATGTCCCACTTTCTCAAGAAAGCATAGATATTCACGGAATTGACCGCGAAATAATGGAAGAACGCGGTGTAGATATAACACATGCTCTTAATGAGTTTAGAAAATGTTACTTAAAATGTAATAAACTCGTTGCCCATAACATAAAATTCGATACTACTATGATTACTGTGGAATCGATGAGGTCTGAAATCAAGTCTATTATAAATGTGATCGACCCCAATCGAAAATGTTACTGTACTATGAGAAATTCTATCGATATATGTAACATAGAGGTCACGTCCAAATCTGGAAAAACATACCATAAGTTCCCAAAACAAATTGAACTTCATAAACTTTTATTCGGTGATACGATCAACGAAGAAAAGTTACATAATTCATTTATAGACATACTGGTGTGTCTGCGTTGTTATATGATGATGGAGCATAAATTGGATGTTATTGAAAAAGACGCTGTTATTAATGAACACTTTTCCAAAATATCAAAATAATTATTTACATTACTTCCTATTTGATTGATATTAATCGTGGTTGTTTATTTCCTGACCTTTTTTTAATTTCTTTTGCGTCTAATTCGGCGATTACCGATACATATTCGTCATTTAGCTCGAACCGCTGACCAACAACATTTATCCATATACGCTCACCTTCGTTTATTGTTGAAAACTCTTTTAATGAGTAATGATGGTCTCGAGCCACGAATATTACAAGAGGTGACTTCACGTAACCATCCAGTTCGGCACGTATTCCTGCTCGCGTTACGTTCTTAACAACACATTCAATAGATGCCCCCTGAACAGGATTACATACCCGACATTCATATACAACATCAAATACAACGCTTGATGCGCGACACACACCGTTAGAATATGTTATTATTTCAACCGACCCCTCTTTTACAAATCCGTTCTCACCGCATTTCCCTTCAACCCTTTTAGATAGGATTGCCCTTATTGTATTGGAAATATTTCCACCGATATTCGATATTGACAGCGAAACTTTGCTGCTCAATATACTCTTTATGAATACATCTCCTGCCCCACCGGTCTTTTGTTTGATATTATCATGAACCAGTTTCATCTTACCACCCGTTTTCATACCACCGATGATAGTTTCATCAACCATTTCGCTCGTATTGGGTAACGACATATATATACTCTATACAAAGTATTTATATGTTTTATATATTTCAATTTTACGGCTCGCCTATATTTTTAATTTATGATAATTATCTGCGACATATTTCCATGATTGCATATGGATTTAGTTACTTCCATCACCAACTGTGTAGTAGAGTGTGACAAAGATCAAAACAATAACCGAAGTAACACCCAAACATATTAATTGGTCTCTTGCTAATCCCATGGGGTTGTTGGAATAATCTGTTGATGCGCGGTTATTGGTTGGTATCATTTTATTTACTATATCAAAACCTTTATATTCATTATATCATACCTTATTTGGTTTATTTGGTTTATTTGGTTTATTTGGTTTACTTTGCGTTCATCAAACTAATAGTGCCGCCCCGATGTGTGACTATTGTTTCAACCGGGTCTAAAAACCATCGTTTACCGAGATATTCTACTCTGTTGTAATATCGAAATGTCATCTCCATAAGAGTAGTTATTGCCTGGTCGCGATATTTGGCGGGTTTGTTAGTGAAATTAAAAAAGGGCGGATTGGGTTTTGCTGGTATTCGGTCGGGCAATATGACATTCCCCTTCTCATCACCTGTCCCATATAGGGTTTCATTTATCAACCGGCGGTTGCTCATTTTTCCCTGACTTAATACCCATACCGAGTGGCTATCTTTATTCTCCATAGCCTTTATCTTAAAATCCATACGAGATGGTATCGCAGTTTTCCCGGTCATAACTCGATACTTCATAAGTCCTACAAACTGTTCAAAGAAATTGTCTTTAAAAACGTCTGTCTGTATTTCTTTTTTATTGCGTAGTTCAGTCTTTACATATTCATTTAAAGATGCGTCTTCCACCCACATATTCTTGTCGTCGGTCAGTGCACATACTGCGTATTCTCCCCTATTTTCGAAAACAAAGTATTTTTCGTCGCCTACTTCCACGCAATATGATATGATGCATGTATATAAGCAATATGGGTAATCAGTTAATGTAACTAATGGTGAGAATTTATCCGTGTGTCGCGTATATGATTCATTCAACAACTCGATTTTATCTGTTAAAGTTGTTCGGTCAAATAAATATTCCAGTAGGCATACAGAGAGGACATCTTCTTTGAAATCGACTACCCTCTTCTTAATGACATTATATCCCAAGTACTCGACACCCCACTCAGGGTCACTTGTTATGGTCTTATTATCCTCCCTTTTATTCCATACGTCGATTGAATCGATTGAATCAAGTTCGCAGTATTCCTTGAGTTTTGTGTATTTTTTATAGAACGTTATGGCTGCGCCATCTTTGTCTTCACCTACCCCAGGCTCAAATTCTGTTTCACCGTCGACAACTATCTTTACAGATGGTAATCGTGTTGTATCTGTACGGGTAATTCGGTCATGTACACCAATAGATTCGTCCGATATTACGCGCGGTTGGTATAAATAATATTCAAGAACATTTACAATATACCCCGGGCGGTCGAATTTATCCCTAATAATAATTGCGCGGTCATTCACAATTTTTTCTAGAGCAACATCTATTTCTTCGTTGAGGAAAGGACGCTGTTCATTAATATCGGTGACGAGATGGTCTTTTTCGTATATATATTTTTTAGAGAATAATTCTTTCACGATACCAACAATTATGTCGGTGTTTATTTCAGACATTTTTTCGTCGAACGTATCTCCAGAAATATCCATTTTTAACTTTTCATCCTTATTTGAGCACGTGTATATACAGTCCTCCATATAGTCACAATTAGGTGAAAATGGTTTGTCACCCACGTCATAATCAACTACATTACCGTTGGATATTGTCTGTTTTATACTTATATCGATATTTTTCTGGGTATATCCATTCTGTTTATGATTTAAAACGCAGTCCACCGACGCCTCCTTCAATACACGAGTAACCCGACCAATCTGTTTCGCCTTTGACTGTGCTTTTCTATACATGTACATATCCGCCGTTTCACAATCGTCGTCACCCGGCGTTGAACAATACATGTATACACATGTATTTCGTTTTTCAAACTCCAACTGTCGATGGCTTCTAAATCTTACAGCTCGTCCGATAATTTGTTCGGGGCGACTGAGATTATACCAAGGGTCCATGATAAAGACATTACGAATAAACTTGAAATCAAGACTTTCTGAACCGGCTTTTGATATGAATATAACTTTGATGACCGACCCGTTCTTATTAATATCACTTGTAGCGGCAATAATTTCCGCCTTATTGTTTGGACTCAACAACCCGTCTCCTGATATTATCGCATAACATGCCTGATTAAACTGCGATGACTTCATCACTCCGGGTGATTTTTCGTTAAAATTATGATCAACTGGTTTAATATTATTCTCTTTTAAATGGGTATCATCGAAAAGTGACGGTGTCCCCGTATATCGTTTGAGTCCCATTTCCTCGAGAGCAAGTGCCAACGGAACAATTCCTCCATCAATATACTGACTATATACGATTGATACTCCATCACTTTTCTTTAGGTGTGACAATATGTCACGTGCCTTTCCGCTGTATTTTCCTATTTCGTCATAAGAGAATATCCTTCCGTATTTTTTCAAAATTTCTGGTTTATATGAGTAATTCTTTTTATAGTGTTTATCTACGTTTTTTTCAAAATTCATAACCGATTTTATTCCATTTACCCCATAAATAATGTCTCGCATACTATCATCATCATCATATGGGTTGGGAAAAACGAAATTTAGGCACTCTATCAACGGCTGCATAACAGTATAATTGTATCTTGCGTCAATATCGGTTATGTCTCGGTCGACCGTATTTATTTTTTCCATGTTTAAATCCTTTACCCGTTTATATCCATCTTTTTGGTATTCGCCCATTTTTGTAACATATAGGTCGATTGTGTCTACTCGTCCGTAAAGGGGTGCCCCGTTCATTTGTTTGGTAGGATAAGTTGTATTTATGATGGAATTACTTGGAGTGTGTAAGTTTGGGAATATTCTATATGGAAATGTGTATGGGTTTTCACCTCTTACAAACGATATGTATCCACGAGATTTCTGTGTAAGTATATCTTGTCCATTAGGGTTGAAATTCCCGTTTCTATCAAAAACATCCTTTATATAAATCTCATCTCGTCCGTCATTCAAATTCATAATGTTTAGTAACCAGATTATTTCTTTATAGTCGTTATACATCGGTGTGGCGCTTAGTAATAATAACCGCATGTTATCGCTATGCTTTATTATGTTTATCATGCTTCTTGATATTCTTTTTCCCGAATCTCCTAACCCATCGACCTTTTTTATATTGTGAATTTCATCTATGATGACCATTCTATCGTTAAATATAGTTTCCAGTTGCTTTTTAAATAGTGACACTTTAACTCGTCCGCGCACCATGCTGACAGCTTCTATTTTCTCGATATATCCAGCAAATTTCCTGTATCCCATAAATTTGTAAGATTTACTTATTATCGCCTTTATTTGGAATATTAATCGTTTCTTATCGGACTTCTTATATAGTCCGTTGATTCCCATAGGGTTCAATTGTTTTAAAAATGAATTATTTGTAATCCCATCATACGTCCATATTCCATCTCCGTCAACGAACATTAGTTTATTTTCATCAAATAATTGTAGTTCGAAATTGCTCTGTACGTTAGGGGAAGCAACAACAAGTATAGGCTTGAATCCACTCGTATTTCTCATATCCTGTCGATATTGTTCGGCAACACCGATCGATGTAAGAGTTTTACCCGAACCAAGTCCATGAAAAAGAAGTAGACTGTTATATGGCGTTGAAGATGATAGAAAGTTCCTAACAAACATCTGGTGTGGCGAGAACATCATTTTACTCTCCATCAACGTGTCACATTTAGCTTTAAATTCCTCTTCACTACTTGTTTTATAGTATGGATACCCCGTTTTCGAAAACTCCTTTTTGTTAGCTATTTTCATACTAAAGTTGGGATCTGTCATATGTGGGTACAATAAATTGTCTGTTGTTGATTCGTCTATTTCATTTTCTCTAACATCGTGTTCAACGTGACGATTTATTGCCCCATCGTCGTTTTCATATTGTTCGTTCAATTTCAACTGGTTTTCACTGATAGTGTATTCAATCTTTGTTGAATTACCCGAATCGCTGGGTTCGTCCATCATTTCAATATATACTAGCCATATATTCTATATGAATTTAATACATTATTAATATTATTTAAAATACGAAGCTTCTCTAAATTATAACACCGTATCGTACGCGCACATTCATTATATGTTTTCCATTTCATATCAGAAATCTCTGACCGCTGATATTTACTCGTGTCATCAATATCATTCATGTGTGCGATATAATATTTATGCTTGTAGTTTTTATAATTAGACCCGACGAATATCTCTTCGTATGGGATTATATTCTCAATCAACCTTATTGATCCCCGTTTGTATCCGGTTTCTTCTTCAAATTCACGAATCGCACAATCGAGGTCCTTCTCTGAATTGTTCCGTCTTCCTTTTGGAAACCCCCATTCGGGTTCATCCCATTTAGTGGAACTTTTCTTTATAATATCACAAATGTTGGTAGAACAACCACTTTTCTTGAGTTGGGTATCAACGTGGACAATTTTTTTGTCCAATCCAGAAAAAATAAAATTGTCACATAAACGGTCACATTCAATATTACTACATGAAGTCATCAACCGATCTTTTTCGGATATTGTCATCTCATTTATTAATGTTAATATATAGTCCTCATCCATGATTGGAAACTTGCATTTAACAAAATCGGAAAAACCAAAACTGTCTTTCCTACATACCATAAGATACTCTATTACACCCATGTTTTTACGGAATAAAATTATACCGATACTTGTTATGGGCATTTTACAATCTGAAATAAGGTGACCCGATTTTCCACAATTATTGCAAAATAGAGTTGATTTCATTATACTATTAATTTAATTGTTGATTTGTTTTTATATTGATTATTATATGAATCTTGACCCAAAGGTATGGGGACCTCATTATTGGTTCGTGCTATATTCGATATGTGTCACCTATCCAATAACCCCAAACAACGTTGCGAAAAAGAAGTACTATGGATTTATTCAAAATCTACCGCTGTTCTTACCACATCGTGAGATTTCTGATGAATTCAGCAAAACACTTACAAATTACCCGTGTACACCATATCTCGATTCCAGAGACTCTCTACTAAGATGGGTTCATTTTATAGAAAATAGAATAAATAAAGACCTTGGAAAACCACAACCATCATTTAAAGAATCTATGGATAAATATTATAGCAACTACAAAACCGTTCATCAACAAAAAAGTGAATGGTCATTTTTTTCGAAATTCCATATATGGATATATGTAGTAGCCATCATTATCGTATTGTGTTTTTTCGTATATTCGTAAAAAATATACCCCACCCCTATATAGGATAATATACGCATCGAATTGGGAATGTATTTACGTGGAAATTTTAAATATATAGACATATATTAGTATGAAAACAGGAAAAAATGGCGGTAAAGCGTTTGCTGAGGGGGGGTATGGTTGTGTATTTAGACCAGCACTCAAGTGTTTAAATGTAAATACTCGACCTGACGGTGTTAGCAAACTCATGGTCGCTGAGAAGGCCAAGTCCGAATACACAGAAGTAACGAAATTTTTAAAAGTGTTATCAAAAATACCCAACTATAAATCTCTATTTATGTTTCCAGACAATATGTGTAAATTAGCCCCACTTGACAAGAAAATTGATCTGGTTGGATTTAATACGAAATGCGAACACCTGAAAACTAAGGCGAAAATAACTGGCGCGACCATAAATACACATCTTGATAAACTATTATCAATCACATTACCAGACGGTGGAAATGATGTAGATATAACTTGTCGTCATCTCAATACAAGTGATGATTTTTTACGAATCAATAATTCACTGATTAGATTGTTAAAATATGGAATTATCCCGATGAACTACTATAAAGTATATCACTTTGACGTTAAAGATACAAATGTATTAGTTGATAAAGACTTTACAACTCGTCTCACCGATTGGGGTCTATCTGGAATGGTCGATTCGAAAGAATATATTCCATCGGTTATTTCTAATAGACCGATGCAGTCAAATCTTCCATTTTCGAATATACTTTTCAACCCCGATACACTTGGTCGCATTGCTGATTTTTACCAATTTAATAAGAAAAAATATACCTATGAATTACTTGAATCATTCATGCGAGATGAATTTAGACGCATCGAAGAAAGTATCGGGACAGGACACTATGATTACTTGGAACCAATATACAACGACATCATATTTAAAGAATACGGATACGATTTTAAAGACGAAGTAGTTGGATATCTTACGCAGGTTGTATATAACTGGAAACACCCCGAATACGGATTTGATTTGAAGAAATATTTCTTTAATGTTTTCTTACCCAACGCCGACGTATGGGGATTTGTTACCATCTACTTTGCGTTTTTTACAAATCCCGATACTATGAACGTTGTAAACCCGGTATTTTACATGAATTTGCGAAGAGTTATATTAACACATCTTATGGATAATGGTCATAAGCCGATTAATCTCAGCAAACTTGTATCGGATTTAAAAGGACTTAATACTGTAATTAACGGAAATAAATTTAGATTCGAATCCATTCTCCCACGTACACCCGATACGAAATTCATGAGACCAACCAAAAATATCTCATTTAACGCGTTATTAACAGCAAATCGCAAACACGTAGAGAAGATAATGAAACGTGCACATAAAAATAAAACACAGAAACGGAAAGCATCTTCTGGGAAAAAAACAGGGTCCGTTCTGCCTCCGAAAAGTAGAAAAAAACGCGGTGTCGTGAAAAAATAAAGATGTTGCAACGAACATCATTTTGTTAGATATAATTATTGGATTAGGTGCGTTTATCAATCAACATTTTGTAAAATAAAAAATAACTTGGTATATAGCCTAAATACCAAGTTATTTTTTATATTTTTTATATTTATATATTAGTAATGGTTAAAAGTAAAACTCTTAAAAATAAAAGTAGTGTAGCAATTTTAATTAAATTAGCAAAAAAATATGGAGTTACGCAAAGTGGTTCAAAAAAACAAATAGCTGAACGTCTTAGTGGTTTAAGGGGTTCTTATTTATCTAAAACCGAAAAAAAAATGATATTACCTTATTTATCTAATAATGTAAATAAGCGTATATTATTAAAACATAAAACCCGTAAAAAATTACCAATAGTGTAAAAAGGTCGTTATTATATAAATATAAATATACTATATAATATCGTATGAAAGTTGAAATAATTATTGTCCTCTTCACAATATTTCTAATATACAACACCTACCATGACGGTAAGGTTCTTGTGTATTTTAAGTCGAATAAAAAATATTTTGAGATGGGGTTCTATGGTTTCGTTGGATTGTGTTTATATCTACTATTCAAGAAGAAACCGTCGCAGAGCAAAGAGCTACTTAAGCAAGCCAACGGGCTTATAAAATATATGCCGTTCGACCGAGAAGCGATGGGTCTTCTAAATCCACTTATCGATATGACAACAAAGTACAACGATAATTTTGATACGTATGGAATAACCGGCAACGAAAATCGTGTAATGAAATCTGGTCGTCAGAATGGGGGTAACTCTCGACAAAGTGGGTCGACCAAGAGGTCAGTTAGTGAAACCAAAAAGAAGTGGGTCGCTTCACAACAAAACTGGACATGTAATAAGTGTAATAACCAACTGAACGCGTGGTTTGAAGTTGATCATACAATCAAACTTGAACACGGTGGGTCAAATAACGTAGAGAATTTAGTGGCACTATGTCGTGAATGTCATGGAGAAAAAACGGCAAAAGAGCGGCTGTAAGGTACACATACAATTACAATTACATCATCGAAGATTTATTATTGTATAACACAACGCTATATTACACCTCTGGAGATTTAAAATCATATATTATATATAATATATACTATATGTTTGAATCTGTTACAGAACTGGTAAAACAAATCCCAAATCAACTTGAAAAAATTATGGAACATATTAAATCGTACCCCCAAAAATTTATTTTATTTTCGGTGCTTTCTTTTATCACCTCATTTATTTTATCATTCGTTATTTTATTTAACGGATTTTCGGGATTTCGCGACATGTTCGCTGACTATACCAAGACTATTTCATCCGTATTCTGGTGGCTATTCGGTATGGCGGTCATTTTTTTTCTGGTTACCATCGGTTCATCCAGTTATTTTAGAAAGACGAATATCCCCGGAAAATATAATGGAACATTAATTAATGAAGCAGACCGCGTATATTCGATGTATACTCACGATAGTGATAATAGTTTCCCATACAAGATTATTACTATAATGTTATTTGCCATATTCACGATGATGTACATTTTTTATACAGGAGAACAAGGGGATGATGGACCATCGTATACGACTTTTACATTTTTTACGGCAATGTTTATATTTGTGGGAACACTTGTAGTATCCGCAATATATTTAAAAAAAATTCTTAAGGATAATTGGTTGTTTGTCAAGTTAAAAATGTTTGTTATTTATCTATCGTGTCATCTCGTAGATTTTTTTGAGTATATATACACCGAGTACAAAATAACACCACGCGTGACTTTCATAGTATTGGGAATTCAGATAATAGCGTTTATAGTATACTTTGGTGCGCCAAATTTTAGAAGTATATATAATAAACTGATTCTTCACGATGGACATGAAATTGTAACGGAACGATTATATCTCGACTCGGAAGTATCGATGAGTGTTGGAGATACATCATTTCAACTTCGACCAGTAACAAGTGAAAATAATAAAGTATCATATAATTACGCTATTTCTTCATGGATTTATTTAATGGATTCACGTGGTTCCAATCGATTTAAAACAATTATAAATTATGCGAATAAACCACGAGTTGAATACAACGATAAGACACATGTTCTTCGCGTCAGCTGTGATATATGGGATAAAGATGGAACCGGACAGACAACTACTGAACTATATAGCACTTCAGATATACCTCTTCAAAAATGGAATCATATCGTATTTAATTTTACAGGAGGAATACTCGACATATTTATTAATTCTAAATTGGTATGTTCCACAAAGGGTGTGTTGCCTGGAGATTATGATGGTGATGAAGTATTGAGAATCGGTGACAACCAGGGGGTTCAGGGTGAGATAACTGATGTAACTTACTTCGGTCATGAAATATCGAATACTTCCATACAAAACATATATGAGACTAAAAAGGACAAGGACGAACGACAATCATGTGATTCGGTGATTGTTTAGTAAATTAATAAAATAATATGTTCGTATAATATATTATTAATGGACGCAAGAAATATATTCATAGTCGTTATTGTTATGATGGTTCTCTACTATGTTGTTTCTACATTTATTACATCAACGGGGCTTACTGAATTGAGTGGTTCTGATAAGCAGATTACTGTCGATGCTTCAAGCATGTTGAGTGGAACACATGTGAACAGTAGTTATTCTATTTGGTTTTATGTTGACGATTGGTCGTCTAATTACGGTAAAGATAAAATAGTATTTTCCAGACGGGACGCAAATGGACGCGGTATTACATTAAAATTGGGACAACATACAAATGATCTTATCGTCGAAGCTACGCATGCTCCTGGTGGTGGTGGTGGTGGTGGTGATGGCGATGGTGATGGTGATGGAAATTCGAATATTAATAGCCTCGTTGGAGCCGACGTGTGTGGGTCAAACAACGGATCCGGAACCACTTACACGATTGGTCATCAGTGCGAAGACGATAATGATGAACTTATAACGTATTATACAGACAATAACCATGTTGCGGAACCCAACGGAAATTGTAATTTGTGTAAGAATACACCACCTTCGTGTGGTAAGAATGACACCGTATGGGATACGTGCGCGGATGCTACTCCTGTCGTTCCGCCACCAAACGAGGAGGTTACAGGATTTACAAATATGTTCCAAAATAACACATCAGTTGAAGGGTTCAACATATTTAATATGTTGCGTCCATCTACCACTAAGGAAGGAGTCGCTGTCCAACCAAAAACTCACACGTGTACAGTTCGAAATATTCCTATTCAAAAATGGGTAAATATTATTATTAGTTTCAACGGCACTACACTTGACGTATATATGAATGGGAAACTTGTAAAAACATGCATTATGGACAACGTTGTTCAAATTAATGGAGATAGTAATTCAATTATAACTCCATCTGGTAATACATTCTCTGGACAAACTTCTAAATTTAAATTCTGGAATACACCTATGGACCCACAAAAGGCGTGGTACACATATAGTGATGGATATACAAGTGGGCTTGGTTTAGCGAGTTTTATGAGTAAATACGGAATAAAAATGTCGCTACTTGAGAATAACATAGAGACCACAAGTGTAACTATTTAGTTTTCAAATGTATGTTTGGTAAATTCATTTTTATATGTATATATATAAGTATGAATACAAGTACGATGAATTATTATGATCAGCCCGAAGTTCCAGTACCCACAAGTGACGGGTTCTTATCCGGAACGAACGAATTCATGGAATCGAATAGCGCGATAAGTAATTTCGCATTTATTATCCTGGTTGTGGTTATATTTATGATTGTTATGCAAATAGGAATAAATCTTATTCAGTATATTTTCTACCCAAAAACGGATGTGCGCCTCATTCGAGGTATGGTGGACGCACAAGAAGAAGTTGAAATTAAACAGGACCCGAGAAGTAATGGCGCTATACCTATATACAGGTCAAACGATGAACGTGGTGGTATTGAATTTACATATTCTGTATGGATGTATGTCAGCGACGTAAACACCGATAATAACGGTGAATACGCGCACGTATTTCACAAGGGGGAGAGTAATATCACATCTTCTGAATATAATTTAGGTGATGAGGTAATAAACCAGGGGTTGAACTTCCCCAATAACGGACCAGGTGTTTATTTGAAAAGAGTATCGAACTCCAACACGGGTAATAGTAATAATACCGATGAGTATGACCAAGCAGGAGTTGTTGTTGTAATGAATACTTACCCCGATGAAACAAACGCATATCAAACAAATCATATTGTTGAAAAGGTTGATATAAGTAATATCCCACTTAAAAATTGGGTTCATCTGGTCCTTGTTGTAAAAGGGAGAAATCTCGATGTTTACATTAACGGAAATATTGCCAAACGCCACATACTGACAGGTGTTCCCAAACAAAACTACGGTAACATCTTTGTTGGGCGTGGATTTAAAGGAAATATAAGTAATCTTACATATTTCAACGAAGCAATAGGAACACGACAGATATATAATATTCTCCGCCTTGGACCCGACTTGAGAATGACCAAAAACTCGAATCTCATGAATAAAGAATTCGATTACCTTTCTCTGGATTGGTTTTTAGGAAACAGCGATAATATTGCCCCGGACTCCACAAGTTAAATATGTTACCTATTTAATTATATTACGGACTATTATGAGTAGTCAGCCCGAACCCGAACCCGACCCGGTGTTACTGGGCGAGTGTGTTCCCGCGACAACACTGTCTCCCGGACGATTTATGAGGTGTTTTAATACATCGGTGTCCAGCAGTTCGACCACCACCGTGGATGAAATCGCCCAAAACAAAAAAGCATTTGTAACCAGCCAACCAAATAGTGTGACCAAGACGTCTACCGCTAGTTATGCAATGGCATCACGAACAACTGGCAGTAGTTCGCGACGTATTTGCTCAAGTAGTATATCTACTGTAGGGAGGGTTCCCGAAGCATCTGGGATCGGTCGTAAAATGAATCAAAGTGGTTGAGGTGATGTATGGTCCGCAACCGGAAAGACGTAAACAATTTGAAATGTTATTCACAATTCACTATCTATAATCCAAAGTTATTATACATAGTATTTATCATTTTTTATTTATCATTTTTTATTTATCATTTATCATAGTATCTATTCTCTTAAATTTGGATTTATACATATGTTTCTTGATGGGAAAATTTCACCCGACATGCATAGCGCGCTTTCATCAACCTCTACACAACTTCGGTTACCTCGATCCTCACCTATGTAACAGAACCCAAGAGAACTACCACCCTTTGATGCGACACTATTGATAACCAGAGGGTCATCATCTTCGTTTGATGCCCTTACATTATCCTGTGATATTGTCGGTCGTGTATTCAGCTTTGTCTCAGAAACGTTGGTTATTACTTTATTTTCTCGGTTGCTATTTGATTTAGACATAGTAGAGTTGCCCGATGGAAACGTATTGTCGACCACATCCTCGGTAACGTTTATAACACCCTTAGTTGTATTAGCAGTAACATCTATCGCGCGATTTGCGCCCTTGGCTGAGGTTGATACAGTTTGTTTTACTACACCAGATGTCTCGTAACCAATAAATTTATATATGGGGTCCATAATGTCACTTGTGAAATCAACCGCGTCCCCAAGATAGTAGAAAATGTTTATTCCGAGCAACATAAGTATGAAAATAACCGCAAGCACTCTCATAATTATACCGGTTACACCAACGTCGTTTGACGACGACGGTGATTGATAATTTGTACTTTCCGAAATATTTGCCATGTTCATAAATCGCGACGTTGCTGTATTATCCATTAATAATATAGCGACATATTTATTTTAATCGAATCAAATATATTAACTGTATAAAATCACCAATCATTTCATCACGTATTGTAATAAGCTCACTATCTTTATGTGAATCAAGAACTCGATTGAGTCCCCTTAAGTATTGAATATATCCATTTATTGCTTCTATGAAATGGTGTTTTGTGTCCAACGAAAAGCAACTAATACATACATTATTTATACTATGTCCTGTTTTTCCGATTAGAAGTTCGACAAATCTGTCTATGTGATTATTTAACGATTTATATAAATCGTCGGACGCAAGGTGTATGCTTAGGTCCATCGTTTTCCAGTGATATAGTTTCACAACGACAAGCATCTCCATAAACATACGCACCATCATTCGAATCGCATCTGTTTTGGGTTTATTTTCACCGAGTTTCTTTTTTATAATCGTTTTATTGCGCTTACGAGTATTCTTTTTTTTGTTACGTACCCCGTTTAAATTGCGTTTCGTTCTATTTTTAATCCCAGAACCATTCATATATTATACTATTATAATGATAAAAATTTCGACTAATTAAAAAGATTGTTCATTATCTCCAACTTCTTTATTGATTTTTCCAAATTGGACTCCTTAACATTTGTAAACAGATAGTCTGTCTTGGGAGATTGTTCGCTTTTTTTTATTTGCTTGTATATATTATTTATTTTTGACATTACCGAACCTATTAAACTATTATCACATATAAGAGGAATTTTTGAATCAATATGTTCAAATAAAATAGATACCGCAAAATACAATATATGGCGTCTTTTTCTTACAAGTCCGGGCGTGTATCTCAGGGTGAATAACTGAAACAAACTGTCTATCATTTTTTTTACAAACGTAGACTTTGAACCACTTGTAAACAATATACCTTCCCATAGCATCCATATTATTTCCTTCTGGTTCACAGACGGGACGTTCGAATATTCTCTACGGTCACATAAACATTTCGTTTTATTATTAACACAAACCTGGTCATATGCTAGAACCCACTCGATCCACCAACATACGTCACTTATATTTTCAGAGCAAGGAGACAAGTGATACATAATTTCGTTTATCGCAACAAACAACTCTTTTGGGTCTTCTTTTCTAAATATGGTATTTGCAAATGTCGTTTTGTCCGCTTTAAAACGATGATTCATCTTGGTTAGGTCAAACGTTTCTATCTTATTTAACTTGATGAGTTCAACGCTATGCTTCTTCTTTGATAGGCACAACACTATCATTACTTCACAGAATATAGTTCTTATTTTATCATTATTTCTTAACCTTAATTCCTGACCAACAAATCCAGTTTGCATAACTTCCTTAAATGAATTCATTCTCATCTCTATATAGCTTGGTAACTTGGGATTACCAAAGTGAATATTTTTAGACATACATAATATAATTGTATTCCATAGATCCATATAGTTCCCACCACAAACCAACTCGGCACTCCAGTAACACGATTCTTCTAATTTAGATGTCAATAATGATTCATATAATTGTTTTACTACATCCGTCCGTTTATATCCAGAAAATGATACTATTCTAAGATCTTTTTCTGTCCTCACATCATTTATCTCATGTTCCATTGAACCAGATGGACATAAAAAAAATAACAATACTACATATATAGGGATATGTTGGAAGTAATGAAAGTATTGAAAAAAATATTTTCTATTCGCAAAATTATGATTTTTATAATAGTATTATTCATTTTGGTTTCTGTATATAAACATGGTGTAATGTATAATGAGCGAATTGAAGGGTTTGAAGAACCGAGTGAGAAGTTCGAACTTAAAAAAACGGTTGATGAAATATACGACCCATTCTATAGTGATATATATGATGAACTATGTAATGATCCATCAAAACATAAATTTGAACAAGACCATATTATATCAAAAACTGGTGCCGGACCCGATAGCAACATTCTTGATATTGGGTCCGGTACAGGTGAGACGGTCAATTCGCTTGTGAAACACGGATGTCACGTGATTGGAATCGACAAGTCCTCCGCGATGTATGAAAAGTCAAAGAATAAGTATCCAAATTGCACATTTAAAAATGGAGATGTAACAAAAAGCATCACATTTGATACCGAAGAGTTTTCACATATTACGTGTTTGTACTTCACGGTTTATTATATTAAGGACAAGCGTATATTCTTGAAAAATTGTTATGATTGGCTTAAACCAGGTGGTCATATGATAATTCATCTTGTTAACCGGCATATGTTCGACCCAATCCTACCTCCAGGAAATCCACTTCAGTTTGTAAGTGCCCAGAAACATGCGCCTAAGCGGATCACAACAACCGAGATTATTTTTAAAAAATACAATTACTTATCTGAATTTATTGATAGCGACGAAAAGGACGGAACCGCGAAGTTCGTTGAGGTTTTTTCATCAAAGAAGAAGAAGATTCCATTCCGAAAAAATGTTCATACTCTCTACATGGATGATCAATCATCTATTATATCAATTGCCAAACAGGTCGGGTTTATTGCAAAAAGTAAATACGATATGACACCGTGTTCATATGAATATAATTTCTTATATGTTCTTAAAAAGCCACACTGATTAACGAATACGTATACACGTTTGAAGATTTACACCGGGGGGGTGAATAAATAATAATAATATACCATATGTTATATTTATATGGTATATTGTTCATTCTTACAATTTATGTTTTTTTTTTAATATTTCTTCGTATACGACACCCGTATTGGAGCAAACAACCCGTTTATCACCGACACAAGCTGAGGTACATGTTTTATAAACCAGGTATTCTAAATCGCGAACCCGTCGAGAAGGATAGATATGTTGATTTAAACAGCATCCAATTTCACACATTTGAAAAAATGGAAACGGTTGGTCGCCTTTCAAACTTTCTAAAAAGCCATTACAAGAACTCAACCGACCTATTGTTTGTCCCATCATCTGGTGATATATCAGACTATCATTCGGCTGTGAAACATAACGCTCATATATCATTCCTTCGTTATAAACAAATATCTTATGGACCTACGAGCGCTATGGTGGAAACAAATGAAATCGATATTGGAACTATGACCACCCGCCCTGTAAATATTTCTATATCGAAAAAAAACGTTTCTGTTCAACTTGTCGACCTGTTATGTGTCCACCCATTATATAGAACCAGTTATCAAGTGCCGAAAATAATACAAACTCATAGGTATCTACTTGAAAAAAAAGAGGGAACCGGACAAATATACCTATTTAAAAACGAGGATAATCATTCCTTTGGTATAATACCATTCTGTCAGTGCAAAAGTCACGTGTTTGATATGTTTACGTGGAATCCACCATATAAGCTTGGACAGGAAAAGATGTTAGAAATCAGCGATTTATCAAGCGATATTCTTATAGATACCGTTATGTCGAGTAAATTCCAACATAAAATCTATTTTGATCCATTCACACTTATGAAACTCATAAAAAGTGGAAATATACATGTATATTGTCTAAAAGTGATGGATAAAGTTCTTGGTATGTATATATTTAAACGAACATGCTCATGCTATAAAGGTGATGACATATTTGAATGTATAAGTACCATAAAATATTGCGCAACCGAACTTTTTATTCGCGGTTTTCACACAGCGTCATATATGTGTTATAAAAAGAATAGATATAGATATTTGGTTATTGATGGGGTCAGCGACAATAGTATCGTAGTAAAAAGAATATTACGTTCGAAGATGTGTATGCACACGTATGTCGTGTCATACTATTTTTATAATTATATTACCGCATCGGTATTACCTCATGACCTATTAATATTGATTTAATGAATATTATTCAGTTTCGATGGAGTGTACTGGTAACAATAGTAACATACCTATCTCTTATATTTCCCAATTGTTATAAAGGAATCTACCACATATATACAAAATACTCCAACAAGTCCATATAACAATATTTCTTCTGTAACATGTTCGGTTCTTTCACCCTTCTGTTGTTCAATAAGTTCTATTAAATAGTTCAATTTTGTGTCGATGTCATCACCGACCGATGTATTAGGATTCATTACTTCGGGTTTGTAATTTAAATGAGTCTCTGGAACATAATTATTATAGTATTGGGTTGCGTAGCCACTCTCGTCGGGTTGGTCTGTTTCATTTGGTGATTCGGTAAACATTTGTTCAAAACCATCTTGATTGTTTTCTCTAAACTCCGTTGAAGACCTTGCCTTTGTTTTTTCACCCCCAGATGATTCTGGTGGTTCCAACGGAGTGAAATTCATGAGGTCCTTCTCTTCTGATTCAACATCTTCCAGATTTGAATGAATCGCATTCAGCGTTTCAATAACTTTGGAAGATGGCTTTTTATGATTGTTTTTATTTGCCGTTCCAATTCGGCGCCGAAATGTCTTTCGTTGGTTGTTTATATGTTCATCTTTATGTGGATCTTCATTATATTCAGCGGCAGTTAAGGCGAATGACATAGTGGATATATATATATCTAAAAAGAAAACTATTTTTATAGTCTTCCCATTTATTTAGAAATACACAAATAAAATATTATATTCATAATTAATATGAACATGAACATAAAGAACATGAAACAATATTTACTAATAACACTGTCCATTCTTATTTTGATATTATTCATGTTTTCAGGTGACGTACTGCTGAAAATAAACGAAAGTGTTTTAGGGAAAATATTTTTCACAATTCTTATCATCCTATATGCTCACGAGAATACTATGTATGGACTGTTTATAGCAATTCTGTTTTTTATTGTCAACGAAAAATTCACATATGCTTATCATGAAAATATGATTGGTTCCATATATGAGCCAACAAAATTAAATGTCGTCGACCAAAAATCGATGGATGATGTTTCCGCCATGCGTGAAAAAATAAACCGAATGAAACCCACCAGTTGCGGTGTAATCGAGCTGTCAGAACAGATGCGTTCGTCAAATCCACGGTCATCCAACAGTATCGAAAAATATCCACGTGTTACCGACACAGACATAATAAATATGATAGCAATCGAACCTCCTATACAGACAAGCAACTTTCAAACTATACCCAGTTCTCTTGATTCATCTAATTTATATGATAATTAATAAATATTATCGAACATTATACTATAACATGGGAGACTTTATGAAAAATATATACTCTTCAATTAATCGTCTTAATAGTAGTAAGTTCTTTGCTGGTATTATTATGATATTTTTGAATATAGGGTCTAAATTTGTTGCTCTTAATTTAAGTAGGTCACAGGAGACATATTTGAAATACATACTTAGCCGCCAGTTACTGATATTTGCTGTGGCGTGGATGGGGACACGTGATATATTCATGTCACTTGGTTTAACTGCCGTATTTGTTATTCTTGCGGATTTTCTAACCAACGAACACAGTAAATTTTGTGTTATGCCCGAATCATATAAAAAATTACACAGTCTGGTTGATACCGATGGAGACGGTATATTGAGCGACGATGAAATCGCCCAGTCAATAAAGATACTAGAGAAGGCAAAGAAAATGAAGCACCAGACAAATGTTGAAACATTTACAAAAAGGTTTTCGTCTTCAAAAAATCAATAATCATGTGAAATACAAAGTAATTAGTAATTTCAATATACATATTATATCATATTGAAATTAAAGCATTCATTAATATATTGTATTATATTATGTCGTCGGTAAGAGGAGAAGCTATCACAAAAACCAATTTACAAAAGGTGCAAATATTGAATGTTTATATAAGCCAACTAAAAAATGACAAAATGAAAATCCAACCCTTTAAAATCCAGAAGGAGTTCGATGGATTCGGGTTAAATCAAACGTTTTATATTTTGAGAAATACATATTTATCAAACTTGTCAATCGAGCTGAGTGACATGTTAGACCCGTCAGTTATGCAAATAGCTGTGGAGGGTGAACTTGCCCGCAACAGAACCAGCAACAATCCATTTACGAAGAATCCAGTATATATAGCCAACGACGATGCGGAGGGAACGGACTCTATATACAGCGACATACTAAATGAAAATATCAAGTTTATTATCGATAAAATATTCAATAAAAATCCGGTATCCACCGGTATTAGAGGTGATAACAACGGCTATAGAATTTCAAATACATCGTTCAAAATTGTTACCGATGAAGATGCCATGACCGATGACACTAATGAAATTGAACGGATAAATGTGAATGTATATATTGACGTAGTAAGATTAACAGGTAAAGGGTTAGGTGATCGGATATTTGATTTTACTAAGAATATATGTTTTCAAGGTAAAAAACAAGGTGATAAAACGATCGATATAATTTCACGCAGTACTATACTCAATAATCAAGAAAGACCTTATAGAACGCGTTTCACCCAAAGCTTTAACCGGTATCGGGGTCGTGTCGGTGGTAGGATGAAAGGAAAAACAACGAGACGAAGAAAAACAACGAGAAAAACAACGAGACGAAGAAAAACAACGAGACGAAGAAAGTAGGAAGATAAATCGATAGTGTATATCATTTCGAGAGTTAATCATAATCATAATCATAATCATAATCATGATCATGATCATGATCATATCCATCTAGATGTCCAGACTGATCACGTTCTTTTCGGAACCCTTCCTTCTCTTTGATCTTGATGGACCCTTACCATCCATCATCGACATCTCTTTTAGTTCACTGATACTCACCGTGCTACCCGCATCATCCTTTTGTTCAATTTCAATATTCTTGGTCTTTAGACTTGATAAAATATTTTCAACATCTGTTGCCGCCGATGATGGTGACTTCATCTCAGGACGATTTACAGATGACCGCATCGGTTTATTTATTTCCTCAAACGTTTCTTCCAAGTTTTCACCCCTTGAAGCATTCATATCGGGTCTATTTGAAGCAAACACACGCTTCTCTATGAATCCGGGTCTATTCGGTGGGGGCATAGACATGTTTCCCTGTGTGTTCATCGGGGCAGGAGGGGGTCCTGTATTGACGGGTGTGTTGTCACTTGAACTCATCATATTGTTCATGAAACCAGATAACCCGGGATTCGTTTTTCCAAGAGAGTCCGACGCAGCCTGATTAAACTGTTGCATCAATTCGGGATTCTGTCGCATAATATCGTCCATATTTGGCATAGAACTCTTAAACATAGTGTTTGTCATATGAACCATCATGGCGCCTCCAGCCAACTGGAACAATAGCTTCAGTTCAGGGGACATTTTGGCTTTTGATTTGTACTTTTCGTGCAGCTCCCCGAAAATATCATCATAGTCGTTAATATTTTCACCAAACTGTTCCCCCCATCCCTCAAGTTTGACATCGAATGGGTCGAACCGATTATTTAAAAATTCAAGCCCGTTGATTGCTGCCGACAGCATGTTCCCTTGAAATTTAACTGAATTCTCTCTCTCCTTCTCGGCTACAATCATCTCGTATTCTCCCATCATTTCCTGCAACGATGATTCCATAGAATACTTTTTAGTCAGTTCGGCACCCTTCCGCTCAAGTCCCTCGAGTTTCTTAAGATAGCCAAATTTTTCCCTTAGAGCTTCCTCTTTCGACATATTTGCGGTTCGAGACGAACCTGGTGAGCGAGCAGACGGGTCCACTGGAATCTCGTTGAACTTTCCATAACCGTCCCACGTGTTATTATCTCCACCGCTGTTCAAAGTCTCCACCCCAATATTGGGTAAATCTCCTGTATCAAACTTTACATTAAGTGGTTCTATATTATTGCCATTACCATATGAGAAATTTTCTTTTTCAATTCGAATATTGTCAACTTTTGATAAATCATTTATATCCAGGCTATGTATGTTTGTGTCATTTGTGTCAATCGCGTCGTTCAACTCGGCTTCCAGGTCTGTTAGATCATCTAAATATATTCCAGACTTATCTCCGCTACCCTTGGTTGATACGTTTTTACCATTCATCAAGAGCTCTATACCTGGTCCAAAATTAGATGACGATAGACCATCCAGACTAACACTGTTATCATTAAAACCCGAAGATATGTCAATTACCTCAGCCATATGATAATAATATATGATATATCCTCAAGTATAACGTAATATATATATATATATATACCAATTCCTCACTCCTCACTCCTCAACAACGTCGGATTTTGGAAGTCGCATTCGTTTAATACAAAAAAGTCCCTGTAGATAACAGTCACTCAGATCATCTTTTTTCTTTGACTTCTCAAAAAAATCACACCAGTCTTTGTTGTGTTCGTTTAACTTGTTTCTACACAAACTAATACCGTGTTTCTTTCGTTCGCTATATGAAGATGTATCTAAATTCAACTCTTTTAGTTTATTTATCGATGATATAAATTCAATCGAGCAATCTGATACCATGATGAAATATTGTGTTATCATACCCTGTATAGTCTTCATCCTATTCGCAATCGGACTTATCTGGTTCTCAATACATACAATATCGACGACAATATCGACTCCGTCATTTTTTAAAAATGCGTCCAGTTTAGTTTTCAACATTCTACCAAGTGAAATTAGGTCCCATTTGTCTGCCGATAATCCGTGTATATCTGTGAAAAATTTGCTCGTTACCATGTCAGAAACTGTTTTATATAGATCTGCCTTCTTAGGTTTTTTACTACCCTTACCCACATCTATTTTATGTTCGATTGCGTACTCACAAAGATCAACAAACTTCATCTTTTTGATATTCTTTAACTTATCTCTGGGCTTTGGTATAATGAGTCCTCGATTATCGGCTTTAGCATGTTTTTTACATAGACATCGATTATCATTACCGTATAAAACAGCAACGTCATTACAGAACTCAGCTTCACATATGGACCGGTCAGTTAAATCTAATACGTCCCAACTTCTTATTATCGATGGCGTAAAATTTATTGGGTCGAATTCAATAATCACACAAGCCAGGTTTTTAATACCAACGTCAATGCTAAGCATTCGCATTTATCTGGAGTATATAGAATACTATTGTGGTCAATTCTATATACTATTTTATTTATTGTAGAAATAATTCAAAATTAAGATGACACAAACCCATTATTGGGTACATGAATAGATGGCGTTCTAATACCATTAAGCGTTTCGCGAGACAAGTAATGGTTCTTAAGGTCACTTGATTGGTATCCAATTGGTCGTTCGTCGCCGACATCACCATCAAATGTGTATGGGGTATTTTGAGGGGTGATGTCGCTGAATATGGGTGGATTTCCAACCTTTGAGTAATGGTAATGCGAATTCTTTTCAATTATATAAGACGCATTTTTTGTCAAATATTTTCTGTAATCGTTATTTGATTGTATATTAAGTGATTTTCTATTTTGTTCATTTATTATACGCTGATCTATTGCAACATGCTTAAAGTGTCTTCCATCAGACATATTTGGTAGTGAATTTGAATACACATTGTTAAGTCTCTCGTTATTTGTAGCCCAACTCATATACAGTTAGAATAGAAAAAAAAAAGCTACATCATCTCTTCCTTGATTGTTGAAATAAGACCAGGTCTCTTCATTTTAGTTACGTCCTTTGTATACCCCATTTTAACCAAATGGGCTCTCAATTCCTTTACAGTCATCTTACTATAGTCTGTATCATTTGAAACACTATTGATCTCGGATTCTACACACATCTCAGACAAATCGATTACCTTGACTGGGTATTTCGGCGAAGTAACTGTATCGGGAGATTGTGGTTGTTGCGATGACTGTATTGAATTGGAACGTGTGAGTGTTTCGGTATGAGAAATCATCGACTGTTGTGTAATATCATCGGTTAAAACGGTGAAATCTTCTATTTTATTATCGTCAATCTCGTCTATATGGACACCAGAATTTATTGAATAATCAACAGACTTCATATTATTTTCGTTGATACGTGTGGTATCATCATCGGATTCATCATCATCGGATTCATCATCATCGGATTCATCATCGGATTCACCATCATCGGATTCACCATCATCTGTATGGTCGTCGGCACCGTCTTCGACATCATCGTCGGCATCAATATATTCAACAACGTTATTATTATAATCTTCACACATTCCACTATGTTCAAAATGTTGTGAAAAACCAGGAATTGCGTGCAATAGTTGGTCGTGCTGTGACATATTGTATCCACCATCACCTCCATTTTGTGTAATTGTCTTCAACCGTTTTACCTCATTCGTGAGTGTTTCAACCAAATCAAACATACTCTCTATCTTTCCATCAATATCATTCAATCTCTTTCGTGCGTATATAGCCGACATGACTATCATAAATACCGCACATAATAATGCTGTTACACTCGTTAAGTTCTCTATGACTGCCATTACGTTCATAATAATAACAAGGCAGAAACTATATTGTGTGTTCTAACGTAAAAGAAATCTGCTAAAATTCTGTATCCAAAAATATCTGTGTGTTTTTTATGATGTCCAGTGGATAATTGAGGTCTTTCAACACCTTTACCCCTCCTTTAACATCCGATATACCATTTTTGATTTTATAGCTATATACGAAGTCGTCTCCAGAATTTGATACGTCCATCTTCATATTCCTAATACTATCATTATTTTTAGCTAGCTTTACACACAGATCAATAAAGTGTGTAGACATCATGAAATGGAAATCATACTTTGTTACCAGATAGTTGAGAAATGAATGAGCACTCGAGACAGCCTCATAGTGGTTCGTTCCACTATATAACTCGTCAAATATGCAAAATGTACGATCCTTTGGCGATTCTGTTATTTTGTTTATTATATCTATACATCGTCGTGCTTCCGCTTGAAATAGGCTATCCCGACCCGATGTATCGGGTATATTAAGATAACAAAACATATTGGAATATACCTTAATATTGGCGTTTCTATAGAACCCCACACCCATTTGTTGACTGCATATTATATTGAATAGTGTCGTCTTTAACAAAGTTGTCTTGCCAGATGCGTTGGGTCCACTAACTAATAGTTCTTTGTCCAGCTTGTATGAATTTTTAACAATATTGTTAGGCTGGACATCTTTGTCATCCAGAAGGGGTGGATAATAAGCATCGGTAAATCTGGTACTCTTGGAAGTGTTAAATTTACAGTATGCGATGCGTTTTTGGATGAGATTAGATTTTAATCCGTTGAGATTATCTATGTATCCATTAAAACCAAATGAATAATCCATAGTCCGATTTAAATCTTCGTCGTTGTAAAAACAATATATCATCTTCTGAACATAGCCTGTGTGGTAAAATCCACGCATCGACTTATGTGTGATTGGAATATCGCCGATTTTATGGATCATATCTTCCAAATTACCACAAACCGAAGCCAACTCTCGGTTGAAGGTCTTATACGTAGAATATTTTGTGGTGAGTGCTAAATATGTCTTCATATTTTTCACAGTCTCTTTCATATAATTACCTATGTCACGTATGTGGAGATGCATTTCACTCAAATTTTTGTTAAAGTTAACTACGGTCATTACATTATTGTATATCTGAACGAAATACATTACAATACTAAAAACCGCATAACATTTTGATGACATCTTTGCGGTCGAGAAATTCTGTGACATCTTCCCCAACGTTGTTTGGGTTGATATGTACTTTTTCAAAAAACCAACAAATGTATAAAAGTCCATCTTTACACCAGACAATCTTAAGATAAACCACGAAGAAAGCATTATAATAATAGGTAACACCAGGGTACATATCGGGCTTAGCAGGCGGTAAACACTAAGTAACTGTAGCACAGGTGCGTGATTATTGAGAAATTTGAAAAAATCCCACTCGATATAATAGTACTTTTCATTAAATCTATTGTTCGCTTTAAGTTTGTCCCATGATTCACATACAATACTTGTTGTGTTGTTATCATATTTTTTAAGCATACGCTTCGTATCTTTAAGGTATTTAGTGTCGTTTGTCCATACCTTGTTCCAAGACTCGATCATGTCGACACCATGTTTGTTTGAACATCGAAACAAATGTCTATACATCGATTTTCCACCATCTTTTTCAGATAGCTCTATATCAGTTACGATATTTGGCTCGATTTTCTTTACACATACCAAGGTTTCTATTGGGAGTCTAAATTGTTCAACAACCATCGAATTGTATAATTTACCACTATACAAGTTATGTAATTATTAAACTTATTATAGTATTGTGTTATAATCTTGTATATTATTACATTACATTACATTACATAGTCCCAAACTAAGTGTAGTGTGTAGTGGACGAAATACATCCTTTACAAAATTGAATATATATCGATTTAAAGAATATGACCTAATATAAATATGACGTCTATTGAAATAAGACGATATTCGGTTGAAAACGTTCAAACTATAAAGGATGATGGGTTCGTGTTTGAACTTCCGACCGATACAATTGCAATGATAAACAAAATTGCAGAACAGGTGGGTTCGCATGGGTATATCAAAACACCAACTTTTAACAAGCGGGTGAAAAAGAAGGTAGCTGATATTGACCCGGAGTTATTAGCGAGATTCACATTCAAACCGTATGTCCGGGACGAGGAAGTCGTCGTAACTGTCATAACGTTGGAAAATGATATTCGGTCGCGATTGAATAAGCTGACGTCATCCAATTATGATAAACTGTTTGATGAGATTAGTGGATATATGAATCAGATTATTGATATTACTGAAGATAATGATGATGAACCATTCAATAAGGTATGTAACCATATATTCGATTATGCTACAACAAATAAGGTTGGTGTTAAGACATACGCGAAAATGTATGTTAACTTGATGGATAAATTTCCCGCTTTGAAGATGATATTCGATAAGAAGTTTTCAAATTATATTGCTATGTTTAATAAGATCGATCAGAATGATGGGACAATTACAGATTACAACTACTTTTGTAAAATTTCCAAAATCAATCAACAACGACGGGTGTTTAGTTTGTTTGTCATAGAGCTATATAAAAATGGAATTGTATCATTAGACAATATAGTCAGTATAATTACATCGCTTCAGGCAGATATTTTATATAGCGTGAACTGGAATAACGAAAGCACCAAATGTGAGGAAATCGGGGAAAATGTCTATATATTTATAGATAATATGTGCCCAGATTTGATGAAACACCATTCATGGGACACAATTTATGGTAATATCATTTCCACCAAGAACCTATCAGTTAAGGATATTATGAGTATGAGCAATAAACTAAAGTTTAGACACATGGATATGGTAGATGTTATAAAAAAATCTGGAGTTTACAAGCCACCAATGGTTTAATAATATTATTTATTCAAATGAATCAAAATAATATAAAAATATCCCATTTATATATAAATATGGTACTGTCACGACTGCACCCATCTGTTCAATATAAAGAGTTGAAGGAGTTATATGATGATGATATTGACATGGAGACAAATTTATATGATGTTTTTTTTCCAAGCATGCGATTGAAGCTCACCGTTGCTATTGGTAAACCACGACATACAGAGTCTAGTAAAAACATCATATTTTTCCCGCTGTATTTAATAGATGGCGAAGTGTTCATTCGGCAAATTGGTGTATATGAAATACACTCACACGAACTTCAAAGTATCAGAGATGATGATGGTAATGTTGATATTGGTATGATAAATAGGGACCCACTTCTATATTCATTTTCGGTGCAAGAGTCTCTAAAGGCATATGGAAGTTACACAGATGATATTGACGAAAATAATGGTGAGGGCGACGGTAAAGATGAAGACACACAAGAAGACGAAGGGGGAGAGGAAGATGATGGTGACGCAGTAGAAGATGATGGTGAAGATGCCCAAGAAGAGGAAGAGGAAGAGGAAGATGTCGACGAATCAGTAGAAGAGGGAGATGGTCAAGATGTATTACAAACAGACACAGGTAAGAAACGAAATTATATGAGTATTCTCGGTCGCAGCAAATATATGTCCATCTTTGTAGATAATATACAACATCAGCCAACACCCCCTCTCCCGGATGAGACAACCGAAGATGCTGCTAATGAGAAGTCTGTTTTCAAAGAAAAATTATCAACCACATGGATCGAGAAATTTATGAAAAATAACAATTATACTATTTCCAGGACAACACCAGATGGAAATTGTTTTTTTCAGGTTTTACGCGACGCATTCGAGACGATTGGGAAAAAAACAACCATCGAAAAACTACGAAATGTATTTTCTGAAACAATCGATGAAGAAACGTATATGATGTATAAAGAAAAATACAATATGTTTAGACAATCATATTCCGAAGATTCAGTTGAACTAAAACAACTAAAGGACGAAATTTCTTCGAGCAAAGCTAAGTATAAAATGACGCGAGATAGAAAGGCACAGGGTTCACTCGAGAAACACATCGAAGAACAGGCCCATGCGATGAAAATTATTGTGGAGGGAATGGATACTACAAAAGAAATGATGAATGAATTTGGATATATGGAAAAAATAGGAACACTCGACGAATTCAAACATTTCATAACAACACCTAAATTCTGGGCAGATACGCTAACTATTTCGGCACTTGAGCGAGAACTCAATATAAAAATTATTATTCTATCACAGGAATCGTATGACACAGACGACAAAGACAACGTTATCACATGCGGACAACTGAATGGAGATCAACTAACCGAAATAGGAAAATTTGAACCATCGTATTATATTATTATGCAGTTTTCAGGTGACCACTATGATCTTATTGGATATAAATCAAAATTTGCTCTCCAATTTAAGGAGATACCATACGACTTGAAAAAATTAATCGTAATGAAGTGCCTCGAGAAAAGTAGCGGTCCGTATAACCTAATACCAGAGTTTAAAGAGATGAAGTCGATGTATGATTCAAAAATTAACCACGAAGAAATAAAATTCGAAACCGAAGATAATTTATTTAACGATTCCACAGTTTTTCAGATATACCATAACTCAAATGATAAACCATTTCCAGGCAAGGGGTCAGGAGAGACACTAAACCCCGATGATCCAGAGACCAGAAAGAAATACGCAGAACTTGTAAAAATAATCAACTGGCGAAGAAAGCTCTCCAATACACATGTAGAACCATTTCTACTCAAAGGGAAAAACTGGAGTTCGGTTGAGCACTATATCCAGGCACAGAAATTCAAAAAGACCCCGGAATTATATGACCAGTTCACAATCGAGTCCAAGTCGACTATAAGTGAAGACCCCATTAAGGCAAGAGACGCAGGAACCAAAAAAACGTACTTTAAAGATAAGTATAAAGTGGATAGCGATTTCTCATCGAAACTTTCCGAATATTTAGTCGAAGCACTTGAAGCAAAATTTGCACATGAATATCTAAAAACAATTCTTCTTGCAACTAAGGACGCGAAAATTGTTAGTTTTGCCCGTGCAAATACACCTCCGGTTATGACCGAACTTATGGAAGTCCGAAAGAGTATGAGTTAAGTTAAAAAACACACATTTTATTGTATATATATTCCATATGGATACTAACCACATTAATGATGCCGCACCCGCACCCGATTCAAAAGTCGAACAAGATATTCGTCTCGTCGACACCCCCGTCGAGAATGAGATGATGGCACTCAACATTATCGTCAGCTTTGTAGTACAAGCTCAAAAACGCGGCGCATTCTCACTCGAGGAGTCAGCCAAAATATGGGAATGTATTAAGTTGTTCCAGAAGAAGTAGATATACTATAATCCATTATGATAATATTTCATCTGTATATATATATAGATGAACTCCCTCCAAAAACTTACCAGACATATCCCAAAATATCTACTTGTTTTCTTCGTTGTTATAATAGTATTCAACATAGTTACCTATTTCTTTTATCCAGGGATTAAGGAAGGACACAAAAGTTCAAATAAAAAAATTAAGAAATTAGATGAAAGGGTGGAAAGAAGCGTCAAAAACACAGTGAGGGGACTTATGATGCATACATCTAATACCAAAGACCCCCATGGAAGAACTTTGAAAAAGGGGAGTGATGTTAAACCAAGTGACTGGGTATCTGTTGCAAGCGATGATACGAAGAAGTATCTACTGAGCGATAAAAACAAATTGGTCATGGAAAGCGATTATCCTCAACTATTATAAAAATCCTTTACGACGAGCCGAATAACAACCCATTATCATAAAAATGTAAATTCATATAAATATATATCACACAATATTTATATGAAGCTTGATAAAGATTCCAGTATGATAGTAGGGCATCTAAAAAGCTATGTTAAACAAATAGGCGTTCCCATAGATAATGAAAAACTCACACCATATATGGGAGAACTTTTTTCTGTTATGAAAAAAGCGTATATCTACGCGAATAAGATCGCACCGAACGTAAAGAAAACTGTTATACCCATAGACGGTATAAACAACACGTCCGCCTTTATTAGACCGGAACTCTTCGGAACCCGATTTATTTCAGAGAGCGTACGGACGCGCATCACCGATACTGTTATATACAATATCAGTTATTCATTCAAACTGTTTGAGAGGGATGTAAATATAATTTTCAATATATGTGACATCAACGACATCAAACATACAGACATCATGATGAGAGATATGCTGGTGTGGTTATTCATCGTAAACCTGTATAGCTCATCCAGATGTTCGAAAAAAATTGATATATACATATTCTTATGCGACTCTAAAAAAAGGATGCCTGTAGAAACAATCGATATTATAGGCACACCGCATGTAAATTCAGCATATACATACTGCTGTTCACAAAATAACCGCATCGTTATTTATAGGAAAGAAGAATGGTTCAAAGTATTCGTTCATGAAACGATGCATTCATTTGGAATGGATTTCTGTGGAAAACGCGAGGGTAGTATCGCGAAACGCCAAATCAGCGCGGTATTTGATATTCAGTCGAACATGTATATTTATGAAGCATACTGTGAACTGTGGGCACTTATTATAAGCAACTCGTTTAGTATTTTTTTAAATGACACAACCATACCATACAAATCATTCATCAAAAAGTTTTCGGGTATGATGAAGACAGAGACTGTATTCTCCACTATCCAAATGAATAAAATGCTTTCGCATATGGGACTCGAGTATAAAGATTTGTATTCAAAAACACGACAATCAAAAATGAAAAGAGATGTACTCTTTCAGGAAGAAAGTGAGGTATTCTCGTATTTTATTGTAAAGACAATACTTCTCCACCATTATGACCAATTTCTTGTGTGGTGTGGCGAACATAATAACTCGCTCCTTAATTTCAAAAAAAACGACGGAAATATAAATGAATTTTGCAACCTCATTATATCGTTGTACAAAAACAAGATTTTCTTGGACAACGTCAACGAAATTACCAAAATTGGCAATCATATTCGAGATGATACTGGGAAACGCGCGAAATTCATCACAAACACCGCTCGAATGAGCGCCCATTCGGGCTCATATTAGGACCAAAATGTATAGATATTTTTTACTCGGGTGTCCAGAATAAATAACACAATTGGGTAAATTGTGTTATTACTAATATTGAATTATTGAATTATTTAATTATTGAATTATAATCAAACAAGGTTGATAAATTATACAGAAGCGGCAACGGCGGCGGCAGCAGCAGCTAGTGCCTTCGCCGACTTGGGAAAGTGGGGAGACATATACTTCTGGAGATTAAAGTAGGTCAGCTCATCAGACTTGTTGAGCTTGAGGAGCTTGGCAAGAGCAGCATCAGGAATAATATGGCGACCGTTGGTAGGGTCCTGGAGACTATTTGATCTAATATAAGCATTAATCTCCTTGGTAACCTCGGTTCTGGCCATTTCAGTTCCGGTTGCCTTACCAAGAAAACTGGCCAACTCATCAGAGACGAGGGTTGGCTTGATAAATCCACTTGGCGAGCGGTTACCACTCTTCTTCTTGTTCTTACTGGCTTTCTTTGCGGACTTGAACTCACGTCCATTCTTCTTGATAAGCATATTTAACTCCTTCTTCAAAGCGGCTCCAGCAGCAATCCATTCCTGGTTCTTCTTCTCAAACGCCAACCACTCGTCCATAATTGTGCTATCTTCGACAATAGTGGTCTCATCAACCGTGGGCTCGGTTGCACCGACGGAAACGGACTCGACCACGGCGGGGGTGGGAGGCGCAACAGTAGCCTTAGTGGTCTTCTTAGCGCCGGCAGTCTTCTTGGTGGGGGTGGGGGTAGCGGGGGTAGCGGTGGTCATCTTCTTTACCATTATACTATTCTATAGCGTCTGTTGTTTAAGTTCTTTTTTATTAATTGATTAAATCTATTACGAGTTATCGACACATAATTAATATATCCCCTAATAAAATATAAAATACGGAATTTAACGCAATTTATCTATATATGTTGACATTCCAACCACTTGTCACATGTATCCATAGGATTTATATTGATTGTGATTGTGATTGTGATATTTGGTGATTCGAAACTCATGATTAGAAACAGCCTATCCATGAAACATACATTGGAAGAGCCATGGAAGTGCATGAGCTGTTTCCTCATTTACCAATGTTAACGCACCCAATAAGTAATAACACCCAATCGAGCTATTCTCGTCATTTATTGAATATCTGATCATATTCTCCATTATGATAAACGCACGAATACGAACAACCTCAGTTGGGATAGTATCGTTTATAATTATAAGCGGACGCCCGATACGCCTACAAATAAACGGATCTCCGCCCGGAAAACATATATTTCGACGAGCCTGGTCCGTGAGCTCCGCCCTATAATTCCATATATCGACCAACTCGCGAATAAATTTTATCAGGTTTGTTCGGTTCAAATTCATAAACCATTCATGTTTTGTGTAGTTACCAAGACTATCTATATAATGAAAAAGCTGTATGACATTATATTCAAAATCATCGGTCACCGTATTACTCCGGTTCTCCTCGTCTATGGAATTCACATTCAACCCTGTGCCAATAATACCAGATAGTTTTATAAATCGCTTCACTGTGTGATATACACGGTCACAGCTAAACTCGCAATTAGTGAACGGATTGCGAAATTTCTTTCCCTCCGACTTCTCAATTTTCATAAAATTAAACAACGAAACAACATCAAATCCATATACCCTCCCAAAATCCAACACACTAAAAAAATTAACATGCCTTATATCCACTAATTTCTCAAGCGACAGAAAATCACAGTCATTAACACATATAGAACAGTTTCCACCAACGGTAACTGGTCCACGGAGTTTCAAGTATTTGTATACGAATTTTCGACGCACATAACTCTGAATCTGAATCGCCCGATGATTGTAAAGGAGATAAAGGTATATACGTTTATTGAGCTCGTTCTTATTACCCGACACCTTGAGACCATACTTTTTTGACATCATACGTAACTGGGAGACGTTGAAGTCGAATGTAAAAATATGATTGTATTCACTTATATGTGGTATAACAAAATCTTGTTGTTTCACTTTTTTCTTTGATATTTTCCTCGAAACTGTATTAAGTTTCGTCTCATAAAATTTAACATCGTTTCGAGTGAGATTCTCAATCATATGTCTGGTTGATTTCATATAATACACTATATTATAGTACTCTTTTATATTTTTAAGTGGTTGCGCGTTCGCACTTATTAATGGTTATCATGTGGTGAAATACTAAATGTACATATCGATTATACTGTGTAATGAATATTGCAAAATTGATTTAAAGATGTGCCTCTTAATAGTTGTATAAGATAATCATGAGCAAGAGCAACCTAATTGAAAACGCAAGCAACTTTAACTTTGAGACCGGTATTAAGTATGGTCAAGTCAAGACCCTATCGTCTGGAGCAAGAAGCATCGATGTGAAGAACAAACGCACATCGCAAAAGCTTTACCTTCGCACCCCCCTTATGCTTACATGGGGCGTAAGTGACTATGAGGGAAATGAGAAATATGAGATGACTGTATCATTCCTCGGTGACAACGGCGACTCCCCTCGAGATGATGTAGTTGATTTCCAAAAAAATATGAAGCTTATGGAAGACCAAATTAAAACCGCAGCACTTGCGAACTCTCAGGAGTGGTTCGGGAAGAAATACACCAACATGGAAGTTCTTGATGCCCTATGGACACCCATTCTCAAGTATCCCAAGGTGAAAGGAGGCAACGGGGAACTTGACTACGACCGCGCACCCAATCTCCGTATTAAGCTACCAGTTTATGACGGCGAATGGAAATCCACTCTATATGATGCTGACAAGAAGCAAATCTTCCCCAACGATGACGGAACCACCCCGGTTGATATTGTCCAAAAGGGGAGCCGAGCAGCATGCGTAATTGAATGCGGTGGTATCTGGTATGCCGCAGGAAAGTTTGGACTCACTTGGCGCTTAAAGCAGGCAGTTGTCAAGTCACGTGAGGACATCTCAGCCGTATGCCAAATTGATCTCGGTGAAGACGAAAAGGCAACCATCAACGCCAGCGTTGTATCAACCAACGATGAGAGTGATGATGATGAGGTTCAAGCAATTGTTGAGGAAGACGAAGAAGACGACGGCGTTGAAGAAGAAGAAGAAGAAGTTGTCGCACCACCACCCCCACCCGCAAAGAAGCGTGTCATCAAGAAGAAGGCAGCTACCGCATCAGCCTAATTTAGTATTGATTCAAATTTATATGTAAAAAATCATAAAAATACCGAGGACAAAACAAAATAAAAAATAAAATAAAATAACACAAATAAACATGCCACATAAATTAAACCAAACGGTTTTCTTTTTTATTAATTTACCTATTTTCAATTACTAAATTAATACTTTATAGTGTACTATATATAATGGACAATAATTATAAGCGACCAACCGAAACCGACCAACTTAAATTAATATTGGAAGAAACTAAAACCGCGCTTTCCACTATGCTTACAATATTGGAACAGATGGACTTAAAACTAACAGAAATGGGCAAAGATGGCAATCCCAATACGGTAGAACATATCAAACTATTAAATATGTGGACCTCCCTTCATGAACATATTATTACTACTCAAAAAATAATAGAAAATGCCGGCGAAGAACAAGGCGCGGAGGGAAGAACGCACCGAAAAAAAACAAAAGGACGTAATAGATTAACCAAAAGGACCAAAAGTACCAAAAAGAGGACAACCAGAATAAATTTCAGGAAGAAAAAAGGTATTCACCGACAAAAAAATACAAAGAAACAATAATTTCATAATACATACCCAGACCCACCAATACCAATACTAGTAGTTCCATCTACATATAATCTAACCTGTTACGAAGTATATATTTAATATTTGTGAACATATCTTCCGAACATTCCCATCGAATAAATGAAATTATGTATTGTTGCATCCAGGTCACGTCCATATAGGGAAACTGTTCATTCACAATCTTACCTATAATCATTTGTATAAATTTATCTCGACACTGAACCCGACGAATGATATTTACAGATAAATCAGTTTTATCATTATTATCGATCTTAAAGTTTTCATTAGTATTAAACGGGTCTGGATTTAATGTCAGGTTCCATACCGATTTAATAACTTTGTGACTATAACACATAAATACGCCGTCGCGAGGATCCCGCCCCTTACATGTTCGTTTCTTGAAATTATATGGAACGATAGGTTGATATTCCATTAGACGACTATCAACTATCCCACAATCATCACCAATATGTGACTCAACAACCAATACATCACATGTATTGTTTTCTATGCTGCTCATGATTATTGTTATTTTACATAAATAACAACCATCTATATTTCCAGTCAATTTTAGATTACTTACTGTATCAAGGGTGTAATCGCGTTCACGACACCGTCGAAAATAACAGACATATGTGAATAATAACATCCGACCTGACCACAACGTCGTACATATCAACCGTGTTTATCCTCGCTGCGCCCATGTTTCTAAAAACAATATTTTGAACTGGTTCCATCTTTAAGTCGCAATACCTTATCTCAAAATGTCGCTTCCCAATATATACCGAACACCCACCAGACCAGTCGATACCACCAGTATAATCTGGATCCACACGTATTGTTACATCAATACATTTATGTATGTCATTATTTCCCGTAATCCATACGTCCTCACCTAATAACGGCACACATCTCACAATCAACTCTCCATCGGCTACATCATAATACAATTCGTTGTGCCAAAGGGGTATATTAACCATCTCGTCAGCATGCACGTACCTATACACGTTGTCATCAAAAAGATCGTCAATCGTGGGATTTAGTATTATAGCCTGGGTGGTCTGGGATATTTTTGTTCGCAACTCGTTTAAAACATCATCGCCAACACAGAGGAAATCTCTATATTTTACGAAAATCTCATATACGCGAAGCATATGTTCAGTTCCCATAGAATCAAATAGCTTTATTGCCACACCATCCACCATTTTTCTAAATACACTATTTATCTCAACCGGATTATTCTCTTTAATCACCGTGTTAAACCACTCCCAACCACCAGTCGAGTCACAATCAGTATCTCTTGAAACCCTGTCCGCATCTGTATAAGCCTTTGCCGATAAAAATTCAATAAGTGTTTCTTTTGCGTGAGTGAGCTCAACAAACTTCGCAGACGTTCCCCCACCCTTATCTGGGTGCGCGGTTCTCACCTTCTTTCTGTATGACTTGGATATATTATTCTCTGTCAAATCATCTATCTCGCTTATACCGAGCAAATCCATACAATATTTAATCTTTCGACCCATTCAATAATTAACATCTAACTTCTAACTTATTTGAATACAAACATATTTATCCACATATTATATTTGCGACTAAGTTAAAACAAGTCCATTTATCTTGATAATTTCCATCTTCAAAAATAGAAAATATCCCTCCATGTGGTAGATAGGTCTATAATTGTTGTTGAAAAACTTCAAGAATGAGTATGTTTTTTCCATAATACGTGTTGTGTTGAGCGCCTCGTTGGATGACAACACATTCGATAGTATCCGCCATACACATTTATGGACGTCGATATTGTATGTAAATATATCATATATATTGTCTCGGAACTCAGACCATTTCTTTATTTCACTCGGTTCTATATGTGAAACTATTTTGTCACATATCCTATCATAAATATCGTTATATATCACCAGTTCCCGCACCTTCTTATCACTTTTAATATTTTTACTATTTTTGATATTTTTGATATTTTCAAGACAACTCATGTTCATTCCAGATGGAATTCGCTTCCCCACGCACGATGAGTACATAGCATTCGTTGGACGAGGAATGTTTATCACCTCACAACACCCAATAACATTATCCGGTATAAAACTCACCGATTCAGTTATCAATATAAACTTGACCGGGTTTTTTTTGAGAGTTCCCTGCATGTAACTATAAAATATATCCAAAAGCTCGTTATGGACCTCGTGAAAGTTTTTACACACAACAAACCCAACCTTCAAGGATTTGGCATTCAACATATCGTTCACATGGGTAAATATATCGTGCCACATGCATTTCGAATTGCACCCAAGCATCCCCATATCAACCTCCATATGAACATCACTTATTTTGTAATATCCAGTAATCTTATTCGATGTAACTGTAACTCGCTTCTCATACTTAAGGTCTGACGGACTATATTTCTTAAGAAAGCGAAGAACCTGGGTGTACTTACCAGAACCAGGCGGTCCATAAAAGACGAGATTATGCATATCTTCTATATTTGGGGGGTACTTATCATATGTTCGTTCTGTTATGGGGTGGAGTGACTTTGACGCGTTCGACGCGAGGTAGTCTTCGAACGTGGTTTCCTGATACTTCATATAATATATACTATGTGTCACGAAACTTCTATTACCATTTAACTTTATTTTAATTGTAATTTATCAAATGATCATGGTAATAATTTCTATCCAAAATCATTCCCTTCTAGTCTTCTAGTAAAATGTGTGAAAAAACAAGCATAGGTAGAAGTTTATCCCACACCGATTCCATCGGCTTCCCATATAATTGTTTTTTAGATAAATTCACTAGAACACTAGAAGGAACAGTTTTTATTGGTTTATATCACGTTCAACTGATATGATATGATCAACATCGGTGGTGGCGCGGTATCATCATCGTCGCATTCAAATAAACTATATATTACAAAATTGATTTAATACGATTATACTATGTTATGTTATATATAACTAAAAATGGGTAAATACAATTGCGAAAAGTGTGGAAAAGAGTTTAAGCAGAAATCACACTACACAACACATACTAATAAAAAAAACCCGTGTGTGGTTGAAAGTAAAATAAAAGAATTGATAGATAATGCTGTTAAAGAAAAATTAATTGAAATTAAAAAAACTTCACCAAGCGACATAATTAACAATATTGAAATTGTTTATGATAGTAAACTCGTTAAAGATGTCCCCACAAAAAAAATACATATTCCCAAACCGATTTTAAAGTGGGTTGGTGGAAAAACCCAAATAATAGATAAACTTATTGCGGATTTTCCAGTTGAAATAAATAATTATCGTGAAGCATTTTTAGGTGGAGGTAGTGTTTTATTAACTTTATTATCTTATGTAAAAAGTGGGATTATAAAGATACAAGGTAATATATATGCGTATGATTTGAATGAACCATTAATTTATATCTACAAAAACATTCAAACGCGCCATATTGAATTATATGATATACTGCAAACTATTATTACGGATTTTAACGAATGTGGAAATGGAGAAATAAATAGAACACCCATAAATATATCAGAAGCAAAAATCGCAAAAGAAAATTACTATTATTGGATAAGAAGTGAATATAACAAATTATGCTTAACCGATAACAAAAGTATATTATGTTCTGCTATGTTTATATTCTTAAATAAAACTTGTTTTAGAGGGATATTTCGGGTTGGTCCAAAAGGATTTAATATTCCATATGGAAACTATAACAAACCAGAAATTATTAATAAAGAACATTTGGAAGAAATACATGATTTAATACAAAAGGTAGTATTTGAATGCTGTGATTTTAATACATCACTAACAATTGTAGAACCGGATGATTTTGTATATCTAGACCCCCCATATGCCCCCGAAACAGATACTTCATTTGTAGGATATACAGCAAATGGGTTTAACATAGAAAACCATAACAATTTATTTAAATTAGTACACAATTTAACCGATACAACTAAAAAGATAATGTTAAGTAATGCTGATGTGAGTTTAGTGCGTGAAAATTTTACAAATGAAAAATATAGCACATTATCAATTTTATGTAAAAGGTCAATTAATTCCAAAAATCCAGACGCAAGGGCAAAAGAAGTTATTATAAAGAATTATTAAACCACGTATCAAATGTTTCAAAATAGTTTTCATCGTCGCCAAATAAAACCGCAATATTATTTTCAATAAATATTTTATTTAATATTGTATATTTTTTTCCGTTTGAAATCAGTTTATTTTTCAAAAACTCACTTACCGATATGATCCATTTCTATCCAAAACCCTTCCCTTCTAGTGTTCTAGTGAAATGTGTGAAAAAACAAGCATAGGTAGAAGTTTATCCCACACCGATTCCATCGGCTTCCCATATAATTGTTTTTTAGATAAATTCACTAGAAGACTAGAAGGAACAGTTTTCCATCAAAAAAACTCACTTACCGATATGATCCATTTCTATCCAAAACCTTTCCTTTCTAGTGTTCTAGTGAAATGTGTGAAAAAACAAGCATAGGTAGAAGTTTACCCCACACCGATTCCATCGGCTTCCCATATATTTGTTTTTTGGATTATTTCACTAGAAGACTAGAAGGAACCGTTTTCCATCAAAAAAACTCACTTACCGATATGATCCAATTCTATCCAAAACCTTTCCCTTCTAGTCTTCTAGTGAAATGTGTGAAAAAACAAGCATAGGTAGAAGTTTATCCCACACCGATTCCATCGGCTTCCCATATATTTGTTTTTTCACACATTTCACTAGAAGACTAGAAGGAACCGTTTTCCATCAAAAAAACTCACTTACCGATATGATCCATTTCTATCCAAAACCTTTCCCTTCTAGTCTTCTAGTGAAATGTGTGAAAAAACAAGCATAGGTAGAAGTTTATCCCACACCGATTCCATCGGCTTCCCATATAATTGTTTTTTGGATTATTTCACTAGAAGACTAGAAGGAACCGTTTTCCATCAAAAAAAACATTCCCGTTAAATCCCCAATCACAGCGCTATTATCTGGGACCAATATATATGAACACAGATTTATGGATATATAACACAGAAACAGACTATAGTCCCTTCTACGGTTATATGTGTATAATTGTAACCAACGAAGATGACGACAATTATACCGAACGAAAAGGAGAGCTTATGTTTATATCAGATCCGTTCTACATGAGTGATGGGAATTATGAACTCACCGTCGGAATACATAGAGACTATATAATGGAATCTATAGTCAGTTCGCTTATTTCCAAAATATTGATTGACCGAACGGATTCCACCGCCGAAAATTTCAAAATCGTTTACGATCTACTGGTCCGCAAAACAGGTTCAGACCCTATTTCACATATAACCGAATTCCTGTTCCCCGATTATGTCTATCTATAATCATTCATAGAATCGAATGAATAATCGATTCTGTTCACCGAGTGTAACTCGGTTCTCTCTATATACCTCACGCGAGTCAAACATTATATACGTTCCGGGGATAGGTTCCACAACAGTACCATCCATAAACTCGATTGAACCACCCTCAATTTCAAATCCATCCGTATCTTCAAAGATGAACATCGAGAATATCGGGACCTGTCTGGGAGTCACGGAATCGTCGTCTCGGTGGTCGAGGTTTGTTTTGATCGCATCGTCCATATGCCAATCTTCAAAATAACCGGCGCCATAAACGTCGCGATGAACACAATATGTCACATCGTTTATACAGAATGTAGAAATGTCAACAAATATTGTTCGAAGTGTTTCATGTGTAAATCCAGTTATATCGTATCTTGGTAAAACACCAGTAACCCGCGTAGATACAACGTCGCTGGTCGCCAATAAATTCCGTCCGTAATATTCCATATTCATATCGTGCACGATTGTCGACATAGTATTGTATAAATATATATTTAAATATTTGGACGTCTGTTTTTTGTATCTATCTATAAACCCAAAGAAAGTCGGTTGTCCTACTCATAATTTAGTAATGAAATATTATCGTTCATTATTAAAACACGTTTATGTGTCTAATTTTTCACGGTGAAACGAACACGTCGGTCCTTGACACCCCCTGTCTTCAACTTCTTCCGAATTGTACGTTTACCACCAATCTTCTTTCCTTTCCCATGTCCCTTTCCTTTTCCTTTTCGCTTACGCACCGTAAACTTCTTGCCATTACGACGTCGGGTCTTCTTGTTACACCCACAGGTGGACATATTCTTTAGAATACCCTTAATAAATCCACCACCTTTCCGACTTGTGCTTTTTTTGCCTTCATGATGGTTATCATTATCATCTTCACCACCGGCAGCAGTCCCGTCGAATGATTGTTGGGAATCCGGCCATTCCGTCCAATCTGTTAGTTCGGAATAACCTGTTTTTTGACTATCATCAACGATTCCTGGTGTAAGATAGTCCGGGTCCTCGTCCGGGTCCTCGTCCGTCTCCTCGTCCGGGTCCTCGTCCGTCTCCTCGTCCGGGTCCTCGTCCGTCTCCTCGTCCGGGTCCTTTCCTTTCCTTTCCGCCGGAACTACGGTAGCTAAGCTTTTTTCATCAAAACATCCGTCGACCGTTTTTGCGTTTCCTTTGGAAAATAATATACTATCTATAATTACACGCAACCTATTGGATTGAAGCGCCATATGTAGCATTGGACCGTGTATTTTAGTTGAATAGCTTGCGGTTTGCCAGATCCTTTTCGGGAATTGTTTAATGGTTCCATCGGGGGCTGTGAGGGTTGGCCCACCTTCTATGTGTGTATCCATTTCAAAAAATACTTTAACATTTGGGTCCATTTTGAACCTGATATTGGGTTTTTCATCAAGAAGAACTTTCCAGTTTTTCAGATCATGTCCAGCCTTTACAAAAGTACTAATCACAGTCGCATCGTCTTTTTTAGGTTTCTCTTTCTCTTCTTGGAAAAATAGATCCATATCTTCTGGTTTTATCAACCACCCCCACTCTTCAAATTTACGAAATAGAGACACTTGGTGGTTGAAGCTTTCGGCACGAGAAAACTCATCTGACATGCATATCGCACGTTGTAATATTTTAAATTGTTCATCATTATACTCTAGTCTAACTACTCTATTTTTGATTTCTGTTGTAACCACCCCCGACACACCAGTAAATTTCAATTTGGGTATTCTTTCTTTCTCCTTCGTTTCGGCTGATGGTAAGAACTTATTAAGATACGTCACGGCTGATTTTTTATAGGTGGTTGCGCGATCCATGCGGGTCCCACGTTTCGAAACTTCTGATGGTTTCTTTTGTTTCTCACTAACCACATCTGTGATATTTTCCTTTACATCTGGTTCCTTATCAATATCATCAATATCATCAACAGCGCTACGTATCCAATCTTCACCGAAGGTTACTATGGTTTTTTCTTGATGATTTGAATTAGATTCGGGTTCGCCCAAAACAGATTTAATTTTGTCGATGTTTTCTTTTATAGCAACGGTATCTTCATCAGAAACACTTACTACATCTAATTTTAATTTTAAATCGTCACGTATTCCTTTTATCTCGACCACGCGATTTGTGATGGACTGTTTTTCCGGGTCGTGGCGACCACTATCTATAATTTCCGATGCGGCAGCTGGTTCTCGATCTCGAGCAGATGTTCTACACGTCGATACGGATGATTCATAACCATCTACATATTCATCTAATTGTTTTAGAAGTAGGGTGTATCCACATTTAGGTTCTTCTTTGGAACTGGTATATCCGGTTTCTATTCTCTTAATAATATCGACGATTGGTGCAGTCTTCTCTATTTGTGTCCATTTTTCACACAGAAGATTATCCAGAGAATCCTTACCAGGAACAAGGTCTACGTTGGTTATCGGACTTTTACCCATCTGCTTCGCTAATAGTTCTTTTAGTTTATCCATTCTTGTTATTATAAAAATGCACAGATAAAAATATTAACTGAATCACGGTCATTTCCACATATCCTCTAAATATTCTATTGCGGTATAGTAAATATGAACATATTTAATAAATGTTCCACAAATAAGCCGTTTCAGTTCCTACTTGCGCGTCATGGGGAGTCCCTATGGAATAAAGAGAATCGATTTACGGGTTGGACCGATGTTCCACTTACACGCCGAGGACGTTTCCAGGCGGCGATGATTGGGCGAACGTTGAAGTATACGAATGACATTTCTCCTCGTCGCATATTCACGAGTGAGCTTGGTCGAGCGGTTGAAACATCCGAGCTTATTCGCGCGAATATGGAGGTTAAATACACAGATAATATAAGTTATGGCGTCGAAGTGAACCGTACATGGCGCCTAAACGAAAAGAGTTATGGAGACTGCGAGGGAGTGTGTCGCAACGACCTTACCAAACTATTTGGAAATAACTATACCCGTGAATTGCGACACAGTTTCTTTATGCGTCCACCCATATTGGAGAGTCACCAAAAGTATATCCAACATGATTACATTATGAAAACGTGTGAACAATACTTTAAAAATGACCTTCACGCGGGTGAATCGGTAGAGATGGTGACTCATCGTATGCTTCCATACTGGTATGACACGATTGTTCCATCAATCATGTCGGGAGATTGTCCGTTTATTGTTACACACCGTCACAACGCAAGAGCTATCATAAAGTATCTGTCGCGGATGAATCTGGTTGATTTCGATAAATTGGACATTCCAAACGCTACAATATATCACATAAAGTTGAATAATGAATTATTTATAGAAAACTTCATTCGCGATGTAGTCAGAATAGACGAATTTAGAGACTGATTACAATATTATCACTTGGTAATCGATAAATAAATAATAATTTTGGTAAACTACATAGATAATTTGATGTTTACTATGTAGAGACCATCATGTATATGGCAATTCCGTTGAAACAATATAAATCATCTAATATTTTTTTCGGTGAACCAATAAGGAATAATATTATAGAAAATTCGGTGTTTCGTAGGATTATATATTCCCAGCCCGATATTTCTTTTAACAGCATAAACATATTTCTAACATTTGGTTTTTTGAGTGTGCGAAAGCTATACAATAAGTGGAAGTGTATATTCAACGACTCTGCGATTAAGAACACTCTTCTCAGTATAGAGAGCAATATACTCCAAAAGTTGCGTATGTGTAATAAAAACCCTATATATAGCATAACACAACAGGTTCAAAATAATATGTTCAAGGTATTTTCGGATGTTATGAAACCCGGTGATTTTAACGATTACACGATTGTTTTGCGTATATCGGGAATATGGGAGAGTGAGACAGAGTATGGGATTACATACAAATTTGTGGACTTTAACGAGGTTGAGATGTAATGAGGTAAGTAGATATAATTACAAAAATAATATAACACCTGGGTTAAAGGCGATATATTATTTTTGTAATTATATAAGATATATTTGGGTTGTATTAACACGCTTGTTCGTTGGACGATGCGGTCATACTAATTTGAGTTAATATAATAGCCGACACGAAAAATCCAACGTTTATAACTAACCACATGTAAAATGGCAAACTATAAAAGTCTCTCCATCCACTTACTTGTGTGGTGCTATTATTAATGATACCAATTAAATCGAATAGTATAATATTTCCCAAAACCATTAAAACGGTTGAAACCCAAAAACGTGCGGTCTCTATACGATAGAATCCACCCTTGTTTGACATTAGTGTTTCAAATATAGTTTGTGAGGACTCTGTTATAGAACACGCTTCATTTACTGGCTGGGAAAGATCGAGTGTTGTTGAGAAATATTGGGTTAACAAAATTATAACGTGATACATAAATAATATGCCCAGAATACCTATTATAGTGCGTCCTTTACTGGATGAAAGCTCGATGTCACTAATTGCTGGGTGGATATAGAACCATAATAAATAGTATAACGAATATGCTGTTGCTGACAATTGTACAAAGTTTAAACTCCTAATATTTTTCAAGTATGTTTCACCTGCTACTAACCACGAAATTACTATAAATATGGTGGCAACAATATAAAAGCAAAATGGTCGGAATAGTAGTGTTTTGTCTCTTACGGAAACGTATAGGGTTTTCTCATATTTAGGCATAAGTAATAATAATATATAATACACACATAATATATTTATTATATCATGTTTTCAACTATTCTCAACCAGGTCAATTATTTCCTTTTTAGAACACGATAGGAATGTATTTTTGAGATTCCCCAACTTTACAAACCGTGGTTTGGTCATTTTTGCCGTTTTATAGTAGATATATGGACCAAATTTTCCCTTTCTCACAGACGTTGATGCGTTCACCACCCGGATAATAGTTGGATTTCCACCTACGTTCCCGCCCTCCTCGTCGAGAAGGTCTATGACATCGGCGATTGTAATTTTCTCGAATAGTTTATCCACCGATTTCATCCCTATCGTTTTGTCGTTGTACACGACATATGGACCATATTTTCCATTTTTCAACATTACGGCGAGGTCTTTATATGTGCCTAATACTCGACCCTCGCCGGAAATGTCAACTACATCATCAAGCTTTGCGTTTGTTGATCTAATCTGTTCTAATGTTACCCCATCTCTCACCTTTTTCCATGTTACTGTTTCTCCGTTTGTGCATTTTATCACAGGACCGTGTGCCCCGATAATGAACTCATGAACATCATCAAATCTATGGGATACTTTGCGGTGTTTTCCTCCGTTGTATAATAATATACTCTTTGAAATATCGGTGTAGTAATCTCTGCATACGCACTCCTTTGTATTCCCCCCCATAGCAATCGTGTCAAGTGTTGTTTCCATATTTTTGGTGTATTCATAATTAAGAATGGGGTCGAAGTGTTTGCCGAGAAATTCAAGGACGAGCTCCCCGAGTGGCATGACCACGAGCCGATTGGTTTCCGTTCCGAATACCGATGTTTCACATGTCTCCTCTATTGTGTCGTCAACGAGGGAATAGTTCACGACGTCAATCTTCCGTCCCTCAACCGTTTTCTTTTTAACATATCCGCGACTTTGTATCTTATCAACAATACTCGAGAATGTGGACGGACGACCGATTCCCCGGTCCTCAAGCAACTGGACCAGCTTTGCTTCATTCACTCGACTTTTTGTATTTTTAAGAGTGCATTTACTTGTCACCGAGTTGTACTCCACTATTGAACCGTTTTTGAATGATGTCAAGAACGCGTAAAACGGATCATCATCTACACCGTCCACCCGCATGAACCCAGCGAATGCTACAGCAAGGGCGCTGTACCTATACTGAGAATTTTCTGGTGAGGTAACCGTCGCAATAATCTTCTTCATATTGGCAGGAACCATACAACATTTCAGGGTGTGGTTTCGAATGAACGCATACATACGCTTTTCTTTATTTCCCATGGATTCGGGAAGTTCTTCACGACCGATCACGGTGGGGCGAATTGCTTCATGTGCCTCCTGAGGACCACCCGAATCTTTTTTATCCCCGTTGGGATTAGTTCCACTCCCGTCAATAAGTAACGCGTTTCCATAATTCTTTCCATATGTTACTTCAATAAAATCCGTCGCGGAAACAAGAAAGTCTTTGCTTAACACAGGACTGTCTGTCCGCATATATGTAATATGTCCACCCTCATATAGTCTCTGACACAGAGCCATCGCATCTCTCGGACTATACCCCAATACAGAGCTGGCATGTTGTTGCATCGACGATGTGATTAGGGGTATTGGTGGCTTTTTCGTTACGTCGGTTGGTGATGAACAAGTCAGGTTGTGTTCAAAATTAACACTTTCTTCCAAGAATGTCTCAATAGACTCACTCTCCACATGATGTTTTGCTAGCTCAAATGGGATATTCTTCGACGTGAAATACCCAATTGTGGTGTAAGACATCGTTCCCGGGTGCTCATTTACGAGCATGTTATTCTCATGTACAAGCCGGAGTGCCGGTGTCTGGCACCTCCCAGCACTAAGTCCAGATTTGCTTTTTTTAGTCATCGCGCTCCAGAGAAGAGGTGATATTTTGAATCCGAGTGCCATGTCAACAATCTGTCGCGTGTGTTGTGCGTTAACAACTTCCATATTTACGCGACCTGGGTTCTTGATCGCCCTCATCAAGGCTGTCTTTGTAATCTCTTGAAATACAATCCGTGGGGTTGTCTCAACATCTAATCCAAATGCGTCACATATATGCCACGCGATTGCCTCGCCCTCTCTGTCGTCGTCCGTAGCGAGAACAACGTCTTTTGCTTTGGATATAGCGGTTTTCATGAGCTTTATATATTTTTTCTTGTCATCCATTTCCACGAATTTTATGTCAAACACATCATTTACGTCCTTAAGGGACGCAATCTGACGGAAATGCCCATAGCTCGCGACACATGTATATTCATTCACACCCAGATATGCTTCTATCTTTTTACATTTAGCGGGAGATTCCACAATAACAAGTGTCTTCATTACTTATCATTGGGTGACATCGTTTTAAACTCTTTCCAATTAATGTTAATGGGTTCCGGACTGACGCCATCTGTTTCGGTCACATTCTGGTTTTCATCTGCCATATCAGCTCGTCGTATAGCACTGTCAACGTAAAGCCTTTTTAGAAGTTTACCGATCTCGAAAGACCCCTCATGCTGGTCAAGTTCATCGTTTTCGATGCGTTTCAATACACGAAGGAATTCATCAAATATCTGTAGGTCGAGTTCATCATTCTTTAGTTTATTATATATGTCTGTGTAGTTCTCATACAAAAATGAACACTTTGTCAAACACATTTCAGCAAATTTATCCGGAAATTGTTTTCTAATGTCGGGGTGTTTAGCTTTAAGAACCCCCATCATCACTATGTCCCTTCGTATCAACGAACTATGTTTTATTTCACGAATCTTATCCGTTTGATCCACCACATCGTTATCCTTAATCATCTGCTTTAGTTGGAGTCTCTGTTTATCATCCATTGGTTAATTTAATAAAAGTGTTCTAAATCATTTTCTCCAGTTAAATATATATGACAATAAGCATGAAAATATCAACGCGCACGAACGAAAAGACGGTAAAAAAAAATTCGATGCGCGGTGGTACAAAAAATGCGCAATTTGAGGTTATGCCTGTTGGTGAGATTGGTGGAAGTTCCGACGCGGCAACTAGTGTCGTAAATGCGAGACTTGCCCAGCTGGGTGCGGCACAGATTGAAAATTCCAAGTTTGACGGAAATCTTGGTAATAATTTTCATCTGGGTGAAACTATAGGCGTTGGAGGTGGAGGGGCAAGAAAAAGACGTGTTAAGACAAAGAAATCCAAGAAATCCAATAAATCAAGGAAATCAAGGAAATCTAAGAAATCCAAGAAATCCAAGAAATCCAAGAAATCTACACATCGCAAACGTTAATTCCAGTTCCTGCGTTATCAACAATCATCATTATTAGGATTACTAAATAATAATAAAAAATGTAATATATTATTATTTTTATTGTATGTTATGTTCGTTGTTCACGTTGGAAGATATGGAAAATGACTATGTAATTTCAGGAAACGGTATCAAGATATAATATGTGAGTTTGTGTTTATATCGTTGTCGTCATCGTCGTCATCGTCGTCATCGTCAATAATTATGGGATAAGCATAGCTTGTGGCTCGTTGCAACAGTTGAGTGGCTGTAGTTAAAACACTACCCTGGGTCATCGGCATAGTATCCATAATGCGCGTAATAATTCTCTTCATTATATTCGACGGACCACGTGTAATGGAATAAGAACTCACGCTGTGTTTGCTGTCAATAATATCGTTAATAGTTTCATTTCCGTCGAAGTTTGCAGGATGGTAAAATAGGTTTGGGATTACATTTGTATTATATTTCATCACCGTTTTGTATTGACCGGTTTTTTCGAATGATGAACCACTCTTATACAGAGGAACAGATTCAACTATCTCTCGACCGAACATGGGGTTGTCACCGAAGAAGTTTACTAATTTTGTATCAAGAATACGTCCATAATACCTTCGCTTCGAAGCGCACACGGACTTTGTTGAAAACAAATATAACTTTATATATCCCATCATGTTGTCACGAACGATATTTATGGGATACTTCGTTCCTATTACTTTCCCATTAACGAGGTGTTTTTTATCCTTCAACATGCGGTTTGTGTACTTTAGTACATCTTCGTCGTTCATGAATTTAACGATGTCATTTATTATCTCGTCGCGAATTTCGCTGACATAAAGTTCCTCGAAATAGTCCATGTTGAAATTTGTATTAAAGTAGTACTCGTATAATTTTGGAACACCCCATATCGTGCCCTTCAGGAAGAAGTATACTTTGTAAAGCGCTGCGAGTGATAATTTAGAATTTGTATACGGATTTGTGATATATGTGGGTTCTGGGAAGAAATCATATCTCTGTGTAAGCTTCTTTACGATCATTCGATATAGGTCCTTGCCCCAGAATCTATATATCCGACCCCCCTCAACCAACCCAATAACCTCGTCCGCATTATAGTCGGACAAACTATTCATGCAGAAATCATAATCACAGTCATATTTTTTTGTATACTTTGCGCGACAGATGCCCGCGAATCTATTTAGTGCGTTATAAGCCACGCATGTTTTATGATACAGCTTATTAAACATTTCATTAGATGGGGGGTGTCTAAAACTTTCATAGTTTTGTGTGTAATACGCACCGACCTTTGTTTTGGCGGTTGCAAAACTGTTAATATGTGATAGTTGCATGATAGAACATGTTACAACTCGTTTTACTATCGCACAATACACATCGAATAATATTGTATTATGTGAATGTTTATATGGGATATTACTCCACATATATGGCCATTTTGGTTCACAACCTACTCCGTTTATGGTTCCCTTTTCCGCTATGCTAACAAAGGTCCCTTCGTTTTCATTTCCTGTTTCGTTGTCTTTTTCTTTTCCGTCACTTGAAGACAAACGAATGAGTTCTTGTATTGACATTATTATATATTTATACAACCTCATCATTTGTATGGTTCTTCGTCAATTTTACGATACATATTGTATGTAATGGACAATATATAATCCACCGAAATATGGTTGAATATGTTATATCTTATACGTCACACCATTTACATAAACATTTGACATATGAACAGTCATCACATATAATGGGAAACAAAAATAGATATCCAAATGGGTTAGAAATGTGTCGTGGGTTACTATATCCATGAACCTTTTGTTTTTTACATAGTCTACATACACGCCTACACGGTGACACAGTATAGTTATCTTTATATTCAAGGAGATGTGTTTCACATCGATAATCCCTCATAAATTTGGTTAGATTTATATGTTATACGCATTTTCTATTTATTTCGTTTTCTTCTATCTATTTCATATGTATAGTCATTTTCGGTTAATTTATATCCCCAGTGCTGTAATACTTGTCTTATTTTGGGACTAATATTATTATCATCCCAATCACCTTTTTTCTTGATTATTTGAGTTACCAAAAAACGCATAAATCGCCCTTTATATCCGGCTAATTTTTTCCATCTGGATATTTGTCTGTCATCATCTATGGAACGTTTACCCATGAAGAAATCACAATACCATTCGACCCATCCATATGGATGCTGTTGTTTAATCCATCCTTTTGATTCCCAGAATTCCAAACTTGTCCCAACCCGAACATTATATTTGTTTTTGGTAACATCATATTCTTTACTGGATAGATTTTCTTCTGGTATATTTCCCCACCATTTTTCCGGATATTTTTTATGGATATTTTTCAAGTGTTTATGTAAAACAGATGAATAAATTGGTCTCCAATAGGTTCCACCGAAGCTACCCAACGAAAAAATATCCTTTGGACTTAAATTTGGGTTAAATTCGGGTTGATCCTTGAAATAATATTTTCCATCTCGTTTAATGGGTTTAATAACATTGTCAGACTTCATATTTTTCATGTTTTTTTTTGTCCCCCCGGTTCCGTTTTTTTTAAATCTATCAACGTGTCCATAAAGATATTTCTTTGTTCGAGCCTTTTTAATTTCCTTATCATTTAGTTCCTTAAACGTAGTCGGTGTATTTGACGTTACGCGGATGCTGGGTCTATATACATCATTTTGATACTTATATCCAATTTCGCCTCGCTGATTTTTCCATTTTTCTCGAAACCATCTGGACAACCCCTTCTTCTTTGTTTTTTTCCCCATATATGGTTGTCGTCGTTTTCCATATTTTTTAGTAAATTCGTCTTTATATCTTTTGACTAATAGCCCACTTCGATATGCGCTATGTTTTGGATATTTATTATATATATATTTTTTGGTCTTGTTGTATAATTTTATATCGGTTGGTGACGGTTTAGTTGTCATTACTATATAAAATTATAAAAATAATTTATTTTAATGGACATATAGACTTAAAAGTCGGGCATATAATCGTCGTCTTTACCAGCAACTGTTGTCTCGCTTGTAATGACGCTCTCAATCTTGAGCTCCTTGTCGCTACACTTACCCGAATCCACCACGCCTCTCTTTGTAGAATATATCTTCTCCAATAATTCGGACTTGTTCATAAACTCGGGTGTAATATCATCGAGTTCTTTCATCTTGTTAATGTCGAGAACCACTTGAAAGCTACTGGTTCCAAAGTATCCTTCCTGTCCGCACATAATATTCGATGAAACACCTCGCATATGGTCCAGTTCTCCGTGTCGTGCTGCTCGTAAGAACATCTCAGGAGTTTCTTCGAATGATGCTTTTGCGATAGGTCCAATATCATCGTTGTTAATGCCGTGACGAAAGATAGACGTCATTTTTGTGTTATACGACATTCGGTCACACAACATCGACATGTGATGATAGTTGATGTAGGAATTTTCCTCAAGAACCTCGCTGAACTCGTTGTAAAGCGCCTGTCTCGCTGCCTCCAGACCCAGAACACTATAGACTTCGTTAATATTATTTGTTGTTGTTTTGGTAAAGTCTATGTAGTCGAGAGCAAGAACATCGATGAGGTTTGATCCAACGGTATCGAGAACCCATTTCTCCTTTGTTTCATACTTGTCTTCGACCTTTTCCACTTCATCGATTACCTTTCTCAAAATAACCTTTTTAATATTCTTCACACCGCGTAGCACGATATTGTTCAACATATGTGTCTGGAAATTCTTGACCATGTATATTTCGTCTGACTGATCGAGAGACTTGATAACACCTTTTTTGGACCCGTCCTTCTTCATATGTGATATTCTAATCCTAAATATCAGTTTATCACTATTATAATCGCTGTATACACAACTCACTTCGTCACCATAAACTTTCTTTAAAATAAAGTTAATATCGTCCATGGTGATGTTTTTCTCAAGCATGACTTCTGGGTCCATTTCCAACCGAATTACCCAGTTTGACCGTTCTGCATCTGGGTCGGCTGTTGTACCAGCGCACTCACCGACCATATTTTCAAACTCAACAAATTGGCGCATCATGACATCGTCATCGTGAATTTGACTTGAGTAATCGCTTGGGTCGAAATAAATTTGTGATTTCTTAACGATTTCGGTGAGATTTGTATATTCAACCATTGTTGATATGCTCTGTGCCTTTGTTCGGTCGCGTGAGTCATCCTCTTTAAGGTAGATTGTAATGGACGGGTTTTTTGGGTTGTCTGATAAACTGAGAATTTCTTCGATTCTGGGAACACCCTTGGTAACGGTTGACTTCGATGACACTCCCGCGAAATGAAATGTGTTTAGTGTAAGTTGGGTAGTTGGCTCACCGATGGACTGAGCAGCAATAATGCCGACCATCTCTCCTGGTGCCACAATCGACTGTTTGTAATACTTATGGATGTTTTCCAATAACCACGTCAAAGAATCCTTGTTGAAACGTTTGATATATATAAGGTCGCGTGGGTTCAAATAATAATAATATATTACCTCAAATAATTTTGTAGGTTTGGTTATCTCATTTGAACTCATCTTTCGAAAGTTGGATTCAATCATCACGTATGCTTCGAGTGGTGTGATGTCCACCATAGAATCTTTGGTCGTCTTGAAGTTGTTAATTACGTTATTGATGATATACATAAACCCAACAGGAACATGAACAACGTCTCTGCCCTTATTATTCAATACGTTTTTGACGATGAGGTCGCGGGAATGAATCATGTAATTGATATACTCCTTTATTTTCGAGGAACACTCTTTCTTCTGTTCCCCAAACCGCTTCTTTGCTGACGAGGTATATAGGATAACGTTGTCTGTTGGGATATAAAACATCGAGTATATATCTTCATATGACATCTTTAAGAGGGGGAGTTTTTGGTTCTCAACTTTGACTGTATCAATATTATCATCTCCATACGAAAACTGTACAATCTTCCCCTTACTATTTCGAACTGTGAAATCATACTCCATCTTAAGGTCTTCCATTCCCTTGATAAGTCGGCGCTGAATGTATCCAGTCTGTGATGTCTTAACCGCTGTGTCAATAAGACCCACCCTACCACCCATCGCATGGAAGAAGACTTCTTCGGGAAACAACCCATTAATATATGAATTCTCGACAAATCCGCGTGCGCCAAGAGAATCATCGTATTTCGAAAAGTGAGGTAATGTGCGGTCATCAAACCCGTATGGAATTCTCTTGCCATTTACATTCTGTTGTCCTAAGCATGAAATCATGAAGGATATGTTGAGGTCACTTCCCTTTGATCCAGCCTTTACCATTCTTACGAACCGATTGTCGGAACTAAGACTTTTAAGTCCAACTTTACCGGTTTCTGAAGAGACCTTATTCAAAATATCGTTGATTTGTGTCTCAAATTCCTCTTTATTTGACTTTCCCGAATCGTTTTGAAACACACCCAGTTGAACTTGGTCAAGCAACTGTTTAACTTCTTTTTTTTTCTCAAATATAATCTCGTTAATTTTCTGGGTTGTATCATCGTTGGATATAAGGTCGCTGATTCCAACGCTGAATGATGATGTCTTCATATACTCGGTAACGACATTTTGAAGATCGTCTATAAACTGTGAGCAACGCATATTTCCATAATCATTACACACACGATGGAGAAGTCCATTCGACCCGGAACCAAGTGATCCCTTGTCCAACATACCGCGCTTGTAAACACCGTCAACGATTTCAACAATATTATTAGAAGTGGACGCATCTTCATCGTCGTTAAATGCTCCAGTCTTGCTCCTAACGCTCATTCTGGGTATAATCTGTGACAGTATTTCAAAACTGGTGACGGATCTCTTCTTGAATATATCGGTGTTAATGTGTCGGGACGACATGGTCAGGTTCATGGCATCGCGTGGAGACATCTTCACAGTATCGCGTGTGAAACGGTTCGCCCCCAGTAATGAATCCTGAAAGATACCGACAATACACGCATTATTTGCTGGACTCACTAACTGATATGGCACATGTGCGAGGTTTAATAACTCAACCTCTGACTCAACATCCTGTGGCATATGAAGATTCATTTCATCTCCATCGAAATCGGCATTATATGGTTTTGTGTCGGCTACATTCATTCTAAATGTATCACCGACACTCATAATCTTGACAACGTGACACATCATACTCATCCTATGTAGAGTTGGTTGACGATTAAATAGGATTGCGTCACCATCCATCATGTGGCGATGAACGATGTCGCCATTTCGAACGGTTACCGTATTGAGGTCTGCGTGTCGAAGTGAAATATTCTCTCCATTCTTCTTTTCGAGAATTTTCGCACCCGGGTGAACGTCGGGTCCGTTGCTGATAAGTTTCATTAGGAAATTGCGGTTATTGTCATTTACTACAACTGGTTTTGTGATATTTTTGGCAATCTTCATCGGGACACCCAGTTCTCGAATCGACAAGTTTGGGTCGGCTGTGATGACGGACCGGGCACTATAATCAACACGCTTTCCCATAAGATTTCCTCTAACACGTCCGGTTTTACCATTAAGGCGTTCCTTAATCGACTTTAATGGACGACCCGACCTCTGTGCAACTGGATTAACCCCAGGAACCTTATTATCAATATGGGTGGCTACATAATACTGTAGCATGAGAGCCCAGTCCTCAATTACGTTAGGTGCTGCGGGTGGATTCTGTTGGTCCATGCGTTCCTGTAATATTTTATTGGTTTTTATGATGTTCACAAATATGTGAGTGGTGTCGTCCTCACTTCGCTGTTGAGAATCATGCTTTACAGATGGGCGAATTGCTGGGGGTGAAATGGCAAGAACCTGACAAATCATCCATTCTGGTCGAGACCATACAGGACTATAACCCATATAAGTAATATCCTCGTCGGAAATGCGCCTGAACATTTTAAGAACAAATTCGGGTGTAAGTTTCATAGTAACTGATTCACCATCAGAACTATCCCACTCGGCGGTAAGAGATGAGAGTCCCTCCTTCTTGGTTTTGTTTGGTCGCTTACAACCACATCCATCTTCGGTGTCCTCACCACATCTCTTTACCTTACTTGCGTATGAGAATACTATATCCCATCGTTTTTCGGCGGGGAGGTCGAGTATATGTTTCCACTTGTCTTTATTTAAGAGTAGTTTGCTACACTTGAAACATATACACCTGATAATTTTCATAACGGTATTAAGATATTGAATATAAAACACCGGTTTAGCAAGTTCGATATGACCGAAGTACCCCGGTGTACGAATATAATCAAGTCCATCTGTAGGACATACGAGCCCGGGTTCTAAAACACCCATTCGCGGATCAAATAGTCCCCCTATTTTTGGACGGTTATTTTCATATGTATCTCTATTTGTAATTTCAGCGACAGATGCTTTACGTATCTCATCTGGTGACAGTATGCTAAACTGGACCCCAATAATCTTAGAATGAAGTTGTGTTGTCTTTGTAGAAGATGTCATTTTGTATACAGATTAGATATATTTAGATACTTTTCAATTTTAAATTGGAACATTTATTGATTATGCAAAATTGACATAAAAAACTATATGTCTATATATCAATAAAACAATCATGGCACAGACATCAAAAGATAAATACTCGAGTCGTTCTTCCAATTCCAAGGCTTCATCGCCGTCCAGCAAGACCAAAAAGGATAATGGGTCCCGGCACGACCGAGCATGTGAGTATGGATCAGATGATGATTCTGGTGGAGACGACGATGATGAAATATTTACAGATTCCGACAGAGATGAAGAGGACGCCGCCGACCAAACAAAGTTCAAAGCTCTTATGGCGAAACTATATAAATCAAAAAATATCGAAAATAAGTTAAAGAAAAATGAAAAAAATGAAAAAATAGAGAAGTCATCAAAGGGTGTGAAGTCGGGTGTAAAGTCATCAAAGACAGAGAAGGGCGAAAAGTCATCAAAAGTGAGTAATCACGATACAAGTGATAGCGACGTCGAACCCCATATGACAACTCGTTCTAAAACTGACCGCCGCCCCGATAATAAAAAAAAACCGGTGTCTAAAAAAAAAGGTCGGGGGCGTCATATAGTGGAAACCGAAAGTGATTCTGATGAAGACGATGATGATACTGGCGAATCAAGTGACGACGAAACTGGTCGGGGATTACAGAAATTCAACCTTATATTCACAATTGGTGGAAAGAAGAATGGAACTATTGGTTTATTAGACGACTTTGAAGACGAATATGATGACTCAGATTATGAATCATGTGAATATGATGATGATGAGGATGAGGATGAGGATGAGGATGAGGATGAGGATGAGGATGAAGACGATGACGAAGACGATGATGAAGACGATGATAGCGCGCTAAACAAGAAGAAAAAATCCAAGACCTCGCCAAATTACACTAAGGTTGACATCGACAATACCAAGGATCTTATCGCGAATCTTCGAGAACAACTAAAGACAAAACCCAACGATGTTACAAGAGATCTTCTTTACACAACCGAGCAAAAGTTTAAAGAGATTGAGAAAATATACAAGAATGGTATTCATAAAACACAGTCAAAGAACGCAAAGTCATTTCGAAAACTACTATCTGATAAAAACGTCATGAACGATTTTGAGTTCTTCAAGAAAATGGAACTTGGTGAACAAGAGAAGATTATCCGTGAACTCGAGGAGATCAACAAAATTTCCAAAATAGATAAGCCATACAGACTAACTATCCTGGAACGAGACATGCCGCCAGAAATGAAGGCGTGTGCCCTCAAGAAGCTTAACATGTTGCGACACATGGAACCTGGTGGGGGTGAATTCTACAAAATAAAGAACTGGGTCGATACATTCATGAAAATTCCATTCAATATATACAAGAATATGGATATTAATGTGGATATGGGTGTTGAAGCATGCCATGATTTCATGGAGAACGCACAAAAAACACTGGATTCGGCGGTATATGGATTAAATGATGCCAAGATGCAGATTATGCAGTTAGTGGGGCAATGGATTTCAAATCCTTCCGCTACGGGAACCGCCGTTGCCATCAAGGGTCCAATGGGAACCGGAAAGACAACGTTGGTAAAGGAGGGTATAAGCAAGATACTCGGTCGAGAATTCGCATTTATTGCTCTTGGTGGGGCAACCGACAGCAGCTTCTTGGAGGGGCATTCCTATACATACGAAGGAAGTTCTTGGGGACAGATTGTGGAAATTCTCATTAAATGCAAGTCGATGAATCCGGTTATATATTTCGATGAACTGGACAAGATTAGTGACACACCAAAGGGTGAGGAAATCGAGGGAATCCTCACACACCTTACCGACACATCCCAGAACACAGAGTTCCAAGACAAATACTTTTCAGAAGTTAAATTGGACCTGAGTAAGTGTCTATTTATATTCAGTTACAACGATGAATCCAAAATAAATCCAATTCTACGCGACAGAATGTACCGAATTCAAACAGACGGCTATAATGGGAAGCAGCGTGTCGTGATCGCGCGCGACCATCTTCTTCCAAAGATTCGTGAACAGATTAAATTCACCGACACCGACATCACTATAGACGACAGCGTCCTCAACTATATTGTGGATAACTATACACATAGCGAGAAGGGCGTTCGAAACCTGAAAAGGTGTCTGGAAATAATCTACACAAAGCTAAATCTATACCGTCTAATGAAACCCGGAACTAATTTGTTCGAAACAGAAATGTCGCTTGACGTTCAGTTTCCATACGTTGTGACAACAGATGTAGTCGGGAAATTATTAAAAAAGGACGATAAACCAGATTTTATGAACTCGATTTATGTGTAAACCCTTGGTAATTTGTATAATATATAATTTCACAATAACTGATATGATATGAAAATTCTCATCTTATCCGTTTTTATTATTGTCCATGTACATATGGAAAGTAAGTATGAAGAAAAAGAAACTGACCCCGATGAAAACATCACATACTCAGGACTAATTTTAAAACTGAACCGGTCACAAAAAATGTTTGACGTATTGAATAAACAAAATAACGAATTGCGAGAACACGTGGATACACTTATTAATTCCGACGTTTGTGACAATACATACTTAATATCCACGTTCGATGAATACGAAAAAAAAATAAAGAAACTTCAAATAGACAACGAGTGTCTTCAGTATAAAATAAAGTCATACGAAACCCTCATGAATAATGGTTCTGGGCGGGACAATATAGACGTCCGTAAGGATTCAGTAACTTGTATAATATGTTGCGACCAAGCACGCAACGTATTATTTAGACCATGTAATCATATTTTAATATGTGACGATTGTTCTGGAAAATCCAGCTATGAAGAATGTTTTGTATGTAGAAGTGTCATAGTGGAATACGAGTATGCTTATTTGTTATAGAGTATAAAACGCATTATTTTTTACGTAAGAGAACACAACACAACATTATGTTATACATTTCATTCAACATATGTATAACTATTTATGTTCAGTTATTGCCACCACGTGTTCCAATATGATTCCTCACTTTATCGCTTATGCATGCGCATCCCTGTCCTGTGGAATAAGCACTGGGACAACACTCTGGTAAAAACTTGGTATTCGAGAAAATAAACATCTTGTTCTCTTCAAGCGCTATGTCGGCTTCTGCTTGGTCGATGTCAATAACCTTCTTCGCGCCAGATATGTCATGCACTTCATGTGACGCAACGGCGTCACCATATTTCGGCATAGAATCACTATAACTCATCACCTCCATACCCTCTTGTTTTGTCATGAACTTTCTTGCCCACGAAAAGATGTCATACTTGTTCATTCGGCATGTGCATGTAATAATGTTTGTGAATATAAAAATTGCCAATAACACAATAGATATCAGGTAGATAACGCGAAACTTCATTCCAAGTATTTCGATTGTCATATATATTATCCAATACATTTTATTTTTTATTCAAAATACATGAATAGTAAAGTCATGAATAGTAAAGTAACCAATAAACATAAAATACGAAATCTATTCTATACCTAAATAAAAATCAGTCAGCTTATCGAATTCCCAAAAACGATTGCAACCGATACCAATCAACTGAGAAGATGTCAATAAGTTGATTGTTTGAGAATATACAACATCCGTATTGTTACGCATTTTATTACCGATTTCACACAAAGGAACGCAATCTTTATAAAAACCAACACTCACCAGCATATTGTCGCTACAAATAATACTATTTCTTTGTTCATCATATACACCAGATAACTCGATACATTCTCGTTTAATACCATTTACAACACCCAATACACGTGTATTGTCTCTCAAAATATCACCAACATCAATATTGGAAATTTTCTTACATGAACCACCAAACATACAAATACTGGTATCTGGGTGGAACCCCCCTTCATATGTTCTCCACATGTCTTTGGTTCCCGATACATTTTTTGTATTTAATAGTATAGAATGTTCCATATCTGTTAACTCATCGTAATCACTAAATACATACTCATCTATCACAATCCTCTTGCTATCGGTGTTTAAACAATATAGAGACCCGTAATATTCTTCTATTTTAAATTCGTATCCACTCTCCTTTACAGATACAAATTTTCCATTTACAACCATTTTATGATCCCCCGTAACCAATATATTATCATTTACGCGATATAGACGATTGACTTTGTTAGCCATCTTAAGATGGGAAGTTATTATAGAACCGTCGTGCAACACATCTCCAGGTTTTACATCCAACATTTTCTTAACCGTTCCATCAAACATTCTCAATCGAGTATCGCTCGAGAAACAAAATCCAGGAACCTTTGGTATCCAGTATTTTGATAAATCAAGTATGGGAGTTGTGGCAACAGAAAATACAATCATGAATGTGGTAAGAACCGTTGCGATTGATCCCATCATAATTGCTGCTGGCCATGCGGCAAAAAAAGGAACAGCCATAAACGTGATTGCGAGCCCTATGAAAAAAACTGCTGCCATTTGTATTATTTGATAGAACGCACCGATGAACGAACGAAGTGTATTATAAAAAGTCATAATGCTTTGAAATGACGCAGCGAATACACCAGAAATCTTTGAAAATGTATCGTTTAGTTTATATGAAGTCCTAGTAAACTCTATCATCATGGCGTATATTTTGGTAAAAATGGCTCCAGCGAATGCCGACATTTTCGAACGAATTGAGTTAAGTCCCTGTCGTATACTGTTGAGTGAATCTGCCGACGCCTTAAATACACCAATAATAGACATAAGACCACTATGTATCGGTGACATAGACGCATCAACCACCGATTTTAAAACCGAATTCAAACAAAAATTAAAATTATCTGCGATAATAGAAAACTTGGACTCATCACCGGTGGGTGGGGTGACCTCGCCGGCAAACGGCATATTCATGGGAACACATCGATGAACACCCCAATTTTTACGAATTTCGCCGATATTTTCCATGAAATATGAATAATATATAAAACCTGTTATGATAACAATAACAATAAATACGAATATAAAGCTCCCACCGTGCCTATCGAAATATCCAGCATCGTGAATATCTAATAAAACCTTTTTAATATTGTCTTGCCCATCCAGCATACTTATAATATACAATATATATTATGCTTTCTGTTTTATTTTCTTTGGTATGTGTTTCAGTATGTCGGGTAGTTCTCCATTATCCTCCCAATCACCAAATATAAGCTGTCCAATTGGGATAGTATGTGTGTTTGTTATCAAACAACTCAGTTGTGAAAAATTCCTGTCTGACTTTTTAGACCGATTGTCTTCCTTCACTTGTACAAACTCATTATTATCGACCATTACCAAATGGGACCCGGAGACATATACATCACAGTTATTTTCACCCATTCCCTCGTATACGTATATATCATCCAAATATTGAGAATCATATTGATTCAGTAATTTCATGGTACCAAAAACAATTGACCCGTCTGAAAGAATATCACCGGTATGTATTTCACTAATCATCTTGATTGTATCATTTTCAAGAAGGATCGGTGTGTTTTCATCAAAACACATCCCACCAACAAACCTGAGTGTTTGACCCGGTGGACCCTTCCATATACTGTTCATAGTCTCCATTGATGTCGTCAATACATGAACAAGTGTTGCTATTACACCCGAAAGTTTCGACATAGTATCCTTTGTTTTGAGACCCATTTTAGTTACCTCTGTCGAGAAGGAGAATACGATTCCAAATATGGAACTACCTAAACCAGCCATCTTTGAACGAATGTTCACAGCACTCTTTCTTGAGTTATTTGTTGACTCCTCCTGCTTTACAGCAACATCTGTCAGAGAAGAAAGAATTTGGTTGATTGGACCAAGTGCGGTCTGGACAAATCCCGATGACGCACTCGTGACACAACCGCTAAATGTCTTGACTGGATCTTCACCTACATAACTAGCAAATGGTATCATAGCGGGGTTACACTTGTATTTGTGCCACTCCTTCTTTATATTTTCCAGTTTACCAGATAGTTGAACAAATGCGATTAAACCAAAAATGATAATAAAAACAAAGAATACCAATATAACATCGTTAAATCTCATATTATAAGAATTTATAATAATATAAGATAAGTTTCATTCCGTTTTATTTTGTTTTGTAATTGTTCAAGTGGGTTACACTACGTTTTGTGGCGTCTACGTTTCGTAGTAGTTGAACCATTGCGACGATTGCGTTTTCCACGACGCGTCCTATATCGTCCTTTATTGTTACTCCCTCTACTCCCCCCATCGGGTGGTTTTACCAGAACAAACTCACCCGATTTAGAAACTGGGTCATTAAAATCAACGCGTTTGGTTATAGCAACCTTCCCAATAGACACGGCTGTGTCAAATACTCCTTCGGTTTCATTTGATACGGTGCCCCATTTCTCGAGATTAGACAACATTTCTTTTGTTATGGACGATTCTGGATATATAACTTCATCATTCGATATGTTATATTCATCGCTTATTGACTCAATATACCCAGATGGATCGAGAATAAATCGTCTAAGTGAAGGAAATCGAACAAGTTCGTCAGAAATTTTCATAAAATAATGTTTTTCGTTTACTATACCAGTAACAAGGTTTTTCCTGGGGACAGTTATAACAATATTTTCACCAGACTCGTCAATAGTATGGTCAGATATACTGGTTAAATCAACTCTATCGACATATAAATTCGTAAATTTATCGATAATCATATAATGACCATTCATTAACTCATGAACAATTTGTTGTACCATACCAACCTTCGTCTTATACATATAATGACGTGTATTTATTATTTCGATTATTTCAGTCTTCTTATCAATATTGGATGGGAGTTCGAGAAGGGTCTTCAATTTATGTCGAAACATAGTAAATATAAAATTCTCAAGTTTTATCTTCTTTATGAATAGCGAACGTTTTCTATCCTGTTTACCACGGTGTTCAGTTATAATGGTGTCTATGTATTCATCCTCCTTACCAACGAACAACACATCAGTTGATTCGTATCCATCATCTACAGTATCTTTAACCGACACATGTGGAACAATTCGTACAAAATGATTCATCGGGGTCATAAATCCAACCATAATATCATCTCGAACAACTTTTTTTGGATCCATTACATATATCCTATTATCTGACTCATGAGAGATGTATTTGAAAAACTTGATAGTGTCGCTATATGATGAATAGTTGAAATCATCGTCATGAAACGAAATCCAGTTATCTGTGTCTACATTATCATACGATGGGACCTCAACGTCTATACACCCGGGATAACATGGAACCATTCCACCCACGCCGTTCTTCCGACAATACAATCCAACAACCTTACCTGAATAATTCAAAACCTGTCGTATATGCGTATACTTAGAATTTTCCAGATAATCATATACTTCGTGTTTCATTCTCAGAACGCGCACATCTGTTCTCATAGTAGGCGATATACTTGGGATAGGGTAACAATTTTGGTAATATTTGGAGAGCTTGTTCAAAAGCCCATATTCAACTGATTCTATTGGTTTTCCACTTTTTTTTGTGTCCAATCCATTCATAAACACTTTTAACGTAGGAATCGTATCAGTTGAAAGCGCTTTTGAACTCACGCGTGATATGACTTCGTAATGAGAACCACTTTTTATCAGTATAACTGAATCTTTTTTGGATATCTCAAATTTAGAAGATGAATAATAATTTGATGGACATAATAACTTAACATAATTATCACCGTCGTTTGGGGATATTTCAAATATAATCAAATTTATACCCCTCTCAAATAAATAATCATGTTTGTTGGACATGAGATCCCATAGTATGGTATGGTCAATCACAGTTTCGGTTTTATTCATGTGTTCCTTAAAATAATAAAATGAACTACATATCCTCTTATATAGCGTTGTTCTACCCTCAACTTTATCACCGGTCGATTCTTCATCATCCCCTTTTGTTAACCGCTGATATAGAATAGACGTCGGCTCATCAATATTATCGCGTCTTGGTGCTCGGTCAAACAGAGAAATAAGATTTCCATTTTGGAGTGATACGAAATGGTCAATTGATATATGATCCAATATATGTTTTTTAAAATCGTATATAGATATACAATTTGTGTCACATATCTTACATGACATCTTTGGTGAATTGTGTTTGCATAACGTATTCGATGAGAAAACGACCGCCATCGCAGCAATAAATGACTGTGTTTCACTACTCTCAACACCGATTCGTAAATGACAATCGAACTTAGTCCTCTTAATTGTTGGGTCACACTTCATGCTATTAAATCCCATCATGTTCCGCATAACTGAATTCATATATCCAGAACGGTATTGAGGAAGAGGGAATTTATCAGACTGCAACACATTTGGAAGAATATCACTATACATCGATTTTCTCGCCCGTTGTTTTACTATACCATCGCGTTCAACTTCATCGTCAGATACATCAGTTTCATCCATATCACGACGCTTCTGTCTTGATGCGTTTCGTTCAGCCAGAGCATCTATATTTATTTTTTTCATACAATTGTCCGCCTTCTGTTGTGGTTCCTTAAAGTTGGGTGGAGTTCGAGTGGAATATGAAACGCAACACGGTAAACAACTCTTATCGTCCTTAAAGTTGGGATATGCAAACGCATTTTTTGCGAGCTTAACGGTTCCGTCTTTATCTTTTGAAACAAACGTTTTTTTTGTAGTATCGCTGTATTTTATACCTAACTCCTGTATGTTTTTGCATTTACCTTCCTTAGGAATAACCTTATTATTTGTGTCTCGTTTCAAATCACCTGTTTTATCGTCTATTTCCAAATCTGTAAGCATATTTATAGCGGTGTTATTATCGTCGTCTAAACACCAAAATCTCGGGCATATATAATAAAAATCTTGTCCGGGCTTTGTTTGGAAATTCACATGGAATCGATTCTTGTCTGGGGGAACTTCACCCGCCTTTTTATCGCTGTCCAAAATATCATCATATTCAGGATAATAAGTACCACTTCCCATAGATTTCAATTCGTCTTTGGTTACTATGATGGGTTGTCGATTCTGACTTGACTGACACTCTTTTGAATAATCAGTTGAACCAGAAAATTCCTTGACAGAAAATATATTATCTCGCTCTTTAATTCGGTCAACCCACTGATTTCGTCCCTTTGTGGTTTTCCCACCACCATTGATAGAACCATCGTCGTCGTCAGTTATATCACCCAATTCCAATTCCAATTCGTCACCCAAATCATCATCTATATCATGTAATTCTAACTCATCACCTTCTTCATCACCTTCTTCATCACCTTCTTCATCACCTTCTTCATCACCTTCTTCATCACCATCGCCGTCGAACATATCCAATCCACCAACATCGCTTTTCCCGAATACAAACATATCTTCCATATCGCCATCGTTAATAAAATCATCATCGTCGTCAGCTTCGTCATTTTCCACATGTTCTAAACGATTGACTTCCACCTCTTTTACACCTGTTATATAAACTGATTTATCAAAACACATTCGAGATTCATTTTTTTTTGTAATCGTCCCCTTCAATATAGATACAATCGCACTTAAGTACGTGGGAACACATTCTATTGTCGAGAAAGAATCAATATTTCGAACTGTGAATACAACGTTGTCTATCTTCGACTGGATGTTTAAATACATAGGTGTGACAACATCATTCGTCATAAACCTATTGAGGTCAAATATATAATTTCGTCCAATCGTTGCTTTTTGCTGTTCTGTTTCCTTTTCATTATATTCAATAATACCTCTACTATCTATTCCTCCCATACACATCGCGAGCTTCTTAATTTTACCGGCGGTTACATTTACATTAATATTTGAAACAAACGAATAGTCTATACCGATTATCTTTGTTGTTTCGTCATCAAATGATGTGAATTGTAACATATCATATCCCATTCGTACGAAAAATACCTTAAGTGTCTCCATAAACTCAGCAACGTGGGACCCGATAAGCTTCTCACATTCAACCAATTCAATTGATTCAGACGTTTTCAGATTCACATATATGTCACCATCATCATTTATTCCAATTATCATCGTTCCACTTACAGCAGCAGTATCTAACGCTATATAAACGTACACACCTCGCTTATTTGGAATCCTTTTCAGGGCACCAATTATTTCACCAGACTTCATGTACGGTATCTTATCTCCACTTCTGGACACATGTTCGCTATATAATCTTACAAACCTATCTGAATTTTTATTTAACACAGTTTTTACCATCTTGTACTTAGATGACGCGCGTACATTCTTAAATATAACATCAAATGGTAGTGTTGTCCCACCAATATTTAAAATTTCAAACTCAACACGATTAATTCCATGAACCGGAAATAATTCATCCACATTTTTATCGGAATATTCGTTATGATAAGCATCAATAGCACCCATATAAGCATCCATATAACTTGATTTGGTGGATTCGATAAGTTGGTCGCGTTGTTTCAATAGTGTACCCACATCAAAAATCCCCGCTTCGTGAAGGGACGGAAAATAATAATTGATTATCCGCTTAATAGTATCAGATGATATGCTCGACATAGAACCAATCGTTGTCTCAGCATCACAAAAGTATATTATATTTTGATCAATATCACCAAATTTTACCAACAAATTACTATTGTTTTTCTTTATCGTGAGCGAACGAAGCGAAATATTATCATAATCTTCGATACGAAACGGATTCGAAACAAATTCCATCAATTCGTTGTTTCCTGTGAAACTCTTGTCAATCGTTACATACCTCATAAATGGTTCTGTAAATTTAAAGGTTCCTATCCGGGAATAATCAATCATTCCATCTTCATCAAGCGAAAAACTGTCACGGTCATCGTCGTTAACCATATTACTCCGCATAATTTTCATCTGTGATATACGTTCAACATCTCGTTGTTTAAAAAGCCGATTTGTAAAATTACGGTACGTAATAACTGACTTCTTCGCACAAAACATATGTATTTCATAATACGACAAACCCGGCACATTCCTAAGTAACTTTCGCTTGACAACATCAATCGTATCGTCAGGGTAAATAAGCTCGTTTACATAGACCACATTATTTGATATATATTCGTCGTCAAGACCATCAAACAAATGTCCCATGTCGACCGAATCATTATTACCAATAAAAGCATAAATCTTTTTCGTTTCACCAGACCCATGTAAATGGTGTAACTTATAGTATGCAGTCATATGATATGATATGAGATTATTATATCATATCATTTAAAAACGAATTATATAATCCTTAATTCAAATTCGTATATATCACATAATTCATCAAGTTCATCCATCGTTCAATAGTCAAAATAAGGGTTGTCAGTTATCGTCATACCACAATACGACTTAGGAGACTCCTTATAGTCAATATTTTTATACACTCCAGCCCTTTCAGCATTTTCCAAAAGAAATTTGAAATTTACCCAAAATTCGTCACCATGACCGATGTCATTAGACATCACGTGGGATAACTCATGAATCGCAACAAATGTCAACGTCTCCATATCAATAAGCTTGTTCCCCGTCTTCGTTTCGTTGAGACAAAATGCTATCTTCTCACCCTTATTTTCACTATATGCTGTGAGCTTACTCGTTGGCAACGTTTCTGTGATCCGTTCTGGGTTAAAATTTTCAACAAGACGTTTAACACGCAATTGGTCACCATGTTCTTCATCCATAAATTCAACCAATCGTACCATATTTGCTGTAACATTTGCTAACAAGTCGGCGGCTAGTTCGAGCTTGGCGCGCTCTCGTACACAGTATTTATTTCCATCCACACCAGATATGATACACTTAAGGTTAAACGCATCTGATTCTCGGTAGATCTTAACACATAATACTAAAACGATAATTACTATGATGTACCCTAAAATATCAACACTCATAATTAATGATGACATTTTATAAAGTTATTATATAAATATTCTTATGATATTCTTATGATATTTATTACTCACATCAAAGGACACTCACGTAGATTAGTTACATATATTGACCAATAACATAAATAACCGTTTAATCAATAGTTTTTCGCTGAAGGTCGGGCTCAATTGTTGTCTGGTTCCAGGGACCAACGTTGGCTTGGGGGTTGGGTGGCTCAGAACGGATAGAGAGATTGGCGTTGCGCATAGTATTGCCAACAGTATTAACACCAATATGGTGCCCAGACTTAAGGAGATTCACATCAGCAAGCTCACCGGCTCCATGGGGGTTAAGCTTTGCCCACTCGCTATTCTTATCCTTGGGGAGAAGATCGGACGGGTCGACCTTAGCACCTCCATTACAACTGGGGGCGAGCCCATGGGTGTCAGTTGCCATACCCTGAACCTTGGTATATTGCTCTTCGGGGCTTGTCTGGATAGGCTGGACACCAGCGTTAGCAGACTTGGCTTCACCACCATTAGATGACGTTGCGCGACCACCACTCATACCGAGCTTGGGTAAATAACCAGGGTTTAACCAGAATACAATTAATGCGACGATCACAACGAACATCACGACCTGAGAAAATAGAGAAGAAGGAACGCTTAAAACTTTAGAAAAAGCGCCAACAATGGATTTCAAATTAGTAGCCATCTTATATAAAATGCTTTATAAAATAATTTTAAAGAAACTCCAATTAATGATACAAATACATTCACTTGTCATATGATGTATAGGTAATTCTAATCCCTAAAGCGGTAATTTATATTATTTTCCAGATGTATTCTGTACACTATTATCCCCATATAACTGAGTCTCGTAATCGTCATCGCTTGATTCATCCATAATATCTAATCCGTGCTCATTCCGAATATTTTGTGCCTCCAGATAACTTTGAAGCGCACTCTTTCTGGATTCCTTTGCCTTCAATCGAACCTTCCTATATATGTCATAATAAACATCGTTTGGATTCCTTAATGTTATACTTTCCATATTATCAACGTCATCTTCAATATTATACTCAGTTAAACCAAGTTCATGCTTATTTTCACAACATTCTTTTGTTAATTCTTCAACGTCCAATTGGATGTGGTTGGAATCACACACATTAGTATTCACTAAACCATCTGTTGTAACCGATGGGGGAGATACGTATAATGTGTTACTTGGGTCATCATGACTATCATAATCTTTACCACCATCGTTGTCTATATCTTCCACCAATTCTAGTTCATTTTTTTCGATACCACCACCTACATATGGTACAACAGACGTTACAACAGAGACGGGTGGGTTATAATTATCGTCGTCATTCAAATCAACACTAATATTGGACTCTGGTGTCGCAGGAACTTCTCTCGATACACTTGTCTTTATACAACAATTGTTAAACATATTATTTTTCAAAACCATCGCCTGTTTGATTTGCGAATATATTTGAAAGCTCTTGCTTGTAAACTTAACTCCGTGTATTTGTAATATACATATGAGACGAGTTTCATTTGTTATATCTTCAATAGACAGCTCGTTTTCACGGTCGTCATAGATACTTATTGTTTTTGAACCACCATACATTCGGGGATTATCAAGAAATACACGTATCATATAATATCGACCCGACTTATACAGTCGTACTGATTGGGAAAACGCACTTTCTATATCGTCCATGTCTGTGGTCTCTTGAAACCAATTCTCTCGCTTATCAAATATAAGGTCTCTAACCGTCTCTTCGAGACGTTCAAACCACATCACGATATTTTCATCAGTCTTGTCAAACAATAAATCAATAAACATTCGTTTACCAGATTTAATAACACCAGCCTTTGACCCACACACCGGTGTCTGCAAGAATACATCCGCACCACTATTCGTAATCTTCGTGAAATATGACCCACCATAAACACTTATTGGGGTCCCTAGAGACATATTATTAAAATCATAATTTTCATCTGGGGTATCAATCTTCTGTTCCATAATCAGCGATTCGATTAAAAAGATTCACTTTAATCGCATTTGAATTCACAAATTATTGTATAATCAATCTCTAAATGGGGACCACAAAAGAAATGCTGATAAACGAGTTTCTCGGTGTTTTAAAACGCGATGACGTAAAAGAACAAATAAAGGAACTATTTTACCCAATAATAGATCTAATCATGGTCGATATATGGCCGTATATTTTCATATCTTTGATGTTTGTAATCGTTTCGTTTTTAATCATATTAGGGAATCTTGTGCTACTTGTGCGCACAAAATCGTTCGACCGATACATGCCACATAATGACATAAGCGAACCCAACCCCGAACCTACATAATAACGATTATAATTATAATTATTTTTATAATTATAAATTTACACCTTTTTACATTTCAAACGCCGATTATTTATTAAGTTATTTGTTTTATTTCTTTGTTTTTCTACTTTTCTTTGTTTTTCTACTTTTCTTTGTTTTTCTACTTTTCTTTGGTTTTCTAGTTTTTCCTCCTCTTGGATCAACCGGACCAGGAACAGCACCAGGAGCAGGAGCAACATGACCAGGAACAGCACCAGGAGCAGGAGCAACAGGACGTTCTCGTTTTAATATTTCCACTATGGCTTTCATGGGTTCGTTCACATCGGCTGTTGGTTCACCACAAGAAGCAATTGAATTGCCTATACACGCAGGACAAATTAAAATATCGTATTCAGTTTCCCTAATTTTCGCTTCATAATTAAATGAGGACCACATACTCATTAGTAAAATAGTTTTTAATTGTGCCAAGATGTAAAATTAACGTTTAGTACGTTTTGTTTTGCGTTTTTTACGTGTCTTTTTTCGATGGACCTTCTTTTTCTTGGATTTCTTTGAATGCCGTTTTTGTGTTGTCCGTTTACCACCTTTACTAACAACATCCAAGTATTCAATCGCATCTCTCGCGGGAAATGTCGCGGGAGATGTTCCAATACTATCACCATCTCTAGCTTTTACTAAAAGCGTTGTATAGGTATGTTCTTTTAGACTGGTGTCTGTGGGTACACCAGCAGTATAAGACAATATTCCGTATTTTGACACATCGCCGTCTCCTTTTGAGAAGTCCACCATATTCATATAAAATGGAAGAGCACGAGGTCGAAAACCCACACTTGTATCACACGCAATCATAACTCTATCAAGCTCCTCCCTTTTATATATAATAGGGTATTCTAGACCATAATTTACGTGCCCAAAAGCACTGTATTTTGGATAATCTTCTAGTAAATTAATTGTATCAAATTTGGCTGGTTTTGAGGGAGGCATATGTCTTGTATGACCACAAGAACCAATAAAACCACCTTCTAAACCGAAACCTTGTATTAGATAATGGTGCTCGAATAATGTATTAGTCTTAGTATCCGCTGCGAATAGTTTTAAGAATTCCGCATATAAATCTCTATAACTTTTAACAATATCTGTAAAATTATCAGTGCTAGAAGGAGTAGCATATTTGTTAGTTTGGATATTAGCCATCTTTTTTTCGAGAAGAGTTGTATAATATGTTTCTTCGCCTACAACTATTTCTCCTTCTCCTTTTCCTACTGGGGGAACCGTAACCTTTCTAGCGTGAACACCCCCAGCATGCGAAAGGAGAAGTTGACAAGATGGAATGTATTCTACAAGGTTACCTTTTTTATAAATAACATTTACCGCTGCTGAAAAAGCGGCAGAATTATTACCATCCAACATATCTAGTTGAGATTCCAGAACATCGTTACTTCTATTGTTAAAATTTTTTGGAGAAAACGCAGTTTTAAAAGCTTCTAACGCATCTAACTCAGTATCAAACCCACATATTAATCCATTTCTATTTGAATCATTTTCTATACCCATTGTATTGAACATCCATTGTTTCATGTTTGTGGGATTTAAACCGATAGCCCCAGGGGTCACCTTGTTGGAGTAAAATGGTCCATTCTGTAATCCATCTTTGCTGATATCGCCTTGAAAAATATAATCTTGTTCGAAATAAATTCGAAATTTATTTACGTCACGATTACCAAGAATAATATGAACTTTGTCGTCATATTTGAGTTTTAATTTCGCAATTTGGACTACTGAATTTAAAACGCCTGGACCATGATCAAAATAATCGCCTAAAAAACAAACATGGGTACCTTCCTTCAGTTCTTCTTCCAATGCTGTGTAAAAAGCCGTATCACACATAGTTGTATTTTGAGGTGATTTCGGCGGAAATCTACCATGCGTCTCACAACCTTCAATATCGCTTACAAAAATATATTTCATATCACAAGGCACAAATCCAGACATTTTATTATATATTATCCTATTATTTTAATATTTTAATATAGAAGAAATTATTATTTTCAGTTTACACCATTGTTAGTTAAAACGGCGTTTTAAATTATCAAAGGTGTAATAATTATATATGCATATATTATATGACTACCAAGAAGGTTGTTCGTCGGTCGTCCAAGACACAGAAAGCGGGGAGACGCTATAAAAAGTTTACCAATAAGCGCAAGGGTGGTATCCTCAACACAGTCGCTTCAGCAATGGTTCCATTCGGTCTCGTTGCACTAAAGCGCGCGTATTCCAAGCGCGTTAAGAGAACTGGAAGCAGAAAGGGAAGCAGAAAGGGAAGCAGAAGTAGAAAGACTGTCCAAAAATAATTATCCTATTCGGAATATCAACTCATTTATTATATATTTATATTGTATTCAATATAAATGAATTTAGAGGAACATATAAAAGCATGGGTTCTATACGATAATCAACTCAAAGCATATAACGATAAAACAAAGCAACTTCGTGAGAAAAAATCATCCATAGGAACAAACATCACACAGTACATGTCTCAACACCATCCAAGCCACTCAACTATCGACATCAGCGACGGCAGGTTAAAAATAACCACAACCAACACACCTACACCACTCAGTTATAAATTCGTAGAGGAATGTACCAAATCGTTCTTCAAAGACGATAATATTTCACATGAATTCATGAAATATCTTAAAAATTGCCGCGAATCTAAACCAAACGTTGAAATTAAGAGATTTTATAATTAGATTAGTAGATACTATCAAAATTCATTTGTTGTCATATTATAAGAACAATGTCTAGTGATTTTGTATACAATAGTGAGTATAACAAAGTGATGAGCGGAGGGTATATGATTGGGTCGGGACTCTTCAACGATAACATGGACACCGAACATATGATAAATCACAATAAGAATTTAGCAGTCCCAATCGGTTTACTTAATTACAGAGGTGGTGGAAACAAGACCCAACTGTTTGAACAAAATGTTGAAACTGAAATAAGTGGTATCCATTCAGGTATGATTGGAGGGTCAGTTTTCGATGGACTCATCAAACAACTGGACCCATCATATAAATTTCCAAATAATTCAAAATTATCATCCAAAAAAAAAACAAGAAAGATTGAACAAGTCAAAAAAAAAAGAACCAGGAATAATAAAATGAACAAGTAAATGTAATTTTATATATATACAATTATATATACCATGGCTCCTGCAAATGAACTTTATCATCAGAAATATCAAAATATTGAGAGTCAACAGCTAATAACCGCTCTTATTATGTTCATCGCTTACACGATCATGATTTTAATATTCACTATTTTAGGAATCGTCGGTGGATTCGCTGGACTTGTCATAATTGGTATCGGTGGTCTTGTCATGTCGGGGTTGTTTCGGTATAACCGGATAAATGAACAAGATAAGAGAAGCGAAACAGACATCCTCCTCAACGAAATCAACAAAATGAAGAAAACAATTGAAACACCTACAACTAATAGACGCAAATCCAATACCAATACCAATACTAATAGCGAACATTCACATGGAACATATATTCATAACCACCCTAACGATTTTCCATATGGTGCCGATACTGAAAATATCATTACGTCGGCAGATTCCAATAGATACGGATTATGTGACGATGGGGTCTCGCTTCACGAGAAGTATATCAAACGGTATAAACTTCTTGATTTCGGTACGTCGGGGTTCAATATACCTGAGGATACCGGAATTAAGAAGATCAAAGTCACATTTTCACCACATGTCATGAATACTGGTTACGACATGAATAATGCCGCGCAATTAAGCGGTATGGTGACATCTGGAGATCCCACAGCGAGTTCCCCAGACAACTTGCCTGGAGTAGCATCCCACGTTGGAGCCGATGATCCATACCGGTCTGACCTAACCAACGGTATCATCACCATTAGTCAAATTCAACTCATCGAACAAACCGTCGGCAAATCATCAACAGATGCAGGTGAGTATGACACAGATGGGCTCACCGACATCGCTCCCAAAGGAACCCTTAAGGTACACAGCGGAACCACCGAGGTTACTATTAACTCACATGATTTCTACCCGATCAACGGAAAACACGTAAGACCACAAAACATGACCGATGGCAACATAAATACATTTTATTTCGGTGGAATTACCAAGGACAACACAACCACCGACGAGTCAGATGGATTTTCGTTGACGCTAAAAATCGCTAAAACAAGAAACGACCTCGCATCTTTTGTAATCTACACGCCCATCCCTGGATGCCTAAAAGGGGCATATCTTCACATATTAAACGGACGCGATGAGCCCTTAACCAGGGAACCCATCCCGTTTCCAACAGGTAACCATACTTTATATAATTTCAAATTTGGAGCTTTGGGGGGAAAGCAGTATATTAGTAATTTCCTATACGAACAAAACAAACCCGACATTTACTATAATGTTGCCAAGGATGTTGGTGGAGAGATAGCCGATACGCGCATGGAGTACGCACAGAATCACTTTGGAAACAACCCTAATAATAAATACAACTGTGACGCAATTGAAAGCGAATCATCGTCAGAGGGGTTCATAACGGGGCTCAACAATTTAATGTTTGGTCCAACGGAAAAGGATTTAGCAAGAAAATATAACGTGACACCCATATCAGGTGACTTGCTAAAATAATAACATTTTACTAAATGTTTACACAACAAATAATGTACTTAAATTATGTCAAATACATTATTCATTTGTTACTTGTTACAATACGTATCACATATATTTTGTTAAGAATACCTATCTACGTTTTGTTATTGTTTTCTTTGTTTTCTTATTTGCTCTTGTTTTCTTATTTGCTCTTGTTTTCTTATTTGTTATTGTTTTCTTTGTTTTCTTTGTTTTCTTTGTTTTCTTATTTGCTCTTGTTTTCTTATTTGCTCTTTTTCGCAGTTTACCACCATACATTTTATCTTCATCATATTCAAATTCTTCTATATTTTTTATGACACCGTCCCAGATAGCAATAAGGTTTTTTTTTCGTATGTCGGTAAGTTCTTCATCTCTACTAATCTTATCTTTCGTTTTTTCTAAATTTTCTAGTACATTATCTTTAAGAGTGAGAAAGCGAGCTCTTCTTTCATCTTCGAAATTTTCGAATACCAGACCGAAAGGCAAATCTCCTGTGACAGGCAACTTCGACAATTTGTTGAATCTAGATATGATTTCATTTTTTAACTTGATTGTGCGGTATATTATTTTTTGCTCTTGATTTAGTCGTTCTTTCATAATTTCCTGCATTTTTGGAGAAACTTTCATATCTTGCGCAGCGGAGTCTAGCGTCTCGGGGAGTAGTGGGTTCGGACCTGGATAATATTCAGTAGTACTACCAGGATGAACTGTAGTCGCCATATATATATATATATATTTATGAACGTATCCGGTAGAAAAGACAATACGCCTTGGGCGAAACCACGTGTTTCTTATCGACGACATCAACTATACTATCATTAAAATGATACCATTTACCGTTCGCGTTCTTAACAAACGCGGTATAATGCCCACCCTGCATAGATCCGCTATGGTTACATATACCATAACAGTCATAAATGTATTTATCTTTGTCGTACCCGATGACATATGGTCGCATATCGAGCCCATCGAGTGGGAATTCAATCATACGTTGGTTCTTGTTCCCACTATAATTATATCGTTTTAGGTCTATAATAAGAACTTTAGGGAGAGTCCAAAACGACATTTCTTTCATCGCATCCTGCTTCGCACCCCCATCACCCAACTTATCGTTAAACCATTTGTTGTCCCCTGTCAAATACTCTACTTCGGTATGCGTATTTAGACAATCATAAATATTGTTCGCCGATGGAGGAACCGGAATATTCATCACAAAGAAGGGTTCGGCGGCGATACTCAATACAGTTCTCTTTGACGACCGTGTAGCCCCAACGGTCATATCATATATAACAGTAGCTTGTATCCCATAGAATATGTCAACCATGTCGCTATAGTCGTTCTGCATTATGTCTCTGAATCGAGACCAACATTTCAGCGCGACCTCGTCGGTTTCATTTTTGATAGTTCCGCTGATAGATATTTTTACTCGATAAGTGAGTGCGTTATGAAATCCCTCGAGTAAAAAAATGAGAAACTCGGAAGCATCATTCTGGTTCCATCCAGAAAAGTTCGAATTATTTTTCCTCTTTGCAAGTTTATGAACAAATGAAACGAATCCTTTGGGTGAAATCGTGCAATTTTCCTTCCACATAAACTGAATTAGCTTGTCAAATTCGACCAGTATAAGAGAGTCAATCCGGTTCGTTACGCGACCGGTCCAACTCGTATCTTTAAAAAATTCATGTAGTTCATATGTGTGACTTAGAACCTGGATAATAGTGTTCATATAGCATGTGTTTCCTAAATTCTGAAGACCTGTCAGTCCCCTATTTTTGTATTCGTCCATAACGATTACCGAATTCATACTATGATATTTTATATATACAGTTGATTTTAAATCAATTATCATATCATATCATATTTCATTACAATAAATAAATTGAATAACATGTACCGCGCATTTTAACAATTTATTTGAAATTCATTTGAAATAGATAGATATCATAGAGCCAAATGGTATAAACATTTTATTTGTTATATAGTAATTATATTATGCGTGACAATTTTATTGAAAATATTGTAAACACATACGTTGAAAATATCCGGTTTTCAAACTCAATCATGTTGCTTTTTTTACAGAACGTCGAACGAAACGACATATTATTACGGTCATTAATAACGTCCAATTTAAATCGGCGTACTGATGAGACTAACACACACGGTCAGCCTAATACAGAACCCATACCAACTTCACCGATCCCACCAACTTCTCCACATACACAATCTCAAAATGGTGAATCAACATATAATAGACGGGTTGATTATGGGGTGGGCGCAGGCACAGGCGCGGGCACGGATGGGAGTAATAGAAGGATAACCAGGCGACTATTTAGTGATGGTACCGGAACCGATGGAAGTGGAACGACGAATGGTAGTGCCCAGTTTAGTACATCACGCCGGTCAACCGGTACATCATCAATAAACGATATATTTTCGGCATATAGTCATGCTCATGCTCATAGTCGTGGGGCGAATCACAATCGACAACACGATAATGAAAGCATCCTTCAAAATAGATTACCATACACATCAACGTTATCCGACGTTCAGAGAACTAATGAAATAAATTATGGACAATCCAACATATTGGAAAACACAAATACCGACTCCGCACCTAGACCAACCATCATCACATCACACCTATTAAATTATTTGGAAGAATCCAACCAAACAAATAATACTATTGATGGTAACAGCGATTCCAATAATGATTACCGAGATAATAACGTAACTGATGAAGCGGTCGAATTACCGACAAATAATATACCCCGACCAACAAATGTGGCTCGTCGTCGTTATATTCCACCTATTAATCATCGGTCATTAAATATTGATGGGGTGGGGATGAGGGGTCTATCAAGCTTGGCTCGCCCATTTACACCTCGTGACACCATACCGCACATGGGAATAAACACGAGTATTGCCCGAAGTGTTGGCATCGGCGCGGATGATTCGCCGGGATCGTTTATGAGGATGGACCGCGACGGGAGTCTCAATCGGTTTTTGTTCAACTTTGATAGACAGATTGAAACACATATTAACGTGGACACAGAGTTTGAGGATTTCATGAGCCCCGTTCCGGTTACACCAACCCCCGATCAAATAGAAAATGCGATCGAAACAATTACGTTCTGTCAAATAATAGACCCGAACAACACACGATGCCCGATTTCGCTAATCCCATTTGAACAAAACGACGTCGTAACCAGAATTTTGTACTGTGGTCATATTTATTTGGGACAATATCTATCCACATGGTTCGGGCAAAATGTGAGATGCCCCTTATGTAGGTACGATATACGAACCTATATCAGAGGTCAGTCGAACCAAAATCAATCCGTATCATCTACGTTGCCTATAACAAATACACCAACAACCGATGATGGCATAAGCACAGATATGACAATCATCGCACCTACACCTAGCATACCCAATACAATACCCATTAATATTATGAACGATGTTGAATGGGATACAACTGTCATGACTAACAATACCGAAATAGATGAAGATGACACACCGAATCGATCTCCCATAACAGAAATAGACGATGACGCAACATTTCGCATGTTAGAAAGTGTCATTAATAGCCATATAGACGAACTCCGACCGCTTATTGATTCGACAAACGCCTTCATAAGCAGCATCGAAGTTGAAATAAATTTACCAAATGAACCCGCGTCAGCATCAAATATCCCATCACCTGTGCCTCATCCGGTACACCCCAACTCACCCCAGTCCCCCAACTCATCTCAATCCAGTTCTAGTTCTGAAGACAATCTATAAACAGACCAGACTACAACATGTTATGGTTGTATCGGTGATATTATGTGTAATGTTGTCCGTACGGAATGATGTTATTTCTGTATATAAAAATTGAAATATAATAAACGATTATAGTTAACCATACTATAACCATTAACTGTACGATGAAGCTAACATTCAAACTGTTCGATTTCAACGTATACAATAAAACACCGGGTCTGTCACACTCTGGCTCCGACGGGAGCGAGTCGGAAGACGAATCTGGCGAATTGTTGGAACAAAAATCCAGCACCGATGCCCGTGTATTCGAAATGCAGGCATTTGGTATCAACGAAACCGGAGAAACATTCTGTGTCTTCGTCGAAAACTTTAAACCGTTCTTCTTCGTCAAAGTGGGTGACTCATGGGGAGAAACACAAAAACGTGAGTTCCATAAAGCAATCGAGGGAAAACTTGGACCATATTACAAAGACACTATTCACGAATGTAAATTAGTGAAACGGAAAAAGTTATACGGATTCGATGACGAAAAATTACATAATTTCATATACATTTCATTCACAAATACAATCGCACTCAATAAAGCGAAATACTTGTGGTTCAACGATGGACAGCTAAGACGAGATGGGTTCGTTTTCAAAAATGTAAACACAAAAATATACGAATCCAATATACCACCCCTTCTCAGATATTTTCATATCCAGCAGATTAGCCCAAGTGGGTGGGTAGAGCTCGAAAAGTACACCGATAATTCCGACGTAAAATCAACAACGTGTAAATATGAAGTTCGAGCAGATTTTAATAATTTCATCCCTCTTAACGAAAAAGAGACGATGGTTCCATACAACATATGTAGCTTTGATATTGAAGCAAGTAGCAGTCACGGTGACTTTCCCGTTCCAGTAAAGTCATATAAAAAGCTCGCGACTAACATTATCGACATGACGAAAGGTATGCTTGGCGATCTCAGCGATGATTCTGAAATGGAGGCTGTGTTAAAACGTTGTATATACACAGCGTTCAGTATAAACGGAGAAAATAACCATTATGTAGACAAAGTGTTTCCCAAGAAAACAGGGGACGGGTCAAAAGAAAAGATAATTTCGCGGACCGAGCGATGGCTCAAGTCATCCCCAAATATGAAGGTTTCCAACATATCCGAGATAAAATCAATCATGTCGTTCATGAAGACACCAGATGAAATCGACGCAGTTGAGACATATGGAACCACATTCGGGGGGCATGGGAGACGGGGACGCAAACCCGCTGCTACCAACACCATTTTCGACCTAATTCGCAGCACCGAATATGTATACGACGATAAAATCAACGAACTTGACACATCTCTCATGATACACTTCCCCCCTCTTGCTGGCGACAAAGTTACTTTCATCGGATCAACATTCCTCAAATACGGTGAGAGCGAACCATATCTAAACCACTGTATTGTTCTGGATACATGCAGTCCGTTAAAAAATGTTGAAAACGCAGAAATTGAGACACATAAAAACGAGAAGGACGTCCTGCTGGCATGGACGAAAATAATCCAACGCGAGGATCCCGATATTGTAATAGGGTATAATATATTTGGATTTGATTATGGATTCATGTACGAGCGCGCAAAGGAGTGTGGTGTTGTCGAACAATTCCTACGACTTTCGAGAAACAAACTGGACGTCGCAGCTGATAATGGACGCCCCGAGATATGCATAAACACCAATCGCGATGGAACCAGAGACATCGAGTCAAGTAAGATTGTCCTTGCGAGTGGTGAACACGACCTCCGCTATATAAAGATGAATGGACGCATGCAGGTGGACCTATACAACTACTTCCGTCGCGACTTCAATCTTCCGTCATACAAACTCGATTACGTAGCTGGACAGTATATAGGTGACAAAGTAAAAAGTATCGACGTGTCTTGTGGAAAGACCATGGTGTTCAGCAAAAATAAAAAGGGACTCGGTGTAGGGAGCTTCGTACACTTCGAGGAATCGAGTCACAGCACAGAATACTACAAAAACGGAGTAAAATTCGAGGTAATTGAGATGGGGACGGATCACTTTGTTATCGGGACGGAAGAAGACCTCAATATGGAAAAGAGTGTGCGATGGGGTCTCGCAAAGGACGATGTTACACCCCAGGATATATTTCGTCTATCGAACATGGGTGCTGATGAGCGAGCTATCGTAGCAAAATATTGTATTCAGGATTGTAACCTTGTACACCACCTCATGAACAAGATTGATGTAATCACGGGATTTGTAGAAATGTCCAGAATCTGCAGCGTACCCATGACATTCCTCGTCCTGAGAGGACAAGGTATAAAACTCACAAGTTTCATCGCCAAAGAGTGCAGAGAGAAAAATACTTTGATGCCGGTGGTAGACAAGGTTGTTTCCGGACCGCCGCGTGGGGGAGCGACATGGGATGGTTATGATGGTGCCATCGTTCTCGATCCCAAGTGTGACTTATACCTCGATAATCCAGTCGCGTGCGTTGATTACGCTTCACTATATCCATCGTCGATGATTAGCGAGAACCTTTCACACGATAGTAAGGTATGGACCAAAACATTCGACCTGGAAGGAAAATTACTGGACGCCACAGGTGAGCAGAACAAAGACGGTTCATTTAAATATGACAACCTTCCTGATTACGAATATGTGAACATTACATACGATACATACATATGGGATGTTGAGAAGGCAAAGGATAAGGTCAAATCAGGAACAAAAGTGTGTAGTTGGGCGGTACGAAAGGACGGACGTAAAGCCATTATGCCAAGCATATTAGAGAATCTACTAAAGGCAAGAAAGAATACAAAGAATAAGATGAAGGGAGAGGTGGACGACTTCATGAAAAACATCCTGGACAAGCGCCAACAGTCATATAAGGTAACCGCAAATTCTTTATATGGACAGTGTGGAGCCAAGACCAGCACATTCTACGAAAAGGACGTTGCTGCCAGCACCACCGCTACAGGAAGACTACTCCTTACATACGCAAAGCGAATGATAGAGGAGGTATATGGAGACCGTATGTGTCCAACAAAGAATCATGGTGTGGTGAGGTCCCGAGCAGAATACACATACGGTGACACAGACTCTGTATTCTTTACATTTAACCTCGAGGACAAAGATACCGGTGAAAAAATTGTAGGCAAAAAGGCTCTCGAGATCACAATCGAACTCGCTAAACAGGCTGGCGCTTTGGCATCAAAGTTCCTCAAAAAACCTCACGATCTGGAATACGAAAAGACGTTCATGCCGTTTTGTCTACTCTCCAAAAAAAGATATGTTGGGATGCTATACGAGGAGGACCCTGTTACGTGCTGTCAGAAAAGCATGGGGATTGTATTAAAGCGACGCGATAACGCACCTATTGTTAAAGACGTATATGGAGGTATCATCGACATCCTGATGAAGGAGAAAAGCGTTACCAGCGCAATAAGCTTTCTCCGTCAAAATCTCCAGAACATGCTCGATGGAAAGTGCACTATGGACAAACTCATAATCACCAAGTCTCTACGGTCCAATTATAAGAATCCAGAACAGATCGCACATAAAGTGCTTGCCGACAGGATTGGAAAACGTGACCCAGGAAACAAACCATCATCTGGTGATAGAATTCCGTTTGTATATGTCCAGACGCGCGATAAGAAAGCCCTACAAGGTGACCGGATAGAGACACCATCATACATAGCGGATAATAAACTGACACCAGATTACTCCTTTTATATCACAAACCAAATTATGAAACCAGTTCAACAGCTATTTGCTTTAGTATTGGAACAGATACCCGAATTCAAGTCGAAGCGGTCACGTGCGCGCGATTTCAAAGCACAGATAGATAAGCATCGCAAGTTGCTGACCCCAGCGAAGTTTGAGGAGAAGGAGGTGAAGATCCGGAACGACGAAATAAAGAAGCTCCTATTCGATAAGTATTTGAACGAGATTGACAACGTCAAAAACAAAAACCGGAATATCACCACATTCTTCAGTGCACACAGTTAAAATTAAAAATTAAAAAATAAAATTAAAAATAATGGACTTAATTTTGATTGAAATTTGAAAATACTATATTCTTTCTATTGGTTCGTTCGAGTTATCACACGTAAATAATAGTAAACATAAAAGCCACACAGCACATATTAAATATATAATACGCATACATGGTTCGATTTGGTTCGATACATACACGAAAAATCCACCTCCAACCGTTGCAATGTTATGTTGTTCCATAATAGCGACAATGGTCGGATCGTCTGCGGATGAACGATTGAGCAAACCACACCCACAATTACGGCTATCCAGTATTCGTCTACATATGATACACTTGTTAGTGTTTCCATACCAGACTGAAAAACACGAGTCGTGCACACAATATGTACACGTTTCACATACGTGATTTATTACAACCGGCTCGTTATTCGCGTCATCACCGTTATTGAGTAAACATATAACGCACCTATAATGGTCAAATGACACAGTCTTGACAATATTAATCGTTTTATTGAGATGTCGTTCGATACTTATCTGCGAATCATCACTCTCGTCACCGCTCTCATCACTACTCTCATCACAGTTTTCTGATGTTTCACATTCATCGACCACATCCTCGTCCGTATTGCGATCATGATACCCATATTCATCATATTCATCATATTCATCATATTCATTAATTACACCGGTCTCTGTCACCATACTCATATTTGGAATACCTAAATACGTTAACACAATAAAATTTATGTGTCAGACGAACCAATTACTCTGTCCGCCATTTCGACAGATACACCGAGGCTGTAGTCCCACCTCACTCACCAATCAAACCCCACCAAATATCTCCCTCACCTTCTCATAGTTCCCCTCGTCCGTCATCATATGTCCAGCCACCGTGAAATATATCTTGGACTTTGGGAGAGCCTTATGGAGCTTATACGCATAATACGCAGGGGTTACAGCATCATACCGACCCTGAACAATCGTTGTAGGTATATGCTCAATTTTGTGTATATTGGACATAATATCACGAGCGAAACAACGATTACTGAAATAATGCGCACTCAACTTCGCAAGGCATACATCCTTCTTGTCAAACTTTCTCTGTAACCCCCGTTTATTGGGATGAAGTGATAACAGTATATTCTCGTAATCACTAACCTTTTTCAAATACTTGAGACCACGCTTGTCACCCGGTTTTCCCGAAAGAATCTTGTCGTAGTACTCATCCGTTGCCCGCTCAGGGTTCTTCGCCCCACGCACATACTCCTCATGCACATCTGGGAACATCTTACGCACAAATTGCCCATTCTCAACATCGTCATACTCTGATTTTGAACACAGAAACACCGAACGCAATACTATACGGGAGACATTCGATGGGTATTTTATCGCATAGCTCAACGACAGAAAAGTCCCCCAACTAACACCAAACAACTGGATTTTCCGCCCACCAAGCCCAGCAGCCACACGGACCTTTTCAATATCATCCACCAAATCATCTGTTGTATTATCCTTAATTTCACCAACTGGACGACTCCGCCCACACCCGCGCTGGTCAATAAATATAATTCTGTATTTTTTACAATCAAATAGACCGACATTATCAAAACGACTATGGTCACCCGGACCACCATGAATAACAAATACCGGCTCTCCACCAGGATTCCCAAACTCACAGTAGTATATCTTATGAATGGACGATACCTGGATACGGTGTGTAGAATTGGGCTTGGTTGAGCACTTTCGTGACACACGCAACTTCCTACTCTTTCTACTCTTTCTACTCGTTCCACCCCTATTTACATTATTTTTTTTCCTATTAAACAAACTATTGCGGTTCTTTCGTGTATCCATATATTAGGAGTTCATTTTAATGTTAGAAAAAATGTTAAACACAAAATATTGAATTGACTTCGCAAATTAATTCCTGTTTTGAAATAGACCTGGGACCAACCGTATCATCGCGACACCCAAAGGTTAAATTACACAACTTTTCATACATAATATTGTCACATCCATTATCAAATCTTATAAAATAGTGCGTTTGCTCATTCTTACCAATTATTTCCCTACTCACCCTTCCCGCATTAACACCGACACGTATAAAAGATATATGGGGGGACCGAATATCGCCCATTTTGACAAACGAATATCCACATGGTTTCAGCTTCACAATACTCGGTCTATCATACCCAAGTTTCTCCCATATTTGGAATACACACGGAACATTATGAGGCTTTCCATCCACCATAAACGCATCTCCATCTATATTTCTTTCCAAAACAAGGTGATATTTTAAAGAAACATGCCTTTTCATACTTTCTTTCTTAAAGCTTTTAGGGAGAATGAACCCCATCGCATCACAGTATTCACATGATTTCTTTATGAACTTTATCGCAAGCGACGATTGTCTTCCAAACGGTGGGTTCCCAACCACAAATACACGAGGGTGACCACCAGCATTTATTTTAGCAACATCAAACGCTGGATCAAGATAATCTTGTTTTGATACACAGGAATGCTCTGGAGCAATGTCATAGAACGCGACCGCACACCCCACTTCATTTAAAGGACCTATAAATGAACCATTTCCCGCGCTGGGCTCAACTATAAGGTCTTCAATACAAACATCAACCTTGCTAATAAAAAGGTCAACGCAATCCTTTGCCACAACAGGACTTGTATAATACTTATCAATCGGGTTCCGTTTTAGTCCAACCTTTTGAACATCAATCATATTTATTACATATACATAAAGATGAATCGTTAAATAATTTTTAATTGTCTTTTAATTTTCATTATTCCTTTTTTATTTTTTATAATCTCCAACCAGTGTTGGGCTTTATTTGTGTGGCGGACGATACACGGGGAGGTCCAAACCCAAGGGAGGGATTGTGTTGTTGTGTATACACGTACTCCTCTATATGGGGTGGTCTATTCAATCTTTCTTGACAAGCACTCATTCCCGGACGTCTTGTTCCATAATGTTTCCCATATTTTCCCGCGTCTGTATGACATGATTTTATTGGTGAGATATTTTTGGGGTCGTGCCTATAGTCTAACTCCTTTTGTCGTTCTTCGAAAAATTGTTCTATCTTGTCATCGCGATCTGTACTACCCAATTCAGTTGACTCAGTTGAAGATGATGATGACGTCCTTTTCATCTTTTTCATCTTTTTCATCTTATCGTTAGAATTACGAGCAGTTGACATATCACTTGACATATCACTTGACATATCACTCGCTTTGTTCGTCTTTCTCTTTTTAGTGTTATTGTTATTGTTACCACGTTTAGGACCTCCACCAGACAACAATCTTCTTCGTCTAAAACTTTTCTTAATGGTTTCCCTTCTCTTTGTTTTTTCCTTTTTCTTCATGATTTCCCTTCTCTTTGTTTTTTTCTTTTTATTTATTTTTTTCTTTGTATTCTTTCTTTTTTCTCCCTTTTTCTTTGTATTCTTTCTTTTTTCTCCCTTTTTCTTTGTATTCTTTCTTTTTTCTCCCTTTTTCTTTGTATTCTTTCTGGTTCCACGGGTTGTTTTCATACCATGAAGAGCAGATTTATTATTTCCACTAACATCATGATAAAATTCCATCAACTTATCAGCACTCCGCTCCTTATTGAACTCTATCATATTCCCATCATTTTTAAATCCCATAATTGTGGGGTACCCCTGTATTAAGAGTGATTTATTATTCTTCACCATCACGTCACGAACGTATTTCTCAGCGTCCTTGTTGACAAACGCAATAACCGCGTTATCGTTGGGATGTTGTTTTTCCATCGCAATTGTAAATGCACCCCATGGTTCCTTCAACATCTCACAATACCCACACCCAGGCATATAAAACGCGACTACCACAGGAACACTTCCAATAGCTGCGCCCAACTTATTTCCGTTAACATCATCTCCTGGTTCGACGTTAATTATATGCACCATCTATATTTTATATCTATATTATATATTATACATTATCATGAAAATATCCTACAAAACGATGCTATATATATTCATTTTTGTTTTGGGTCTATACATAGTGGCAACCCGTCCGTCTGCGGCGTTTCAAGAGGCACTCACATCTCGAGCTGACTGTCCGGATCTTCTTGTCCAGGTGGGTCCTAAAATATACCTATTTAACTCAAAGAAGGCTGAAGTTCCAGGAGTGAACCCAATTGAGTTTAGAAACCTCGAAGAATACGTCGAGTTCATCGAATGGCAAAAGCAAAACGACATAGTGTGCCCTGTTTTATACCTTCAAAAGATGTATGACCCCCAAGGAAATACTATGTATCGTCTTCGACCTAGTCCAACTGACCCTCATAACGGAATCCCACCGGTCCTATCCAACGAAAAAACGAGCAAACTCATCGACGCATCCAGAGATGACCCACCTTACAACACCAATAGCTACCCGGGGTTTGACCCCATGAATCAGCGCATAGGTATCCTGACGGATCTTGACAAACTCCACGAGACCGGTATGGCGAAATCTGAAAATAGTAATGCGATGGATTACAATTGGAACGGAAAGTAATTATGTGTGTATGTTTGACGGTTATAAATTCATGAGTGATTCAGTCACTCATGAGTAATTACGATGATAAAGTGAGTAAATAATACGTAGTATTATGACTTTAAGGGTTGTCGTTACTATTATAAATATACTCGATTGTATGTATAGGTTACCTTATGCAAGCACAGTTGAATACGTTTGGATCGATGGTTACGGGGGTCTTAGATCTAAAACACGTGTGATTAAGCAAGAAATATCAACGCTTACCGATATTCCCGAATGGAACTATGATGGAAGCTCAACAAACCAGACGAATGGAAATGACTCCGAGATAACGATCGTTCCTCGTGCAATGTTTCCGCTAAAAAACACAAGTCATATTTTTACGATGTGTGATACATATGACAAGAATGGTTTACCAAACGCGACAAATACGCGTAATAGTGCGGAAAAGATTTTCCGGGATAACGAAGATGCTGAACCGTGGTTCGGTCTCGAACAAGAATATTTTATTATGATCTCTAGTGACGGCTTCGAAGGATGTGCACCGATTGGGATGGAAAACGCAAAAGAACAGGGACAGTATTATTGCTCTGTTGGAAATAAAAATGCGTTCGGTAGAAAAATTGCTGAGACCCATATGAGGATGTGCATAAATGTGGGTATAAATATATCTGGAATAAATGCGGAGGTTGCTCCTGGTCAGTGGGAGTTCCAAATCGGTCCCTGTGTAGGGATAGACGCGGGAGACCATCTATATATGGCTAGGTATCTTCTTCTTAAGATTTCAGAGGAGCATAATATGGGAATATCGTTCCATCCTAAACCCATTACCAGAAGAGATGCGGATAAATGGAATGGTTCTGGATGTCACGTGAACTATAGTACCCGTGCGATGCGAGACGGAACAAATAATAAATCGGGTCTTGACCATATACATGATGCCATCAACCTCCTTTCCGAAAGGCACATGGAACATATGAAGATTTATGGGGAGGACAACCATCTTCGTATGACTGGAGGAAATGAGACTGCTGACTATGACAGTTTTTCATGGGGTATTGCAGACAGGGGGGCTTCAATTCGTATAGGAAATGATACGGTGCGGAACAAAAGGGGGTATTTCGAGGATAGACGACCCAGTTCTAATTGTGACCCGTACCTTGTTACATCCGCTATATTTTCAACAACAACCAGTCATAGTCCTGGTCTCACACCAAATTCATCGTAATATATAATTTATATAGCAAACCAATTTAAACAGCCATCGTATAGTAATATATAATGTTATACACATGTATTATTTTGCTTACCTCTACTTTTATCTCCAACGCTCGCGTCATTCAACTAAACGAAACAAGTGACCACTGGTCACTATTCCAGCGGTTCGTTAATGTACATGATAGAACCTATAAATCATACGCCGAATTCCATAAGCGGTTCGACATCTTTCGCGATAACGTTCAATATGCGATTTCCCACAATGATGCGGGACATTCGTATAAACTCGGTGTCACTCAATACGCTGACATGACACATAGCGAGTTTATTGTTCACAACGGCTTCGGTGTGGCTGGACCTTTTTCGAAGAAGTGTGATCTGTATGTTCCGGGTTCGGTATCATTAGCACCAGATGAATATGACTGGCGTGACCACAACGCCGTAACAGCAGTAAAGGACCAGGGACAGTGCGGTTCGTGTTGGTCTTTTAGCGCTACTGGGGCGATGGAAGGGGCATGGGCTATCAACACAGGTAATCTTGTGAGCCTTTCAGAACAACAATTGGTTGATTGCTCAAAGTCTTATGGTAACCATGGTTGCAACGGTGGTCTCATGGACGGTGCGTTTGATTACGCAATCGACAACGGTTCGTGTGCTGAGGACGCATATCCGTACACCGCATCCGGTGGGGAGTGCCACGATTGTGAAACTGTTGCAACAATCACCTCGTGCTCGGATGTGTCGCCAAACAACCAAGTTGAACTCAAGTCGGCTGTATCACAGTCACCAGTATCCATCGCAATTGAGGCGGATACTCGCGAATTCCAACTGTATACCAGCGGTGTCCTCACAGGTGATGCATGTGGAACCAGTTTGGACCATGGTGTCCTTATTGTAGGATACGGGGAAACTGATAATGAGCAATCATACTGGATTGTCAAAAATAGTTGGGGTCCCAGTTGGGGGGACAACGGGTATATTTTGATTGAACGAAGTGATAGCACTAACGATGCGGGTGTGTGTGGAATTGCTATGCAGCCATCGTTTCCAATTATTGTATAATCGCAACACAATATTGGATGTTTTTCATAATAAATCGTTTATCATATAAAATCTAATCTAATTTAATCTAATCTAATTTTCTATATTACGTAACTAATGCGGTTACGTAATAAAATTTGTTATCGTGCTATATGTGTTTCTAAGGTCTAAAGTCTATACTTTTACCATAGAGGTTGCGTATTTTCCATCAAAGCCCTTAAAACCCTCATCCTCTGGTTGAACCTCTTTCTTTTTACTATCATCGACGACCTCCTTTACTTCAATACCGGCACCAAGTATTCCAAAAAACATAAGAGCAAGTAACATAGATATTATAACGGGAAATAGTAACAAGACCCACCCGACTGTCTGGTAATTATACTTACATAGGTAATAGAATATTGAACCAATCGCAAATATTTGGAACAGGTGCATAAATAGGTTGTTGGTTATAGTGATACCACCATTTTCGGTTTTTTCGAAATATGAATTCGTGAAGAAAAAAGATGTGCCTACACTCATAAATGACAATCCAAGGTAGATCATAAGCTGGGGACAGTTTTTAAGATTATCAGAAAAATTTCCCATTTCAATACATAATACACATATTTTATTTGTTTCTAATACCGAATCGAATATTATATTACTAAATACCCAAGTAAGATTTATTCGTCTACGTTTAAAATCTCAAGAATTCCCGACAACGCGCCCTTAAACGTCTGGAGTCCATTTACCTGCTGCATAAGCGCATAAGATTTGTAACCAGATAGCTTGTCCATATTTGATACAAGACCAAGCATATTTTTATTCACTAAATCATTCATTTCATAAATAATCTCCTCATAAGTATCTTTGTGACTTTTCTTTTGTAAGTATGCGTCCATTTCGCTATTCTCTTTCTTTATCTTGTTAAGGACATTCTCCGCCATATCAACTCGCCTAATACGGTCCTCTTCTTTTATATTTGCAACAAATCCTTCTACTTTGTTATTCTGGTAAAAATGGTACGCATTCACATAAAATAAACTATACATCGTATATAGAAATATACAAATCAGTATAAAAATGATGAAATAATAATATATGTCTGTGCTTGGTTTGACTGACTCGACTGACTCGAGTGACCCTGAGTTTTCAAACATGTCAATTAATATAATATCCACATATTAAATATTATTTCAGTACTTATTCCACACAATTTGTAAATATTTAATACAATTTGTAAATATTTAAACGTTTTTATAGTCTGCTACATACACATTTGATGTGCGCAGGTTTAACCCAATCGTGTTCCTCCACGTCCTCCTCTGGAATACTTTACCTGACTAACGGTGGAGTCTTCACAGCTGGCTGTGTGTGACTGGGCACAGTTGGCACGCGCACAAGCAGCTTTTTTGGGGATACGAGGATAATACATGCTAAAGGAAGGCATTCCTCTCTTCCTCTCTCCACCACATCTGTCAGTGCTATTCACAAGGGACGAAATATTTCGAGCTCTCTTAGTTGCATTCAAAAGAACCATTATATATAATACTAAATAAAAAATAATTACAAAACGGTTTAAACAGAATACTATAATTAATATACAATGGACCAACCAAAAATTAATGACGATGATATTGAGAGGTGTGATGGACAGCTTATATTTAATCCCTATAATAACTTGAATATAGAGATTAAAGAATCTGATATTAAAGGTCTCTTAAACAGATATGGACTTCCGTGTAGAATAAACAACATGGAACTATATAAGAGAGCCTTTGTGCATCGATCTTATATCAAGAGACCCGAAATGGAGAATATGAAAAACAATATTATCATACTCGACCAACCGGCTGACTGCCTATCGCTGAAAAGCAAGTCAAATGAATCACTCGAGTTTCTCGGGGACGGGGTTCTCGAACTTATCACTAAATATTACCTATATAAGCGGTTTCCTAAAGAGAACGAGGGATTTATGACAGAAAAGAAGATTGCGCTTGTTAAAAATGAATCAATCGGTCGCATCGCATATGAGATGCGGTTACATAAATGGATTTTATTATCCAAAAACGCTGAAGAAAAGGGTGTGCGCACAAATCATAAGAAACTTGGGTGCCTATTCGAAGCCTTTCTTGGAGCACTCTTTCTCGACATGAACAAGGTGGAAATACTCGATGAAGACTGTTTCTTTCAAAATATGTTTACATGCGGACCCGGATTTCAATTCGCACAGAAATTTATTGAAAATGTATTTGAAAAACACGTCAATTGGACAAGCCTTATCCAAAATGACGATAATTATAAGAACATCCTACAGGTAATCGTGCAAAAAGAATTCAACAAACCATATAACACGCCCCACTATGTGGAAATATCTCATGATATTGAAACAGGATATAACATGGGTGTTTACATTTGTTTAGGAAAGGCCATACACGAGGTAGACATATCTGCCGCAATACCGTTCAGTAAATTTAAATCATTCGAGAAAATACATGAATACTATGAGGAACACGGTGAATGTTTTGTATATCTAACGAGCTCCAGGCATAAAATCAAGAAGAAGGCAGAGCAACAGTCGTGCGAACGATTTATAAACATGATTGAACATAGATAATAGATAATAGATAATAGATAATAGATAATAGATAATTTATCCAAATAGACTACACAATATTTAAAGGTATTTGGTTTATTTTTAATATAATAAAACTATATATGGAGCCGGTTACTGATATACTTTCGCAACTGAAAATAAAGCGTAATCCAAAACAGTCGCGAAAAAATGTCGTTGTTATGGGAACTAACCGAGACGATGTCGATGAAAGTGTTGACAAAAGTGTAATCATTATGAACGAACAAGACAAATCTTTCGATAGAACGGATTTTATTAAAAAACTAAAAAATACTGGAACCCAAATCAATAATAAAAAGCCTGTTGCGGTCATCGACCGACCGAGGGATGTCCGAGAGAAGACCGAACAAATATTGGTCAAAGGGACCGAGACCGAGACCGAGACCGAGACCGAGACCGAACCAAAAAAGAACATTCGTGTTGTCAAAAAGAAGCATAACCCAATTAAACTAAATGAGGGTGACCAAGATATTGATATAGAAGTTGATGAAGTCATACTAGGACCCAAATCACAAAAGGAACCCAAAAAAGCAATCAATATATTCCCCATATCCGATACTACAAAACCCGTAACACAGCCACTCATCTCAGTAGAAATTAACGGTGTCGCAATTGACGATAGACTCCCAGCGGAAACAAAACCGGTGATAATAAAAAGAGATACTTATCTCATGAACAACCGAAAGGCATTTGTAAACTTTATAAACGAAGCATTCCAACCATATCGTAAGGAAATTATAGACGAAGTGGAAAATGGAGCGAAAAAACAAGGAGACAGCGTCGAACTATTCACACATCAAAAAATAGTACGTGATTATATTAACCTATATACCCCATATAGAGGACTATTGTTATACCATGGGTTGGGATCTGGAAAAACATGCACCTCTATCGGAATAGCAGAAGGAATCATACAGGCATCCGCAATCGCGATGGGTGAAGCAATCGGGTCAAATAGGAAAGTATTTGTAATGATGCCAGCATCTTTGCGCACAAATTACTCAGAAGAACTCAAGAAATGCGGAAACCCAATATACCGCAAAAATCAACACTGGGAATTCATAGACACCGTCAAACAACCTGAACATATTGATACCCTATCTAAAGTACTGCACCTACCCATATCTGTCATCGAGGGACAACGCGGGGCGTGGATGGTGGACGTCACAAAAAAAACGAACTATGACACACTCAGCACAACCGAACAAAAGTCACTCGAATATCAATTAAATGAAATGATCGCAGCAAAATTCATTTTTGAAAACTATAACAACCCAACACTCGAGAAAAAATTTAACACAATCATCACTAAATCACACACAATCAACCCATTCGACAACAAGATTGTCATCATCGACGAAGCTCACAACCTTATAAGCAGAATCGTCAACAAACTAGGTGCCGACTATAAGCGCGTTAAAAAAGAGGACCGCCCACTCGCAATAAACCTATACGATTATCTCATGCGCGCAGAAAACTGCCGAATCATTCTACTCACCGGAACACCCATCATTAATTATCCTAACGAAGTTGGTGTAATATATAACATACTGCGAGGATACATAGTAACATACCATTTGACAATCGAATCCCAGGGAAGCACTAAAATAAACTCAAAAACGTTGCGTGATGCTCTCGACGCGGAAAAAAGTATAGACTACATGGAACTCAGAAACAACCAGCTTCTCATCACGCGTAACCCTTTTGGTTTCGTAAACACACCAGGACTCACTACATACAAGGGTGTGGTAAAAAAAGATGAACACCAATATGACACAACACAATCCATGGGAGATGTCGCATACATGAATTCAATCGTCAAGCGCCTCGCAAACTTCAATATACGGGTCGTGGGGAAAAAGGCTGAACTCACAAAGGCTCTCCCCGACAAACTCGACGAATTTATTTCAGAATTCGTAAATTCAAGCGAGGGAGACATCAAAAATGAATACTTATTCAAAAAGCGCATTATCGGTCTCACCAGCTTTCTAAATGATAAAGAGGAACTTATGCCCAAATACGATGAAGATGACCCAAATCACTTCGAACGAGTATTTGTACCGATGAGCTCATACATGTTCCCACTATATCATGAAACCAGAAAAGAGGAACGTGATCGAGATAAAAACTCCAAAACTAAATCAAAAACAGGAAAAGCTGGCACAGCGAAAGGAAATGATGCCGCAAAACTTTTATATGAAAAGGCATCGTCCAGCTATCGTGTCGCATCGCGCGCCATGTGTAATTTTTCGTTTCCCGAGGAAATTCCCAAACCCAAATTCACAAACCCGCGAGGAACCACACAAGATATAGAACTAACAGAAGAAGAACTAAATCGACTTGACGCTGATGTCAACGAAGATAAACCTATTGACGGCGACGATGATACTATACCAGAAGACGCACGAAAAGTATATCAACGCGAACGCAAAGAGGTAATGGAGAAAATGTCAACGGAAAAAACAGATTACCTCACCGAACCAAAACTTGCCGACCTAAGTCCCAAATTTTCGCATATATTGGGAAATATAACAAACGATGAAAATAAAGGTCTTCATATGGTATACAGTCAATTCAGAACACTCGAGGGAATCGGTATATTCTCACTCGCACTCGAGGCAAATGGATACCGACAATTTAAACTCAAAAAAAATGCAAAAAACAATTTCATTCTCGACATTCCAGAGGACTACGAACCAGGGAAACTATTCGCATTATATACAGGAACAGAGACAACCGAAGAAAAGGAAACAATACGAAAGATATATAATAGCGAGTGGTTACATCTACCCACCGACCTGATAAGACAACTCAAAGATATACACCCCAACAATTTCTACGGTGAAATTATTAAAGTTCTCATGATAACCCAGTCTGGTGCTGAGGGAATCAACCTGAAAAATACACGATTTGTACACATAATGGAACCCTACTGGCATCCTGTTCGTTCAAAACAGGTTATCGGACGAGCAAGGAGAATTCGCAGTCATGATGACCTACCACCAGATATGAAAACAGTCAAGGTATTCATGTACATTATGACATTCACCGACGAACAACAAAAAAAAATGCCAATCGACCTGAAAAATAATGACAAAAGCAAATTTGATAAAACAAACACCAACGCACTTACAACAGACCAGGCACTATACGAAATAGCATCCAGAAAGGAAAACATAAACCGCAAACTCACACACGCAATCAAAGAATCCGCGATGGACTGCGCTTTATATGACCATAGCGGAGATAAAGATACCATAGAGTGTCACTCATTCGGTCTTAACCTATCAAATAATGATTATTCATTCATTCCAAACATGAAAGACGAAGACAAGACCCAGAATATCGCAAAGGCTAACCAACCCGATGTGAAATTAAACTTCAGGAAGGCGAAACTCGACGGCATCGAATACATAGTACGAGTTGTTATAGGATCGTCGGGAAAACCAGAATCAACCGGATTTGTATACACCGTGGATAGCTATAGAGAATATCAGAGAAACCCTGGAAAAAATGTGAATCTTGTGAACCTCGGGAAACTTGTCAACATAAACGGACATCACGTACTAAATACCGAACTAAAAGATGACTTTAAAAAGCGTTAGTTCTGGACCCTAACCTGATATACTGATGGTAACGAATGAAAAACGGTGGTTTGTAATCCACTTGAATATTGTCTCAATATTTTCATATGTTTGAAAATATTGAATTTTATGGTAATGATTATTTTTAGAACAGGTTCAAAAAGGTTAAAAAGGTCCCAAAAACGGTCATTTTTGACTCAAAAACGCATATTTGTAAGGAATCCACTATTTTTATGGTAACAAAATATCGGTACTGTTTAGTTATGTCTCCTCACATGTATTGAACCGAACAAATAGTGGAAAACCATGCCCATTTCGAAAAGTGGTAAAAAAAAAAATAAAAAAGCTGAATGACATATTTAAAAATGGACATTTATTTTTGTCCATTTGCAAATATGTTGATCAACTTTTTACAAAAAAAAACGGACTTTTCGCTTCTTACCATAATGGTGTAAATCGTGTTTTTTGTGAATATTTTTGTGACCAACCGTTTTTTGTACCGGAAAATAAAAACAACCATGTGGGACAAATCGGTTCTAATATTTATTTTTTATATAACACATTTGTCCACGATTTTATCCCACGACGACACATCATTATTTGTTATTATATATTGAAGTGGATTTATTCTTTTATGAAATTGTTGTGACCATTTTTCATTTTCGAACAAAACCGTGTTTCAAACACATTTTCTACACGTTGTTACCACAAATGATGTAGTAAATAAGTAAACGGTATAAAAATGAAATATTTTATTTTGAAATTTTTTCGAGAAAAAAATCGAGAAAATCCGGAAAATTTCGGAAAATTTCGGAAAAGTTGGTATTTTTGGCGTTTTATGATATTTTTCAAATTCAACGAAAATGGGACTTTTCTTCCAAAAAATGGGACATTTTTGGGTCCATATATGAATTTTCGAACACTTTAGGGAAATAATATGAGAACATATTTATCTCAAATAATCTAAAGGTTTTCCTATTATAGTGTATAGAACAAACAAATGAACAAA